TTATCAACTACCGGGAAACCAATTAGGCGATAAAAACAATGTATTCTGCTTTCCTGCGGCGAATTTTCAATTTTCAAGAAGTTATTCAGCCCAGCAATAGTTTTGACATCCAATTGAAAAATTGATAAGGCATCTTGGATGTTAGCAACGCTTCGATTGGCATCGATTTCTTGGACAAAATCTGAATAAACCTTATCGATATCGATATCAAAATTTTGTGAAGATTGAAAATTAACTTGGTTAGGAATGGTCATTAGACACCATCCTTGCCACCAGTACCGCCATCGATAGCCTGGTCGCCGGCATCTCTTCTTGGCTGAGTTCCTTCGGTGTCTTCTGGACCCGTTGGGGAGATTGGGATAGTAGAACCAGTTGGAGTGTAGACGAATCTGTAATCTATCGCTTGCAACGTGTGAGTAGGTGGCAAAGATACATCACTTGGGAAAGTATTGGTACAGAAAGTCTGATTATCAAATGACACCATAATCTGCCCAGTGCCCGGAATAGGGCTGGTCAATTGGGCAGTAAATAGCTGAGCACCGTCGTAGGTGAATGGCGTGATATCTCCAAACGTGACGTGTGGTTTAATTCTAGCTGCTAAGTTGGTTGCAGTAGCCACGGAAATTCCATTAGTTAATGGCAGTCCATTTCTTTCGTTAAGATGGACCGAAACAATAATAGGTTTGCTGGTAAATTGTACCGGAGGAGTGACATCAAAAGAACTTCTGCACGGATCAAAACCAAGAGTAATGACATCACCAATAGCCTGATTGGTTTTATCTCGAAGATCGCTCAAGCATAGGTTGGTGGTAGCTTGAAATTCAGCCACGCCCTGCTCAGTCATATTGACTCGAAGTGCCGCGACGGCATTAGCCAAACACTGTTGAGTAGCGGCTGGGTTTGGGAAGTTAGGTCCGTTGATAGTGTCCCCAAGCAATCTGGTTTTAATGGCAATGTCGGGGGCAAAAATGTTGTTGATGAATCCTCTATTGATAGCAATGTCAGGTACACATCCAAGAGTAACTAGATTCTTAGTTAGCAATGGAGCGATATTTGGTTTGAAAGTATACTCCATGTTGGAGAAGGCATAACCATCATTGATAGATAGAATTGGATTTGGTACGCTTATAGCGGGCTGATGAATGAAGTTTTCTAAGGTAGCTTGAGCTGCACTTGGAGTTATTCCATCTGGAAGAAAACCAGTTAAAATGGTGGTGCCATTATCCTCGTAACCTAAACCGCCAGCCAGCAATGCCACCGCATTATTTACATTTTGTATACTACCGTCTCCCTCAATCAAATTAGTAGATGGTACATGAGTCATAATACAATCTTTGAATCTAATGAAGCGAGCGACTCCGGGTCTACTCCAGCTGGCTGGATTATAGAACAATCTTAAATCAAGCTTGTATGGTGCTTGTTTTGGATCAGTGGTAGCAGAATAGACCGAATCAGTTGGAAAGAAAGTAGGTTTTGGCAGGATAACAACATCGTACGCATCAAAGATATTTCTAAACTGTTCTGGTTGTGGCTGCTGAATGTCGTATAACTGCCAGCTTTCGTTTCTAACATTGAAAGTAAAATTACCAAAAGGAGGCGGTAAGGTCAAAGTGGTTTGTACTCCCACCTGACTTAGATATTTGAAAGAGCCGGTAGTTCTAGTATACTCGCCTTTAACAATGGAGGGGCATACATCTGGAGTGCAGCAACCATCCTGATTACTTGGATCACCATCTGCACATGGTGGAATGGCAAAAATCAATCGAAGAATATCTTTGATGATTTGAATGATGATGTTGAAAATAGCAAATAGAACAAACAGATTTTGAAATACGCATAGCAAGGCGCCTAGCTTTTTAGCAATCTTGAGGACCGCTCCAGCTGCATTTCTTTTAAATGCTTTTGCTAATGCTCTGATGTTCCTTAAAATAGTGTTAATAAACTTAAGAATCTGAGCAATGATGTATTCAATCAAAGCCAAAATTAATAGTAGCAACGAGATAATCATAATAATCAAAGCGAAGATAGGAAATAAATTCAAGAATTCTGGAATACAGGTTCTAAACAATCTAGCTAATGCTCTGATTAGTTTAAATGGATTCATTAGGGCGCACAGCACCTCAATGATACAGATGATAAGATTTAGGATAGGCAAGAAAAATTTGTATAACATCAAGAAAGGCATGAACTGATCTAGCAGTTTCATGATGGCATCAAATACATCTTTACCGAAGTTTGGATTGAGTTGAGGCTTGAGTGCTCCAGGCGGAATCAATAGCTGTAATGTATTAAGTAATTCTAATAGATCTTCTGGAAATCCATCTGGAAATGGGTTAAGGTTCGGCAAAGATAAGGAAAAAGGAATACCAAATCCCGGAATGGCTGGACCACTCGGACCTTCTGGAACATTTACCGATACGTCATTTGGCGAACAAGGACACATTATATTCTGTATATATCAGGTTATTTGTCTTCGCCCGGCACCTTAGGCTCTAATGGACCTATTACCACCGAATCAACTCCTAAAGTAGTTTCTACATCTGCAACTACTTTAGATGCCCAGACTAGAATAGTTTTATCTAATTTTTCTACGTCAGCATATTCAAGATTATAGTATTTCATGACGTGCGTAGCTAATTTCCACATGTCACGATGAACGTCGTCTTGCAATTGTGCATAAGAATACTCTTGAAGTTCTTCTGTAGGTTCAGAGCCAATAGCCTCCATAATACCTTCGGCTAGTTTGGTCATGCCTTGTTCTTTGGCTTCTTCAGCCTGTGCCACTAATTTACGATAAATAACTGGGTTCATATTGATCCTCCTGCAACTCTAATTACTGCTCTTTCTTGTATAGTCATTTGTTCACACTCAAATCTTATATCACTGTCTGAAGTGAAAACTACATCTCCACCCGCATGAAATTTCATAGCGCCCGGTGTCATAAGAGTAATGCCATTTTTATCACACCTGATTACGGTAACATCGCCGCCGGTACCTAATACCCTAATATCTAGAATGTTATCTATTAGTCCATTAAGGTTTTCTCCGAAGCGACTGTCTCCTTCTATGCCGAAATTACCCACTTGTAAGAAAAAGTGCCCGTCCGTAGATGCTAGTAGACTTCTACCTAATTTATCTCTACCAAGATTGGCTACTGTGCCTCCGGCTGTATCCAGCCATAAAGATTGTCGGTCAATAGTATTTGCACCTATATTCATTTCAATAGACCCATCAAAATTAATGGAACCACTACGACCGCCTGCATTGGCTTTATCACCCGAGACATTGATAGTCGTGCTAACTATATCTCCAGGAAAAGTAAGGTCACTTATATTAACTGTGGGCGGATCAATAAATTGATATCCAACATAATCTGTAGATTGATGAACGAAACAAGTGTCTGTTATGTCATGATAAGCAGTACCATGTTTAATATGAGTTTTTTGAGATAGCTGGGTACTAACAATTCGATCAATGGGCGCGCCATTAGCATCACCATCTTTTAGATCGATAACTCCTCTTTCAGCGGCATTTTTGGAACCGGTATCATGGGGCACAGATTTACCTTGAGCAAAAGAGTCTAAAGCAATATCTGTTCCATCTTCATTGACAATGAATTTGTTAGGATTGTTATTATCATCCGGACCAAAAGTAGAATAGTTTTCATACCTAGTTAGTAATGGAATATTTCCTTTTTCACTGGAGGCTGGCACGTTAAGTTTGAATTGACCTTCTTTGTCAATATCTAAAAAGAAACGACTTCTAGGTCTAGAATAGTCATCATTTGAATTAATATCTGGTAACTGAACTTGTCCATTAGCTCCGGTTAGATCTTTTCTGGCATTGATTTCAAAATGATAGGCTAGACTTCTTCTCTGTAGTTCTTTAATGGATAGGAAAGATTTTACTTTGTCACTGCTCTTATCGGCACGAATAGTGATTTGACCTTCTTTACCAATTGGAAGTGGTCTTCTATTAAGGTCTAAAATGTTGCCAAAAATATCGACTACTGTTCCCTTAACGGTTTCTATTAAATAATTAGGAGCAGCCAATGTCAGACTGAGAGTATCTGCTCGACTAGTTCTACGATTAGGAAGAGTGAAGTTTACATTTTTAGTGCCAGTATCACTATACAGCGTAGATTCACTAAGATCGTCATTGACGTTGGATGAATACTGAAATTCATACACCATCTCCCTATGCTCTACGAAGGGAGGATTCTTAGTAGACCCAGTAATAACTGAGGTTGGACTAGCCTGAGGATCCATTGGTACTGTATAAAATATTGAATCGTAATCGTCACCTTCCAATTTAGAATTCTGATCAAAATTAGTATTACGAATCAAATCTCTTTTGATAACACCATCTACACGACGAACTGCCTGTGTAAAATGATAGTCATTATAGAAATTGGTACTAATATAGTTATTGGAGGTATTGATGTGAATTCTGTTCGCATGAGAACCAATGTTAATATCAAATGTCTCACTAAGAGTGATTTTAGTATCTTCATTGGCTTGTATTAACATCTCGCCTAATGCTAATTCAGGAATAACAGTCAGATTTTCAGATAGATAAGAAACGAAATAGTATTGCCCTCCGCTGCCTTGTCCTACCACTACTGGAGTTCCTGGAACTGGCAGTGTGCCAATGAACATACCGTTATTGTAAAACATGGTATGTGGACCGGGCACACTAATAGCAGGATTGTTACTAGTAATGGGCGCATTATTTAATTTGATGTCTAGAGTATCGGATACCGGATCATAGCTATCAATCCAACCACGTCGTAATAGACCGACTTCTTCATTTAATAGATTAGGATTTGGCATATTTAGATTCCATTAGTCTTGGCTTGTGCTGGTGCTACAGGAGTAAACTTGACCCAGCAGTCCACTACGTATTTGAATATAGCCTGTCTTAACTTATCTTGTTCGTGTGTTGCTCCATTTGATTTGCTAACCGTATCTCCTACTGCCTGAGCTACTCCGACTGCCGCCCCGGCAATGTTTCCTAACGTATCTAATAAAGCTCCGCCAATATTATTAGCAGAAGTGTTTACTTGATTTCTAGCCGCATCATAAGCCTTTTGAGAAGGAGATCTGTGTTCCAAATTATCACTTAAATCAACTGGAATAACATCAACATCATCCTTGTTTAGAGCTGCATTAGTGGAACCAGTATTACCTTTAAGAGGTTGTTTAGGTCCAAGATTAGGATTGGTTAATAGTTCTTTAACCGAATCAGCGAAACTTTGTAAATTAGAATCTATTGGATTGCTCTTATCATGATAAATTCGAAGCTCCAATGTGGCATGAATAGTATTACCCCTAGTGTTATTGGAGTTAATAATATACGCTGTAGTATATAAGATATTGTTAATGCTTTGAGCATTAGATGCTGAGAAAGAAGTAATAGGATCGGTTACATTTCCCGTATTAACTTGAGAGGTCGCATTTCTATCTCTAATGACAATGCCCACATTACTATCAGAGGCGGAACTAGACTGTCTTTGTACTGTCAAACTAGAGATATCTCTGTTGTTATAAATTAGCTTACCAATAACATCCAGAGTTGTTGGAATATATTCTCCAGGAGTATGTCCATAGGTTAATTCTAAAGTAGTAGTAAAGCTGCTACCAAAACTAAAATTGTGTCTGACCGAGCTAACATAAAATAGCATGTTACGGTCTTGTAGGAAAACTACTTCGCCGGGCTGCATGTACTCGTTACCAGAGATGGTCACCGTGCCTCTTAAAATATTCCTACGAGCGCGACTGAGGATCATGCTGGCATAGGGAGCACACTGAGAGTTGGGGTCACTTAAAAATGGAACGTTGATTGGGGCTTGCCCTCTAAATCCATAGTTTCTCCACATATCATAATCTACCGCAGCAGCTGTTACTAGACCATTGCCACCTTGTGGAAACGAATTCAAATCACCAGGCAATGAGGCATTAGGAATAAGTGGGCTAAGTTGACCCTTTACTTCAATCATAGTAAAATCAGGTGGATTCTCCGAAATATTAATGCTTTTGATTTGGGCACGTTTGATAATATACCTAGAGCCAGAACCAGGTCCATAATCATCATAACTTTCATCTTCAATCATATGCTCAAAGATTTCTGGAGTATGAGAGTTTCCATAATTGCCAGGAGTCAATAGGTTATTTCCAGTATCACTATCATCATCTAGTGAGTTGGCTTCAATAGAATTTTTAACTGCACCAAATAATAATTTAACAACCTTTTGTCTATCTCTAATACTATCTGCTAGTTCTTGTGTAGTCTTAAAAACATCGATAGACTGACCAGCAGGAATATTTACTCCGTTATCTAGAATACTACTAGTGACCAGATAAGATGTTTTTGGTATTTGCTGACCAGATTTAACTCTTAGTCTATTGATAAGGTTATCAATCCTTTTATTAACGGCAAAAGCTGATTTGTCCTGTATACCATATCCCGCTAGATCTAGTTTAGTATTGGTCAGGGCTTGTAGAATGATTTTGAATCTATCAGAGTTTGTAAAAACATTTTTGGTAGAGGTGGCTTGATTCTGTAGTTGAGTAAATGTACGACTATTTTGATCAACCTTATCTACGGGGTTAGCGTCAGGGTTAGAGGTGTCCTTGGCAGCAATTAAATCAGTAATAGTACCGGAAGGCTCAGATAGGAAACTAAAGGGCTCTCCATTGCCATCGGCAGCTCCATAGTTAGTAATAAAGGCAATACACTTCCAATCCGCAGTTTGGTCGCTATCTTTATCAGTTCCAATTCCTAATACTGCGCAGTCTAATCTAATTTTATCTTCAATGATTTCAATTCTTTCTTTAAGAGTATTGATCTGGTCTCCAAAGATATCATCCAAGAATTGTGGGAAGATTTGAACGCCCATAGACTTCTTTAAAAACATCATGCGATAAAAAATAGAGCTAGGCATTCTATTGTACTGTGGAGGTCTAACTCTAACATGACCTTGGGTATCACAGAAAACCTCTAGATTAAGAAGTTCAGAAGTTGATATAATTTTATCCTTTACACTGGTAAATTCATTGTTGTAGAGTTTAATGCCTTCCGTTAGCGCCTGTTCATAAGCAATGATATCATAGTCTTTATCGTAGTAATCATCTACAATGAAAAGATTCTTATCATCATTCGCCCTGACATTGTATGACATTCTACGGGTTAGATAATTGATTTGTCTTCTTAACAATCTTCTGGTGGCAGCGTCAGCAATTTGCTTATTGGGATTGGTTCCATTTTGGAATTCGTTAAAGTCAAAAGATACATCTCCTCCAGTTAGAACTAACGCACTGCTACTTTGGTCATCCTTTTGAATTCTAGAAATAATACTGTTAATTTCAGTTGTTAATTCTGATACTATTGACTTAGCTTTTTCATATTGAGATGAGAACTTATCTTTATTAGCCACCGCAATAGCATCTGTGGAAGAAAACATATTGGCTCTACGCTGGGCTTCGGCTAGTTTTTGTAATTTGGAATTTAAATCTTGGTTATTTTGTAGGATTCTAAATTGTCCTTGCATAGATTTAGCAAAGGATTGCTCATCTATAGATAGATTCTTGAATGGGATAAAATTTCCCCAGATGATATTGTTTTTAGTAAGATCACTTTTTAATGAATCATAGTATGAATAAGCCGAGTCTTGTTGACTTTGAGGGTCCCTCTGAAATCCATCAAAATTAGAAACAGCTTTCCAGTAGTTGGCGAAGTTGTAAGGTAGACCTGTAATTAGCAGAGAGATAACATTCATTACATCTTGCCCGGCAAATGGCTCTTTGGTAATGGCTGGATTGCCTGTTCGATTAGCATCGTTAAGATTGATAGATTCTCCAAACTGTACTAATGTACCGATTCCCTCTTTCCATTTATAGACCAATCCATCAGGAGCGTAAAATATCTTACCTACCTGATTGGAGCTTTTATCTAGGCTAACATCTTGAATAAAATTATCACCACGGACTGGTTGACCTACATTAGGTCCCAATTTGAATTTAACTAGTGGGGATCCAGTGTCGGAACTAACTCCCAATAGGAATTTATTCTCATCTAATAGTTCTGGTGTTTGAGATTTAGCATTACTGGTAATGGTATCAAACTTGGTTTTAAATGGTGTGAGAGGATCTAATAGGGCGCCGTTAAATACATCTACACCTGGTTTGAAATTAATTTTGCCCATTTCAAAATAGGCACTGTTATCAGTTCCTCTAACAGAAACAGTAAATTTGCCGTCTGACCAAGCATCTTCTGCACCCTGCACAATGCCGGCAAAAACATGAGTACCCTCTTTCTCTGTCACGAACTGATTTCTAATCAATGACCACAAAAAATTAGGGAAATCGGGACCTACAAAGGATGCTTTCTCTGCCTGAAGATTAACGCTACCAGAAGGATTGAACAACGTATCTGCCGCATTCTTAAAATCAGTAATGGTCTTATTAAGATTCTGTAGAATTCCAGAACCAGTAAACATATTGTTCAATCCACCTAATAACTTATTGTCATATCGACTTTTAGAATTCATATAGATATGAACTGTGTCCATTGGCTGAATGATTAGTTTGCCGGAGAAATGAAATCTTAGTTTTCGACGAGCGTAGTTAGTATTTTTGTTAGTAGTAACAAAAGCTCCACGAGAATTAGCATCTAACTGCATCTTGCTGAAAATAGCTGTTACCAATCTTTGAAAAACACTAAATTCAGATTCTGGATTTAAAGCTCTGATATTACTATCTGGTCCTAGACTATTTTCGGGAGTAACATTGAGCCCATCAAATCCAGCAACGTCTCCTAAAGTCTTGTTGCCCGTTTGAAATAAATAAGAAGCGGCTACTTTGACGCCACCACCTATTCCGAGAAATCCAGAGTTGTATTCGAACGGTAATTCAGTTCCAATCCTATCAATGATAGCTACTACTCTTCTGCCTAGTAATGTATCTGGATTAACCCTGAAAGTGATGGGACTAGCTTTTCTATTACTTCTTAGTTGATTGAGTCTAACAGTGGCATCGTTAATAACTTGATCAGCACCTTGTTGACCAAATTGGAAAATCTTATGATTGTAATTGGAGTTAGTGGCATCACTAATAGCCCTCTCAATATCATATTCAGTGATTAACATAGCCTCATAAGGATCTTGAATAGTTAGATTGAAAGACCCAGGAGTTTTGATATCTAGTCCCACATTAGTACTTAGATTGGTAAAGTTGGTGATCTCAATTACGCCTGTTCCTTGTCCAAACTGGGATTGGAATAAATTAGTTGGATCAGTGATCCAAGTAGTAAGTGGATTGGTTGTATTGAAAGCGTATAGCCTACGAATTCTATCGATGACCTTAGTAAAACTGCCCACCTCGCCATTAGAGTTGGTTCCTCCAAATAGACCAGGTCCACCCAAACTAAATCCACTACCCGCATCATCAGTCAAACTAATGATAACCGGCATCAGTTGATCAGATATGCTTCCTACAGTAGAAGTAATCTTTTGAATTTTAGAAAGCTTCTCTAGAGATGATACTTGGGCGCACTTGTTTTGAAACAAGATTTTCATCGCTTTATAGTATAGTTTCTCGTCTTTGTCCATATAATCAGGACGATAGTTTTCATTAATAGAAGAGAACATCTTCTTTTTAACCAGTACACTAGCATTAGGTTCTTGCATCAAAATTTCATACTGCTTAGGATCAGTATTGAAGGGATCTCTCCTCAGATATCCCTCTTCTACATATCTTCTTTCAGCTGATTGATCAAAATGTTTAGCAAAATCACCCAGAGAGCCATATTTGGCTCCGGACTCTACGTCATCTAAACTATGGACGGTATTTTCGCCCACAGAAAACTGACTATTAATTTGATCTGCTAAGTCGCCTAAAAAACCCATTATCGTCCTGTAATATTTCCAGAAAAAGCATTTGGAGACGCATACTGACTTGGACCATCTTTGGCACTGCGTGTCCATGGAAAATAATTGAGCCTGTATCCTCTTCTTTGAGTAGCAGTAAATGTCATCTGGTATTCCAGTAGGAAATTATCGGCTCGCTCATTAACGGTCATGTTCTCAAAAAATCCTCGATAAATCCATCCATTATAATACATCTCAACGGTAAAAGCTAATTGTCCCAAAGAGGGAATGTTCTTAGCTGCCAAGCTGTTATTAGGAGAATCTAATCCTAATATACCACCTAGTAAGCCAGCTCCTCCAGCTGCTGCTGCGCCTTGGTCACTTGCCCCAAATAAACCACCTACAGCTTTACCAAGAGCACCACCTACACCACTGACTAGGTTATTGGCAACATCGGCTGCCGCATTGTTAGCTGCCAAGGTCAACCCAACTCCATCAAATGCATATTGCTCTGCCCTATATATCTCATGAAGAACGTTAATTCCCTCAATTCCAGAACTACCAGTAGTACCAGAGATGTTAATAGAGGTTAGTTCTTCTCCCCAATACTGCAAAGTATATCCGCCCTTGGTTCTATCTTTAGTGATCAACTTCTTATCAGAATAGCTGATAGAATTAGGGTTAACATACATTCTCACAATACCAAATTCTGGAACGAACCAAGTAATGATATTGCGTTTAAACTGTGCGGCTTTGTTAGATGGAACTTTACTGAACGGTAGACCGTTGCCATCTGCGGAAAAAGTAGAAGGCACTAAGAAACCATCGGACTTGAATTGGTCTTGTTGACTTCCGGTTAATGGATTGGCTGATCCATTCAGAAAATCTTGCGCTTTATTTACGCCATCGATGATATCACTAATACCCATTGTTTAATCCCTTATTTTGAAATTCCTGAAGCTGGCGAGGATGCCAATCTTTGAGAAGCTCCTTGTAAAGCTTTTTGATGGCAATCTAGACAGATGCCTTCCACACGAACTGTTAATTCTCCTGCTGACGCGGCTGGCGGAGTAGGCATCATAGATGTTCTGCCAATCGTTCCTGCTGCACGGTCTGTTGCCCCAGGACCCCTAGTAGCTACCTGAGATGCTGCTTGACCTACTTGTTCACCAGCCGGCAAACCTGGTCCATTAATAGCAACTCCCAAATCGCTAGCTCCCCCTAATCCTTTTGGTCCTCGCATAGCCATGCTAGCCGGAGGAATAGCGGCAATTGCTCTTTGAGATAAGTCTTCGTCGCGGCGAATATCTGCCATAGCTGATGCCTGTTGTTCTGGAGGTAGAATTTCTACTTCTGCTTTTCTACGAGCAATATCTGCTTTCATATCATCTTTGGCTTGGTCAACTTTACCAGCTTGACCAGACTGCATCATGTCTTTTATCTTATTGATTGGTCCTTGTAGAGCGGGGGAAAGTTCATCAAATAGAGATTTGAAATCATCCACCATTTGAACGCCAAATACTCCAGCGCGGTCTTTGACATCTTTCAATTTAATGTCTTTTTTATTCATCGCAGTAGTATCGCCGCTGGCAACAGCTCCCTTCATCATATTATCAGATAAGTTCAACCTCATTTTAGAGTTAAAATCAGCTCCCTCAAGAGGGGTTCCCGTACCAGCAGTAAATGCTTGTTGAGCTGCTCCGTAATTAGACATAGAAGCTTGACCACGCGCACCTTCAATAGCAGCTCGGATTCTACTCAATTCAGTTACGGACTTCTTCTGAAGCTCGACTCCAACTTTCATGCTATCTTGAACTACTGCTCCACCCAAAGCTCCCTGATCACCAACGGCGCGTTTTCCTTCGCCGCCCTTCATGGCTTCTAGCAATCTCATGGCACTTTGATCATCTTTTGCCATAGCACCCAATGGTCCCTGTCTTAGCATCAGCATTTGTTTAGTAAGTTGAGCTGCTGCTGCTGGACTTTTGGAAGCTTCTTCTAAGGTGGTAATCTGCCCAAACTGCTTGGTAAGAGTTTGTTTGACCTTATCCATGACTTCATCTAACTTACCTTCACGAAGCATCTTTTCAATTTGGAAAGCTCCCATCAATCCACCAGGACCTCCGGTTTGAGCTGATAAGAATCCCTTCTGAGCTAGTCCCATACCTTTGATACCCGCAGTCATATCTTGAATGACTCCCAAAGCCACGTGTCCGCTAATACCGGTATCTTCCAGGGCTCCTAAATATTGATTCATCATGCGGGCGGCACCTTCAGCTTCATTACCAAACATCTTAAAATTTTCAGCAGTGGTTCTTAGTGACCCTTGTACATCGGATAGTTCTACTCCGAACTTATTGGACAGCTCTCCCATTCTAGCAGTAAACTGAAGAGCCTTTTCTCCCACCAAATTATAGTCCTGGAACGCTACTTTCAAATCAGCGATGACATCAGCATAAGACCTACCACTTCCAGCCGCATATTGAATACTGGCTGTTAACATACTAACATTTCTATTAGCTGCATCACTACTCTTTACATTTTCTTCTAATGCTTTAGGAATAGAGCCTAATTCAGAATAGTATTTTTCTACAGCAGCAATTGGTAATTGGGTAGCAGTGGCGGCATCAGTAACTGCTTTTTGTTGGTTTTGTAATAGGAAATTAATTTTCTCTAGATTGGGACCGGCAGCAGAATAAATTGCATTTAGATTACCAGTCTTGGCTGATAACTGAATAAATGCATTTTGCAATCTCATAGCGTTATCCGCACTGGTTGCCATCGTGATGGCGGTTTCAGAAACTGCCCTAGTAACGCTCTTGAATTCTTCTTGTGCTTTCTTAATCATAGCGGCACCAATAGCTGGTGCAAATCCAGCGGCTGCTGCCGTCACATCTTCAAGTGCCTTTTTAGCCAGCTTATAAGCTGGGCTATTAGCCATGATGTCTTGTAAGTCTTTAATCTGACCTGAAAAAGTATTTAGTCCAGAAGTATCTACTCCACTTAGCCCTTCAAAAGCGGCTCGTGCGCCAACTAGAGAAGTGGTTAGTAGTCCTAGTGCCTGAGTTTGATTTTGTGTTAGTTCCTGATTGTTCTTGAAACTAATGCTTACGCCTTGTATTTTAGTTTGAAGGTCAGCAAAGACATTTTTGGCTTGACCTGCTACAACAGTGAATCCACTTAAAGCTTCGCTCGCTTTACCAGCTAGATCTGCTTGTGCAGCTAGATTGGCATTATCATCTGGATTTACTACTGGTGGGATGGGATCAGCCATTTATTCATTCCTTGTTAACTAGACGTTGGCGCTTTCTCTTTCTGGTGTTCTGTGGGTTATCTTGTAGACCCAAAGCCTTCAAATTCATATTCCTTACAATATTGCTAGACTCCTCGAACTCTTCATCGGTAGATGCATGAACATTTCCTTCTCCCAGTATCTGCTGAACAGCCTCTGGATGAGAGAAAGATGCTAATAGATATGCGTGATTTTTAGCTAATTCGGCATCATCAATTTGATCGCCCAACCAGCTCTCGTACATCCATTGCTTTTGAACCGGGTCCAAGTCCTCAAACCAAGGATCATCAGGCTTTATTCTGTAGATTTTACACAAGTCCCAGATAAAACGATGTTCCGGTTCATATATTATTTTTTTAGGTCTTCAACAACCCCTTTGGCATCCTCCGGCGTTTTGATAGCGTATCTTTCTCTGATTTCCTTAATCATGATCAGATACTCATCATACAGTCTGTTCAACATGGCGTCATCCATGTCATCAATTAGCACCAACCTATCTTCCAATAAATTAGAACCCACAAACTGTTCCACCGGTAATCCTGCCACTTGAACTAATGAACGAGCTACCAATTGTCTTCTGATTTCGAAAGGAGACTGTACCGTTCCATCAAACTCGGCGGCAGCAGTAATGGCATCTCTCATCTCTTTGGATCTGAGGGTTTGCAAAACATAAACATTATCTTCTATGGTGGCTGTACGAGTATGTCGAGTAATACCAACTAACATTTCAATACGGCGTCTAGCACCATCATTTAGACGTTCTTTGCCAGTTCTTTTGGCGATACGAGCCTCACGAATCTGTCTTTCCATGTCAGAGACGTCCTGGGCGCTTTCTGACTGTATTCTATTTTGAAAAGCTAAAGCAGCCTCAATATCAACTGGAGGCTGTGGACCATGTGTGCTAGGACCGCGCCGCCTCATCACTGGGGTCATCTCTTCATATTGTTGATCATCACCTTCATCAGGAACATCAAATTCCCTCATAGGCTGACCAGAAATTTTCTTACTACCAATCGGACTCTCAAATTTAGGCATCTTTAACTCCACAAAAGAAATAACCTGCAACTAATGATTATATATCAGTTGCAGGCTATTTTTAGTCTTTTATGCAGCTATAGTATATTGATCTCTATTAGAATAGGTCTCCAGAAGAGCCAATATCGATAAGTCCTGCGGCATCCAAGGAACCTCTTCTGCCTCCAGCACCAGTATCAACCAACTGCTCGATGTTAACAATACCATCACCGCTGTTGATGTTAAGAACTCCGTTAGGACCCGAGCCCATGTGAGTAACGCCTCTTTCGCCACCAACTGCCACTGGTTGAGAGTTGCCGTTGTTAAGGATGGAGAAGATAGTCTCTGCTTCCCAAGTCATAGTATCGGTAATAACCCAATCGCTAACTTGGTAAGTGTAGTCAATACCAGAAATCCATACGTTCTTGATGACGGTAGAAATTTGGCTGCCTGTGGCTGCCTTCTGCTTGTCTAGAATGACAATATCGAAAGGATAGACTTGAGAGTGAATGTGAACGAAACCACGGCTGAAAGCTTCTGTGATTCTTAGTTTATCAAACCTGACTCTTTGACAAGAGCCGGTGATGTTGGTAGAAACGTTTGGTACGGAGTCAATATGACCATCGTTTCCAACTTCATCAATCATCTTGATGCCTCTCTTCTCAGAGATAGCCATCGACTGAATAGCACCGACAGCGGTATTATTCACCATGATGATGATATTAGTTGAAATTCCTGTAGAGGTCTTGTTAATACCACTTGGTAGTGTTAACGTAGAGCCTGTGTTTGGTGCATTAGCCATTTAGTGTTCTCCCGAAATTATAGTTGTCCCAAACTTACCTTGATGTAGATGAAGTTGACTGGGTAGGTTGGCTGTACTCTTACTGAGACGTCCCACTGTCTTGGATCAACGCTATCTTGTACAACTGCCAAGTCTTTGTAGGCAGTGATGATACCTTGTGATACCAAAGAGTTCAACAAAATAACTCCACGTGTATTCAAGATGGCACCAGTGTTTGGACCGGCAGCCTGTCCAATGAAGCCGGCAAATCCAGCTCTTAGAGTCTTAGCAACTCTATCACGGATAAAGACAATTGAGATTTCTTGCTCTTCTGGGAATCCGCTTTGCGTAGTTGTAATACCCCACACAACTCTTCCTCCACCTGCAACAGGTTGTAGGGTGGTGACACCAGCCGTAGCAAGAGCCTCTAGAGTTTGTGGAGAGAACTGCTTGTTTCTTAGGATGGTAAAGCCACTAAGTACCTTGTTGGTAAGTGGGTTCTCAATTCTAACATCAGCAGACTCAAATCCAGCGGCAGCAGCGGCAAGATAGAAACCGTCAATCAAGACGTTATCAGTTCCTGCTTGAACTACAATCTGGTCTGGATAGAAGAAGACTGCTCTGAAGGTGTTACCGAAAGCATCTGGCACTGAGTAGTTAGCCAAGTCTTCCACGTTACCGGCAAGAATGTCAGTAATGGTTTCTCCTTGGATACCTTCTAAGATACCAATATCTTCAACGGCGGCTGGCTTAACACCAGTTAGGTTGTCTGGAGTCAATCCATTGATGGCTCCGATGAACAGAACTCTTTCCTTCTTGTTCCTGATGTTGCTCATGCTCAAACAGTGGCTAAGAGCATTCTGGAAGATAACGGAGATGGTTTGCTTTGGAAGCGGAACCAAGATGTCACATTCAACTTTTGTTAGAGAAGCAAGAGCGGTAATCCAACCTGCATCGAAGAAGGCTGCATCTCTGGAGTCCACAATGGTAACTCTTAGAGCATAACCATTTGGTACCACGTTATGGTTAACAACAACGTAGTTGCTGGTTCCAGAAGGATCCAAAATCTCATACTCTAGGTTGCTTTCGTTAACAATCGCCTTTTGAAGAGTGATAGTATTGCTACCACCAGTTCCTGTCACAAGGGTGATGTCATACAAACCATTATTACCATCTGGTAATGCGGCAGTAGAAATGCCAGAACCATTGATCTGTAGCTTATAGGTAAGGATACCTGGGATTGTGCTAAAGTCAACAGACGGACTATGAAGGGTTGCAGTGCCAGTTGCTGGACCGGAAGTAACCAAGACACCGTCAGTTCCAGAGCCACTCATAACTGGTAAACCAGTTAATGGATTAGTGACGACGAAATTAACCGGACTTTCATTAGCAAAGTCAGATAGGTAAGCTGGATTTGCAGTCAATACAGATGGAGAGAAAGTGCTGCCATCTGCGACCACGTACAATTTTCCACCAGTTACGGCAGTGACATGAAAGACACCTAGGTTAGCAGAGTTATTGCTGTCAATAATTTTTAGAGCCTTACCCACGTAGCTAGAATCGAAAACTACTGATGGAGTACTAAAAACACCTTGGTTGTGGAAAGCTAGGTTTCTACCAATGTAACCGTCTTCGCCGAAGTTTAGGTCTTCAAGACTTTGCTTAACAGTATAGAAGTAGGAGTTACCACCTGGAGCAGGAGTATTGTCCTGAATAAACTGATGAGTAGTTGGATGTCCAGCCGTATCAAGTAAGTAGTAAGCTAGCTTGTTTGGAAGAATTTGGGTCTCAACATTCGTAGCGTTATTCTTAACGAAGAAGTGAATGTTGGAATTGAAATCTGGGGTAACACCAACTGGCAATGGGAAGATGAATTCATCATCATCTGGAGCTAACGCATTGACATCAGAATCTAGAACATAAGAAGTTCTTCTTGGGATAGGAGGGGCAGCTTGAACGGTCAATAGAGCGGGTGCGTTGTTAGCAAAAGCTAATTGAGCGCCCAAAGAAAGATTGTTAGTTAAGCTTGGAAGACCGTGTCTTTGAACAACTGCACCAAGACCTTGAAGTAGAACAGGGTCATTCAAATTAAGGACTGGGATATAGTTGGCGGTCAAAGAATCATTACGAACCAAAACTCCGCTAGCAACCAAAATAGTGAAAGCATCGCCTTCACGGAATGGAGTAGAGGCAGTCTCTTGAATAGAGAAGCTTAAAACTCCGTTGGTAACGATATTGTTGTTAGCAATCCAGACGACTGGATTACCATTGGCATCCAACTTGGCTCCTGAAATAGATCCGAAGGCTAAGAAAGAGGCGGTACCAGCAATAGGTACGTTCATTGGGTTTCTTTGAACAGACACACATCTAACTGTCCAAGTCTCTGGTGGAGCATTAGGATCGCCAAGGGTTAGGTTGTTGATAACACCGACACCGACGTTAGTAGAAAGTGCTGAGTAAAAGGCTCCGCCCTGGTCAACTAAGTGGGCTCTTTGAAGCTCTACTTTGCCAGTGGTGATGTCGACTCTATAGTCAAATTTGTTGCTGAAGGGATTGCTGTCAATAAGTGACTCTAGACCAACTAGAGGAATGCCATTCTTGAAGAGGGTGGTTCTATTGGAAATTAGAGGGAAATTTTGAAGTTGAAAGTGTCTGCCGTCACGACCAGTCGTTCCAGTATAGCTGGGGTTTAATCCGTCTTGACCACCACCAACAGCTTGCGAAACTAGGGTTTCATCGGTGGAGCCTTCGCCGATCATAGCGGCTATACGTGAACCACCAGGAACTGATACTCCACGTGATTGAGTAATTACGTCAGTAAAAACTCCTGGTAGGACATTTGTTGCGCCTGGTATGTTAGCCATATTGAATCCTTATCACTCGGTTTTGTAGATTGTATCATTAAAATGTAATAATATTCCTATCGGGGGCGATATATTAGCACATTTTATTGTCTTACCTTGACCTTGAAACTTTTCGAATTAGACATTCGAATTCTCTCTAATTTACATGTTTAGTAGCATATCCGTCAAGCTAACTTCGGTATTAACAGTCATATTAGCGGGAACGGGGCTGCTAGGTCTAGATAAATCTTCAAAAGTTGCGGTGAAGAAGATAGCGTCAATGACGTTGCTTACGGGCACTTCCCTTCTCCACTCAGTTCTTATATCTAATGTGAGAGTTTGCCTAAATAGCTTGTCATTTCTATCATCTGCCTCTGAAGCAGCCCCAATAACAGGCGGTTTGACTATAATGCCCACATCATGAAGAGTATCAAAAGTAATGTCCGCAAAGAACATACCCATTGCTTCTACTAAGTCGTCTCTAGCTCTTAGACTTCTAGTTAAAACATCAACAATAATTGATCCTTCCCATATGCCAGCAGTAATAAAAGAAACTGGTTTATGAACAATAGTTTGGTTACCATAGCCATCTTCAAAGATTAAGTCTTCGTATTGAATTCCTTCTTGCTCTCTATTAATGGAAATTGGGACGTAACGAGCCCCGCCACTTTTGACCAAGATGGCAGGATAATAAATTCCATCGTATCGATAGTTCTCTCCGATAAATACTCTGGTGGGCAGTAAAATGCTAGAAGTAGCTGTGGAGCCAATAGCGCCTTCGGGGATGTCGGCGCCAGGTGGCAAATCGGTATGATCAGTAGTATTAGCAAATCCCCATTGATCTTTAGAGTAATGATAATAGTCGTCCTTAGAAAAGAAATCTCTGAGAACCGAGATAATCATTTCTTTAGGATAGACCAACATCGACGCCTGAACAACGTGATGTAGATTCATCAAATTAGATTTGAAAAAATTATTGGTTGACATTATCCAGAATACCCATCTAACCAAGCCTTTAATTCAGCCAATGAAATTTCAGAGGTTTTAACTCCCCTACCATGACATTGTAAACAGCGCTCTCTAACTATAGCATAGCCATCAATTAATCGAGGCGGCTGATCAATACATGAACACTTTTGATTTATTAGTAAGAATTTGTCATCTAAGCTCATTTTTTCCTTTAACGATAAATGCACTTCAAAACAATTGGAGACCAATCAAAAAAGACGAAGTTGCCATCTGTGGGAGCTGCTTTTTTAAAGTTTTGTTCTAACGAATAACCTATTCTGTAATTTTGATTGGTAGTAAAATCATGAGCAGTTAAATCGGCAGTGATAATAACGGTATTTGTTCTAATATTGGTTTCATCACCAGCAGATGTAATATGATGAGAGGCGGCTACGTTATCAAAAACAGAATTATCATTTCCAAAACTTCCTGCATGAGCCGTTATTTGGTCTCTAACATTCAATACTCCATTGAGAGGATCATTTGAAGTTGTCGAATCTTTGTACCTGAACATAGTTAAAGTAGCAACGTTATAAGCAGGGGCGGCATTGTAATCCAAAGCATTAACGCTATTCCAAGTACTTTCAAAATATCCAATTCTAGCGTTCAAAATTCTAACATTATCTGGCAAGTAAGGATCAATTGCCCCACGCTTAGTCCAGCCAAATGTATGGCTTGCGCCTTGACCGAAATCTTGTACTTGAATAAAATGATCAGAAGCTATTTCTGTATAGCTAGCCGGACCAATTTGTCTAAAAACAGTAATAAAACCGTCAGCACCAGTTCTTTGGTCGGCAAAAAGAGTTAGCTGAGTATGTGCTGGATAAGAGTTGTTTTGTACTCCTGCCCCAAAAAGACCATCTAAACCAAAAGAGTCATCTACCAAAGATATTTCTTTATAGAAAATCTGATTTCTATTATTGCGGAATGACCATGCAGAAGGAATATTAACCCCCACCGTTTCGATAGTATTAGCTACATCAATAAATTGGCTATCGAAAATGTTATTCGTAACAGAGACTTGGTTGACCGCACCAGGCGCTGTAGCTACATAAGATTGAATTCCTAAACCAGCTCTATCCAAATTATTACCTGAAACAATCATATTACCTGATGGTCCCAAATACAATATAGTAGAGAACGGAGATAGTGGGTTAGTTAGGGTGTTGACTACGCCAATGATAGAGTTGCCAGTAATATTGGCACTGTTGAAACAGACCAAAGCCGCATCATAATAATAGCTAACGGCGGTACCAACAGTATTAAATAGATTCTTCTGAACAATTATGTTATTGGCAATAATGCTACGAGTAGTGCCAGTACCGTTAAATTCTCTTCTTAACAAAATGCCTACATTGCCCGGTGTAACACCGCTAACTAATGCGTCGGTAAAGTTGTTTAAATAGGCAGGATTAGCGGGAGACACTCTATTGCTAGTGATGATGCCACCGTCATTTAGCACAGTATAAGCGCTGCAACCAACTTGAATCCAATTGACAGTGTTATTGTAGATGCTGAAAGCGCCGGTACCAGTTGCAACAAAGTCAATATTGTTTCCTGGATATGCTGTACTTCTGAATGGAATATAATCGCCTCTAAAATCAAGATTAGCAATAAACTTGCAAGCATTACCACTGATGACTAATTGATCTGATTTATCTTGTATCAATCCAATATTTGGAGAGGTAACGTTAGAGAAATCGGAAGCGGAAGCTGCTGCCGTGATAAATCCAATGGTACCACAGGTGTTATTAGAAATCTTTGTACTGGTAGTAGTTAACATGCCTCCAGTGATAGCAACCACGCCCGGAGTACGCTGGACAGATACAACAATCATCTGATTAGCGTTGCACATATTACCATCAATAAATACATTGACTAATTTAGGAGATCTTGGATAGGCGCCCGGACTAGCTGGTGCAGTCAGAGTAGATACAATTGAGATAACTGCTCTCAAATCATCTACCATAGCTGTAGAAATAAACTTGTTTTTGGAAACATCAATATTTTCAATAACAGAAGAGAAGCTAGTTAGTTGCAAACTGAAAAAGGAGAATCTATCGGTCAGAGCCGTAGTGAATGTATTATCTCTGACAATAACATCTGATAAGTTGGCTCCTACACTGGCATAAATCATGCCTCCACCTGCATTAACTAGATCGGTGGTGTCATATCCTCCACCTGGGGCTCCCGTATAGGTAACTTGATTTCTTTCAAATCTGAAAAGATTGCTTATTACAAAAGCTTGGACGGTAGTAACTAGGATAGTCGAATCGGTAATAGTAGCAGAAGAATTGATGGTAATCGTTCCACCAATCGTTATCGTAGATGGATCGATGATTACATTAGTAAAAGTTCCACCAATTAGGAAGGTTAATATGCTATCAGTAAATCTGGTGGTATTTGCAATAATAGTGCTCTCGAAAGTTGCAGTAGATTTATTGATTAACACATTAGTAAGAGTTGCGGTTCCATCAACTGTAATAGTACATCTGTTTAGAATACAGTTAGTAGCCGTGAAATTATGAGATGGTCCACCATTGTAAACTACACAGTTATCAAAATTAACATTAGTTAGAGTCGTGTTTCCAAGAAAATGAATTTCTAAATCTTTGAAATTCACATTAAACATCACTACATTAGTATTAAAAGTAAGTATGGCTCCAACTCCACCACCTACGATATTGACACTATTACCGGCTGAGAAACCGGGATCTACAGTTGCAAATTGACTTCCCTTAATTTGAATGGTATTTTGAAATTTGTTATCTAGTTTGATCCATGTCGCAGCCGATACAAAGTTTTTAAAGTTACCCTGTGAGTTGTCATCGGTAACTACTGCCGGGATATTGGAGTCTTGATCATTTACATATCTTCTTACATCTTTAACAGATAGTGAGACCGTTGGCGTCATAGAGACAGTCGAAGCTACAATATACAGTATGGTCAAATCTTTTCTATTATTTAGAAGATTGGCAAATGTAGTTGAATCCACCGTATAGGTAGTATTAGAAATAACATTTTTTAGAACTACTAGCCTAGTAGGATCATTAGGAGTGCCCAAAACAGAATCAAAATCTGTTAATGGAATAGTGACTAATTCACCAATAGAATTAATACACAATGCCCAATTGATTGGGAAGTCTACTGAGAAATACAACTCTCTAGTAAATGGAATGGTGAGAATTTCATTATTGAGAAGTTGGAATTTACCATTGACAAGAGCCTGCCCACCGGTTAATGTAATAACCTCGGCATTTACATCAACAATATCAAATCCTCTGATAACTCCGTTGAAGTGTAGTAGTCTTTCTGGTAGTGCGATGAAATTCAAAGCAGAAGTGCTAAGTTCTTTTTCACTAGTGTTTCCAAACTGTCTTTCATCTCGTACACGATTGACAAATTTAGTAGTGTCGTTTAGCTGACAGGTTCCGATTAACATAACCTCATCATCCAACGACAAAGTTGGAAATAGTTGAATGTCTATGTTCTGTAAAGCAAAAGAACCAACGATGGTGGTGATGTCAAACAACACATCAATGTAATCAATATTAGTCTCATCGTAGAATCTAGTGACCTCACCTTTTTTGCCGTTGATTGTCGGACCAAGGTGTGTATGGAAGCTGCCATCGAAAGAGGATAAGTATCCGTCGTAGATTCCGCTGGCAGAATCAAAAGCAATAATATTGAGATTGATCTTAGTGACTGGACCGAACTGATATCCTCTTAACTTTGGAGAAATTTTAATAATGTCTAGCTTGGCTGGTTGGGTAGAACCATATAGAGTTACTGGAGTAGGAGTATCAATAACGATATTGCTACCGCTAATACCCATTCTACCTCTTTCATGAGTAAAGGTATTACTGAATTGATCAATATATACTTCAAAATGTCTCTTAAACGGAGATACAGCTACGAAATCGGTCGCCGTTTCTGCATTAAAGGAAACAGAATCAGAGTTAAAATACAGCGCAACATTGGCGGGATTACCGTCTGATCCTAAAGTCGGTGTTGGTGAAAATCCTTGTGCATGAACAGCATCGTACACCGTAATATCAGTGAAGTTGGCGGGGTTACATCCAAAATTGATATCTTTGATGATGAAGCGACCAAAATCTAACAGACTACCAGCTCCCAAAGACTGAACAACTAGTGTCTTACCAATTTTCAAATCAGAAGTAGATAGATCTTGAGCTACACGATAAACTTTTTCTACTCTACCGCCTGTAACAGGAAGTGGCACTTGAATAGTACCTACCCAGTAACCATCACCATAGCCATCCAAAGCTTGTCCTGGCTGTAGATTAAGTCTTTCCTTCTCAGCGCCGTTGACATAGTAGTTGTTTCTTTTTAGTGGAACAAATAGTCTGGTCGGGTTCTGAGAGGCTTCTGTGGAGCCATAAGAAAGCATGAATGGAGGGCTGGCAATATTAGCGCCAAAAGGACCAAATCCAAGAGGGTCAGGTGCGACGGTATGTGGTGGGACTGGAAATAAGTCTACAACATTATTCTGAAATACTATGCCAGTGGCTACTGCATCAAAAGTTCCATCTGGTTTAACCACCGCACTGAGCACTGAGAATGCCGTATCACTGTAAGGATCTGCCAACATGATACCAAACTCGCCTTGATAAGAGAAGGCAATGAAGCGGTAATTAAACCCTGGTTTTCTAAGGGCTGCGTTGGTTGCATCTACAATGGAATCAAGAGTATAAGCTCCTGGAGTTTGTCCTCTGTTACCAGTGACATCGATACCAGGCAGAATAGTATATCCATCTTGAGGTGATCCAGTTGGATACAAAGCTAGATACAATAGATAATGAGTTTCATTAAACTCATCAGAGCTAAATCCAACTCCTAGTGCCTGAGCACCACGAGGGCTACCCACAACCAGACTTGGTATCTGATTGAACTGGTTGTTGGCAGGAGCAATAGCCAGTACACCAAACTTATTGTTATTGACTAGCGGACGGTCAATACGGGCAACAGCAATAGGAGAATAGAATAGGTTTTTACCGGCAATTCTAACTAGATATTTCTGAGAGGCAGCAATATATTTTTTCTCTTTAATGATAAAAGAGGTCTCAATGGTGCCATAGTTGATTCTAATGATATCGCCAACTTTAACCAACGCGAATTGCTCATCAAAAGATTTAGAGGTTTTGGCGGCTGCCAATGGTTTGAATTCGATAATGTCGTCGCCCCTATCGATATCATCGAATGGAGTGCTGTTAGATCCAATATTCTTCAAGTAAGCAATGGCAGGGGTCATTGGAATAATGGACTGTCCATAGCCATCGATGCTTAAACTAGAAGATCTAGAAACTCTAGAAATACCATTAGAGTATAGATTTTGAATTCTGGTGCCCAACAATAGAATGCTGGACTCGTCAATAAACTCAGCAAACAATTGTAAATCGTCAGCAATTTGAGGGATATTAACAAATCTAGTGGTATTTAGGAAGATACCACTAGCGGTATGTCCGTAATTGGCAGAAAATAAAGAACCATTGTTAGTGACAACGGTTCCAGTGGTAAAATTAGAACCATCTGCCCATTGATGAGCTAGTAACTCATTATTGATATCATTAACTAGATTATAAGATTGTAGATTATTTCTAAACTGTCTAAACTTATTTTTTAGGAAAGGAAAACCAATTGGATCACCGGTCACATCAATTTGATCCATGGTGTGTCGATAAATAGCACCAATCAGATGTGGTTCTAGTTTAACTCCACTGACAGAGATCCACCCCAAAGCTAGATTAACGTCTCCAGATAAATCTCTGATGTAGTTAAACAGGTCTTGGGTTCTGTGGTCTAATCTTAATTTAGATTCTGGGATTTCAGCATCATCAGCAATCTGATCTTGACGAATAGGTAGGGTAACTAGTCCTAAGCTGGCAATAGCAGAGGCTTTGATGGTGCCGTTAGGATTGATAGAAACACCTAGTCTATCGGCGATAGAATTAGTGGTACCGGCAGCTCCTAAACCAATATTTTGCTCAAGCGCAAATGCGACATCACGAAGAGCATTGATGGCTTCTCCACCAATGTCATTCAAATTGTCGTTTATAAACGGCAGGGTTGTGTCATCATCAAAGTCTGAAGGGAATTTGCTCATATCTCACCGGCTAATTTCAGTAAATATATAACTGAAATTCTCATTTATTGATTGTTTGTCTTACTTGATTTGCTAAATCATTTACATCTGCTGCTGGATCAACGGGTGCATCTGGATTACCAGCTGTAGTAGTTGGGGTGGGTGCACCAGTTATTCTCTGAATCATTAGTGCCTTAATTACCCTATAAAATAGAGTGGATAGAAGACCTGCTACTAATCCAAAAATAACTCTTCCGCCAGTAGTAACTAAACCATCTGGATATGGATATGTTTTAAACAGTAAAGCTCCGAAAGCACCCAAAAGAACTGGCAAAATTGGCATTAATAGATCATTCCAAAGTTTTGATTCTTTGGATGCAGGTGACCAATTAGCCATGAGATATTCGACAAATTTTCTCAAGACAAACATAATAGAGGCAACGGCAAGTCCAAAAATAAGAAACTGCCAACTTAATAGGGTTTGAAGAATCGGATCCATAGTAACTCCTTATAGACATGCAAAAGAATTGGTATATTGCGCTTTTATGCCGACCTAATCAGATTATTCAACCCAACTAATTTCTAAAGCACCATTTCCGCCATTACCACCGGCTTGTCCTGCACGCAATGGTTGTCCATTGATAGTTCCACCGCCACCACCGCCCCCACCTCCGCCACCACCTAATGTACCTGCACCACCAGTAAATGGACCAGTACCAGAAGCTCCGAATCCGGGAGTTCCATTTCCACCAGCTCCTGCCGTTCCACCTTCCCAAGTGCTCGCACCACCACCTCCGCCAGAGCCTCCACCATTTCTACCACCGTTAGTCCCTAAAGCTCCACGACCGCCTGCCGTGCCAGCTTCAGTAGAGGCGCCATCTAAACGAAGAAAATCTACACCAGCATTACCTCTACCAATACCATCTCCACCTTGACCTGTATTATGTGGATGACCACCTGAACCACCAGTGGTAGAACCAGAAGGCCATAATCCTTTTACTGGCGGTCCGCCTACTGCCGAAATAGTTCCTTCATTAGCATTGACTCCGCCAAATGTCGCACTAGCTCCACGAAATGTTGCTAATGTGGTCGGAGTAGGATCTGCAAAGGTAGTGTCCTGTCCATCTGTAGAATTGCCACCAGGAGCACTAACTGAACCAGTTCCTCCCCCTAAACCGCCCGTTCCACCAATACCAATATTAACCGAATAAACAACTCCCGGTATAACGTCTAACACTGCCGTATTCTGTCGTGCACCACCTCCACCTCCGCCACCCTCTCCAGCTACGTTAATATCTCCTCCACCTCCACCAGCTCCACCTCCACCGCCTCCAATACCACGTAAAATGACAACAGTAACTCCAGAAGGAGCTGTCCAAGTTCCAGAAGAAGTAAATAGTTGTTTGTTGAATTTACTAAGAGTCATTATTCTACCCACGTAACTGTTAATGCGCCACTGCCACCAGCTTGTCCATTACTGCCAGAACGTAGCGGCTGACCAGTAACAGTTCCACCACCGCCACCACCACCTCCTCCACCCCCAGCAATACCTGGTCCAGCAGATCCACCACCGCCATTAATAGCGTAACCTGGACCTCCAGGAATACCAGTTCCACCATTTCCGCCTGGCCAAGTACTAGCACCGCCACCACCTCCACCTTGACCACCTAAAGCTTGATCATCACCACCAGCAAAAGCGCCACCGCCCCCAACATTGTTTGCAGTTCCACTACCACTAGCTACTGAAGTGCTAACTGCTACACCTCTACTAACTCCTTCACCACCCGAACCAACATTTTCTTGCGCTCCAAGACCAACACCAAAAGAAACCAACTTAGCTGGCTGTCCAGCAGGACCAAAAGTGGTTGTACCAGTTGTAGCCGCAACGCCTCCTGAACCCCTTTGGGCTCCACGAAATGTAGCAAGACCATCAAAGGTAGTATCACCAGCATCTCCACCAGGAGCACCATTAGCGCCACCTCCACTACCTGACCCGCCTCCGCCGCCAGCGCCAATAGTTATCGTATATACGGTTCCTGGAACAACATTAACTGTGAGTATTCTATGAATGGCTCCGCCACCTCCACCACCACCAGTACCAGGCAATCCAGGAGATCCTGTTCCTCCACTTCCTCCGCCACCACCACCGCCGCCGCCACCAATACCAAACAGTGTAACTTGGGTTACACCCGCAGGTGCAGTCCAAGTTCCAGATGAAAGAAATGTTTGTGTGTTTAATCTACTCATTTACTCTATCCACAAAATTATTAACGCGCCCGAAGCGCCAGCTGTTCCTGAGGCACCACCACGCAATGGTTGACCTGAATCGGTGCCGCCGCCACCGCCTCCACCTCCACCACCCGCACCTAAACTGGGACCAACTTGACCGCTACCACCATTGATTGGAAAACCTGGTCCACCAGGATTTCCAAATCCTGCCTGCATTCCATTCCAAGTACTAGCTCCACCACCGCCTCCTCCACCTCCACCCAAATCAGTACCATCAAAACCTGGACCACCAGAACCACCACCAGGACCAGCAGCCGTTGCCCCACCATTAAGAAGAAGGGCTCCAACCCTTGCAACAGACCAACCTCTGGTAATACCAAAACCACCTTGACCCGGATTACTCGGAGCGCCATCACCAGAACCCGGAAATAACCCACGACGGGGAGCCCCACCTACAACGAAAGAGTTGCCACCAAAATTTCCTCTACCACCAAATCCACCTCCAGCACCATAGAATGTAGCAAGACCATCAAAAGTAGTATCACCACCATCTCCACCATTACCACCATTGCCTCCACCAGTACCACCACTACCAGACGCACCCCCTCCACCAATAGTAATGGCATATGAAACGCCTGGAACTACGGTGATAATTTGTACGTTGTGAATAGCTCCACCACCACCAGATCCTCCTCCTCCAGGATTAGTAATGCCTCCGCCACCTCCACCTCCTCCACCACCACCAGCACCCATACCAAATACTGTGATTTGAGTAATGCCAGCAGGTGCGAGCCAAGTTCCAGATGAAGTGAAGAGTTTTTTATTTAGCCTTGATAGTCCCATGGAATTTCCTTTAGACTATGAACCAGTCCGTACCATCAGAATCAAGTGTAACAGATCCCCAGTTAGCGGTTATTAATTTAGTGGCGGCTAATCCTTCAATCTTTTCAACTCCAAATCTTAGTATGGAAATATTACGTGTCGCAGCAAAACCTTTGGAGTCCTTAACAACAACTCTTCTGCCTGATTCTGGTACGGGTAAAGTGACTGAGATAGACAGAGAGCTAGTGTCCACTAAAATAACAACATCAGTTACGGTCATGGCGTAGTTGCCCGTGATAGTTCGGGTCGGCAAATAATTTGGAGAGATAACAAATTGGGCACCATCTCCTTGTTTTATAGATAATTTGCCGCCAGCTGAAAACAAAATAGTTCCACCAACTGGAATACCAGAACCTGGTGGAATACCGGTGTCAGAAATGTAAATAACTCTACTGCCAGTGTTGGCTGGCATTTGAGTAGAAGTAATCGCGCTATTAGCAAGCAAAGAAAGAACTTTACTTCCAGAACCGCTATTATCAACTCCAACGCTCTCTACCATGTAAGTGCCATCACCCAACAACATGGCAACACCACCATTAACATGAGATTCAAATCCGTCTCCGCCGCCGTGCAATATAAGACTTCCACCATGTCCAGAATCAGCAAAATTTCCACCCTGTGCTTGAATAGTAAAATTACCACCATCTCCGGCACTGGCTCTTGCCTGCTCAATAAATGGTATGGTTGAAGCAGCAAAATTAATGATATCACATTTAGCGCTAACAGTAGCATTAGGGCTAGTTCCAGTTCCAGTTAAACCAATAACATTTTGACTAACATTGCTTCCAGAAAGATCGTTATTTGGAATGAATGAGCTAACAATAGGTGCTGGTGTCCAGGTAGATCCGTTCCAAGTTAATACATCATTGGTATTAGGAACCACTGTACTAATAGGCTTCGCCTGAATTCTAGTCACTATAACATTGATGGCAGTTCCACCGATATCTCCAGCTAACTGAACAATACCTTTAGCTGAGGTGGTAGCGTCTGGAACAACAGGAGTACCAACGGCTGCTGCTAGAGCGGCAATAGCACCTTGAACATTGGTTTGGGGAACGGTAGCAACTACAACAGTAGGAAATAAATCTATTTGGTTAGCCTTATGCCTAAATCTCTTCCCTTCGACATGATCTTCAAAATCAAATCGATCAGTGGCTAATCTGCCAACACCTTTTTTGAAGTTAGGAACTAAAGGATCGCTCATATATGTGCCTCAATTTACTAGTATTATGTGACTTTATTACTTACGGCAAGATGATAGTGTGGGTATGCCCTAGCGCTTCCATAACCTGTCCATTGACGATTGGATGATTATGTCCCTGTGAAACCGCTGTAGTTTGATTTATTTGATTGACCGACATAATCTTCTCATTTATGACGATCTCATGAGTATGAGGAGGAATACCAGGAACGAATCCAATGCTAGTATTCAGCTTGCTTGGGAAGTCCGCAGTATTTCTAAATATTCTGATTTGATAAGCTGGGTCAAACTTTCTAATTCTAATCACCTTGAAATGTTGACCACCATCTAGACCATTGATGGTATTGTTTCTAATGACACCCGCCACTTCATATCTAAACTCTTCATTGTCATCCTGGTCAAACATTACAATGATATCTCTCATCTTGATAGTGGGAACAGTTAGTGTCCACAAGTCCAATGGAAACTCTGACTCCATACCGGCTTCATATCGTTTTAAACTTTCTTCGGTTGGTCCTGGTCTAACCAAAATTCTACCATCAGAACGGCGCGGATTAAAATATTGCTCGTAACCGAAAACAAATTTGGTACCATAGCAAAATGGACATCTATCATCTGGATGCTCGCTAGATGGAAGATAACAATTACAAGTAATTCCGGTCTGCACCCTCTTAATCAAAACAGCTGGCTTACCAGTTACCGATAGCAAGACATCTTGTCTCTGAGTATTTTGATCTTGTAAGGAAAACCCTCTTAGAATTTGTACGTTACCATATCCATCAATACAACCCATTTCTCCACCAATGTAGCTGCCTACACAAGTACCATTCAATAATTGTACTGGATCAGTTCTATGATATCCTGCGAAGTCGAATGCCGGGAAAGTAACGTTAGCAGCATCAGCTGCGGATAAATCTGTGGATAGCAAATCTTTGGCAACCTGGTGATAACCATCCACCATGGTAAATGGAAAATGAGGATACTCGAAACGTGATTGGCAAATATAGATTAGGTCCCAACGGGAGTCTTCTCCGACTGTAAATAGTGGCACAGTTGGATCCCAAGTATTAAGTCCATCGGAGCCGCCCACTGTATGAAGAGTGGCAGTAGAATTGTTATAGCCGCGCCCGCTCGCAGCACCTGCGACTGCTCCAGCTACTTTGATAGTGAATAAATCACCTGGTCTAAATGGCGGAGCCGTTTCAGTAATGGAAAAACTTAAAATACCGTTAGAGACGACCATTCCATTGGCAGTCCAGACAAATGGATTACCGTGTACATCTAATTTTTGACCAGAGACGGTGCCAATAGCAATAAACTGAGCAGTGCCCGGCATTGGGTTGTTGGACATATCTCTTTGCACGAAAACACATTTAATAGTCCAAGTTTCAGTTGGACCACCAGAACCAGAGACGGCAGTTAAATTAGTAACAGAGCCATGACCAACATTGGAAGGAGAGGCGGTAAAGAAATTACCACCACCTTGGTCCACTAATCGAACTGGTTGAGCACCTCCGCCACCGGCAGGAACAACAAGGTTGTTATTGACATGATCAATAGCCAAATATCTAATGAGTTCGACACCTACTTTAACTACTCCAGCATCAGGGAAGCCTTCTACATCTAGAAGTGGCACCACCAAATCGGCAGCTGTCATATCGTGTCTTAGGATGCTGTGTGGGTAAAACCTTAGATTATCATGAGCAATGGGGAGCAAAGTCAAATCAAAAATGGTTGGATCGTATTCTACAGGTCTAACCGCAATAAAATAGTCTTGTCCTGGAGTTAAATCGATGATATTGGCGGAAGTGGCGCCATCAATGGAAACAAGCTTAGGTCCTTCGGCAAAGACAGTCTCTTTGACGATAGAGTAGTAAATTTGATAGGCTATCTTGTTTTTCGGAGCAGAATGTTCGGCTGGAAACCAGGTAACATTAATAGTGTATCCGTCACCAAGCGAAGATACTTGATTAGTTCCGACATTAGATGGATTAGGGTAGAAAACCATACTATTATTCTAGTTTATTAGCTTCTACTCAAACTTTAGACATCAAGGTCTCTTTCTTTTCTTTAAATTCCTTTTTGCCTTCGACATCATGATGATCTAGCAAGTCATCCACATAATTTTCGGCTTCATCTTTGCCAAATTGATTAGCAATATACTCTACTTGGTTCTGGAAGCCCTCTTGTTCGAATGGATTATCCAGATATTCTCCGTCATCAGCACTTTGCGTAGGCTTATCGCCTGTAGTCTGCTGAAGCCAATGGGTCATTTCATGGACACCGTAAGAGAAGTCCTTGAAAAAGTCGCCATCAGTTAGTAATTTGTAATTGAAAGTAATAACTCCATGATCAGTTTTGGCAGAGACATCTAAGTTACCAAACTTCATGGGAATCAGGTCAATTTCTGCGATATCCACACCATACTCTTTAAACATTTCTTGGACCACGCCATCATGTTTAAGATACTCCCTCATTTTCTTTATCATACGATTCAAAGACTTATAGGGCAGTTTCTTAACTGCGGATAGAGGTAGTTTATCGTTTTTAGAAGCCATATGACGATACGAAAATAGTCATATTTTACCATCTTGACAAAGGGCACGCCCGGATATAAGATACATAGGTAACCATGGCTTTTTTAGGAATTAGAATCCCTCACGAAACTGGACGCTTATTAGCGGGCATTGAAACGCCGGGTAAAAACACTGCCCCGTCCGATATGCACATTACTATTTTGCATTTTGAAGAAAATTGGCCTATTGCTGAAATAGCTCATGCTCTTGAAGCTACTTACGATGTAGTTTCCAAAGTAAAACCCTTTATAGCAGAAATTGATGAGGTCACTTGCTTTCCCAAACGTGAGGATAAGTGTGCCGTCGTTGCTAGAGTCAAATCAGCTGAATTACATGAGCTACACGAGAAATTAGCTAAAGAGTTCGATGACTGCAAAATAGAATACTCTAAAACTTTCAAAGACTATAAACCGCATATCACTCTGTCGTATGCAGATGATGAAATAGATGATTTCAAGATTGACCCGGTAGAATTTTCTGTTCAAGAGCTTGTTTTATGGGGCGGAGATCATGGAGATGATCGTATTTTCATTACCTTTCCGTTAAAAGGTCCAGAGAGACAAAAACATTCTTTGTTGTTACAGAAAGCTGAAATGTTTTGCAAGCTAGCTAACAATCCGCCGCAAGAATATCTGACCCCTTCTTATGAGCGAAGAAAAATAGATAGATAATGCCTGAATTTAAGTTTTCCCAAGATTGGTTCTCGCAACACATTCCACAGTGGAAAAAGAACCTAGCAAAATTTATTGATCAACCCAATCTAACTTTTCTAGAGATAGGAACCTTTGAGGGGCGAGCGGCGGTTTGGTTATTACAAAATGTATTAACACATTCTACTAGTTTCATAGACTGTATTGATAATTGGTCATTTCAAGCCCAAGGTTTGAAACTAGATCCATCTTTAATGGAGAGTAACTTCGACCATAACATAGCTGCATTGGGTAGACCTAATGCAGTACAGAAGATGAGCGGAGATTCTCAGGACATTTTGAGGAAGCTTCCCACCACAGCTTATGATTTTATCTACATTGATGGCGCTCATAATGCTGCTGCCGTCTTGGAAGATGCCGTCTTATCTTGGGGACTGCTAAGGGCGGGCGGCATCATGACCTTTGATGACTATCAATGGAGCCTAGCCCCACAACTACTGGATAGACCTAAACTAGCTATTGATGCTTTCTTGTCAGTCTTCCAAGGAAAGTATAAACTACTAGATAAACAATCGCAAGTAACGATTGAGAAAATTAAATAAGACGTCTTGCACGAAGATGTCTCAATCGAGCAAAAGCCGGGTTGATAGCGGAGTTCATGCTGAAGACACCCAAGCCTCTTGGAGCTGGACGCAAGCTTGCCTTGATGAACTTTAACTTCTCCCAATAATGAGAAAGTAATGTGCTATATTGAGTGTTCATCAATTCGCTGACGGTTGGTGGATTGAAATTCAATCCATTATCAGTAACCTGAAACTCACGACCACGCTCAATCAATGCTTTAGATGCTAAAGCATATAATGTGGCGCCTTCGACCAGAATTTCTCCGAATTGTTCTACGAAACTATCGTCATCGAACTGGAAGAAAGTAAAAAAGGGAACTTGGTTAAAATCCCACAAAGCAGTTGCTAAAAAGGTAACTAGCATGTCGACAGAGAAAATATCGCAGTCGACATAGATAACATTGCCGTATCCGTCAGTAGATTTAGCTTTACCGGAGCTATTCAATCTGGCTTTCAAAGATTTCAATAGCTTATTGATATTCTTGATGGCGGCTTGGGAGTAATCAAAACCTGGATCATCTCCAAGATGAACGTATCCGTCTGTGTTGATGCCTGGAGTCTGAGTATGGAGAACAATAAACTCAAAATTGGTTTCTACTCGATATCCATTGATGAATCCAACCCAGACATCATTGAAAACGCCATAAGGACCATTGATAGGAATTGTGTAAATGAAAGAGTATTTGCCAACGCCGATGCGAGCTACTCCTGCCGAGGTGGGAGCTAAGGCAACCAAGCCGCTTGGTTGAATAATAGAAATTGTAGGGAAGGAGTCGGTATCCACCGGGTTCCCTGAGGTATCTCTAAATTGTACAGTTAAATTAACCTGATCGGTGACATCGATTAATTCGCCTCGCGCTTTAATTGTCATGATTCTCCTCTTTCTATACTACATTATTAGTGGCAATTTATGAATATGCTCACATTATAGTGTACTTACATGAAACCAGAACCACCTGCCTTTTGGCTTACCAATTTTTCTAAACGAAATGTTAGTCTGGCAGATTTGAATCTGACAGTTAAAGCCCTTTCGTCTATCAATTTATTGGATAAAAGACACTACGACTATACATTGGAACAGTTAGAGAAGTCCAAAACCTCCGGCTCCATTTTTAGCAAAAGAAACGCACTTACAGTGCGTCAAATGGCACCCATAGTTACCAAAATGAATATTCCTTTTGATAGGGAGACGTTCATTCCAACTAGAGAAAGATCAACCTTCAGCATTAAAGAAGAGTATTATGACGAACTGAATCTATCAGATGAGGATTTCGCCAAAGAAAATGCTGATATTGTGGTTTTAGACACGAAACCACTTCCTCCAAAGGTGTAATCATGCAACGTAAACAATTAAGCACAGCTATTGAAATGGTTATTTCTAGTATCCCATCACAAACAGAGAATGTGGAATCAGAAATATTGGAAGATTATGAAAAGTTAAATGAAAAATGTGATAAAGTTATCACCAAAATTAAAGTCAGGAAAGAAAAGAAGAACGAAAAGAAATAACCAGATGAGGAACCATGGTCGACAAGATAAATCCCAACGAAAATATCAAAAAACACGACCTGGAATTAATTCTAGAAGTCAATAAAAAAGCTATTGAGATTGAAACATCTGTTGTTGAACAGAATGAAGAAATTATTGAAGTATTAACTGATATTCGTAAAACTCAAATGGAAGTTAACGAAACCGCCATTGAAGTTAAGAAAACTTTACACGAAAAGAATAAAGAAATTACAGCATCAGTTGCTGATATTCGCAAAACTCAAATAGAACACGATCTTAAAATGGACAAACTGATTAAACAATCAGAAGAAACCAATAGAGACATCTTCAAGATTCAAGTCTTATTCTTAACCGGACTATTATCACTAATAATCCAAATCATTCAAATTTTCATCGTCAAGAAGTAATTAATTCTTCAGGATTTCGACTTCGGTTGCCTTTGGATCTCCGCGCACATTAACGCCAAGACCGAAGGACACCTTTTGAGCCTTGTAGAGGGTTTTGAATCCTTCACAAGAGATATCCGAGAAGTGGACAAACAAATCTTTTTGCTTGACTCCATCCTTCTCCCATCCAATAAATCCGAAACCCCTCTTCGGGTCGAACCATAGCACTTCACCAACAAACTTTTCATTAGCACTCATTGTATTTCCTTAGCTTTCTTTACAAACAAGTTGTCCATCAACGTACAACTCGCCGCCACCACCTAGTAGCCTATACATATCTACGGCTCCTAGTTTAGCCATATCCGATCTCTCTTTTTCATTGGTACAATTGCGTAACAACTTATCATATTTTGCAAAGAGCAATAACATTTCTCTTTCACACCCCAATTGACGAGCATGTGTAAGCAATCTGCTACGAGTTTCTCGTTCTTGTAGCACCTTGTTACTTAAATTATTTGGATCAGAGGCATCAATCTTTTCAACAGAACCACCAACATCTCGCAGGAAAGACTTATCAATATTTTTACTCATTTACTTTCTCCAAACAACTTAAACGACTTATTCTTAAACTCAACATAGGGCTTATCAATACCTTCAATATTTCTTTTGCCATCTAATTCGTAGATTATGGTTCTTCCATTAGGTAATTGAGTTGATGGATAAACTCCAATAATCTTCAATCTTCCTGTATGGGTTAATGCGTGACAATTACCACATAAAATAGCTAAATTAAAAGTATTATTAGTGGTATTGACTTCGGTTCTTTCTACAATATGATGCAATTCTAGTAGCTGAGGGTCAGTGACGGTGCACGACTCAATCTCGCATTTGTTCTTGATTAGCTTACTCTTTCTCATGCTCTCACTATATCAGATTATTGGAAGGTTCCAATGGCTTCAAGCGTAACCCAAGGTAGAATTACGGTTCCAGCGGGTCCGGTTGCGCCAATGGTGGTAGCTGAGCTAACGAATCTCAGTCGTAATTCAAGAAAAATACTGACATTACTATAAGTGTTGGGCAAAATAGCTACCACATCAGGACAAATGCCACCATTGACAAGATTACTTGCCACATTGCCGATGCCCACATTATTAGTTAGGTCCCACCACTGATAAAAAATAGTTCCATCACAGTAGCCAGGATTTCCAATAACTTTAATTGTGGTAGTGAACCCGGCAAAATAGTTAATGAAGAGCCTGCCATTAGAAGAGTATCCTGCTTGGTTGGTTCGATTAGCTAGAACAGTATCAAAATTGACGTGCCCACCCGTGGTAAGACCTGTAGTCTGTGGAGCAGCTAAAGTTGCCATCAGATAGTCGGGTTCATATGCGACCGTAGACCATGTAGTTCCATTCCACCAGAATGGTTGAGTTTGTCCAGAATCATAACGCATAGTTCCAAGTTGAACAAAAGGATTAGTTGGTGGTCCTGCGATTGAACCGCTTACAAATGGCAAAGAGTTCTGTGTAGATTGGTAATAATTATATCTAGGAGTATTTCCCGTATAAAATGGCCAAACTGCTGGATTGTTAGTATCAGAACCAGGAAATACATTATTACTGACATTTCCACTAGAAAGACTTTCAACATTGATGTTCAAGGTAGCACGAGACGTTCCGCCTACCGTATCATTGCCAATGTTAACGCCCTCTGTTCCAACAATAGTGATTTCTATGTCACCACCATTACCATTAGCCCATAAGACTTGTCCATTGGCACCAAGTCCCCTTACTTGGCAATTATTTCCGACATAAAGATTAACTCCGGCATCATTAACATCAGTATCAACAATGCGTCCCATATTTCCAACAAAAAGAGATCCACCGTTTTCAAGAATTATATTTACACCATTGACTGGTGTTATAAGTGCAGTGGTTGGAGAAGAAAATAGAGTAACGACTTGTAATCCATTACTAATTTTTAGCACTCCTTGATTCCATGTTACACCATCATTGATGTTTAGAGTAGATCCATTGTCAATACTAATCGCTGCTAGAGAGATTATACTGAGATCAAAATTGCCAGCATTAGTTGGAATAGCGCACGCATGTAATGATTGATCGATGATGATTGTAGCTGGTTGTTTTGTAGCATGAGCGGCTGCATAAGCTCCTGCCCAAGTAGCAAACACATTGCCTGATGGAGATGGTTCTGAATCTCGATAGACAAAGACACCACCGTTTCCCCCACTACCAGGAGGTCCAGCTGGACCTTGAGCGCCAGGCGGACCAGCAGGTCCCTGAGGTCCGGTTGGACCTTCTACAGGAGTCCCTGGGGCATTAGGAACAAGATTGAGTGGTGGAAGAATTTGAGCCATTATGGTCCTGCCGTAATGCTATATAATCCAAATGGAGCCGTTACATTTATTTGAACAATCTCTTGTTGCAAACTTAATGTATTAGGATGATACCAATAAATATCTACTATGTAGAGTCCAACCGCTGCCGCTCCACTAGGCAATGTAAATGAATGACTATACAAGCCGGTATCTAACTTAGTCATAATAAGAGGGAAGTTAGGTGCCAACATAAAATTGGGATAGATGATTCTAGCTATGATGGGTGCACCAATGCCACTAAAAGAATAACCATCGGCTCTGTAACCATCTAGATTAAGAATTTGTTGAACGATGGTTGCCGTTTGACCGGGCTGATGCGACAATACTGTTGACATTATTGCCCCTTATCTAATTGCCCATGCCTCGATACGAACTACACCAGAACCTTTGAACCAAATCTTAGAAATTACCCTATTCTCAAAAATAAGGTTCTGACTTGGCAAAGTTAGAGTCATATCACCATGATCAGTCAAACCATTGAAAGAATAAGTAACTGGTCCGCCCGATTCTAATTGAAAAGTCACCGTATAGGTTGGAGCTTTCATGTTGATTAACACATTGGCGTCAGTTGAGTATGACCCACCTGAAGAGGTGTATTTCTTAAAGAAATTGAAGTCATAACCGTAGTCAATGGGCGCTAGTGGGTCGGCAAAGTTAGGCATCGAGTATTCTCCTGTTACTATATGGAATTATTACATTGTGTATTTGTATTTAGCGTCCTTATAGCCCTTTTCCATCATCTCTTTGATTTTTTCCGGTCTAAAATCTAGCAAATCCTCAATTAGATTGTAATCTGGACGTAAAATGTTAAGTTTTACGTACTTATAATCCGCCAGCCCTGCTTGCGCTAAAGTATTGTGCATTTGAATCTTCTCAATGTCATTTGCCATGATTTTATCAGTAGATAGGTCAATAGAGCGCTTCAAAATATCTACAGTAGTCGGATTCTCGATGAAATGTTTCACCCTGGTCTGAGGAGATGTAATAATAACGTCGATTTCATCGGCTCCCATTTCCATTGCCTTTTTAATGGGCGATATTTCCTTGACTCCACCATCAGTCCACAACTGTCCTAAAAATTTAACCGGTGTCAGCATACCAGGAAAGGATGCCGAAGCAATAACTGCTTCAATAAAATGGTCAGAAGACTGATCGAAGATGGTATACTTACCTGAACTTAAAGAAACGGTTCCTACATTAACTTTTTTACCACTTGCTCTAATTTTATCTAGGTCTAAATAGCCTTTCAGCATAGTGTGTAATGGTGAACTATCGAAAAAACTCTTATTCCAGAGAGCATGCCAGCGTCCAAATGGAAACCAACGCTTGTAAATTTTAGAATTATCCAGTTTAGACCATAACTCCGCAAGAAGATTAGCAGATTCAACCTCTTGACCACTATGAAACATAGATAGAAAAGAACAATTAATGGCTCCTACAGAGACACCACAGAAGACATCGTAGGCAACACTCAGCTCACCCAAAATATATTTGAGTGCACCTGCCTGATAAGCTCCTTTGCTGCCACCACCGGACAAGACCAAAGCTCGCATTTAACCTCACTTGCACAATGTCCCTTAATCATATATCAATTTAGTAGGTTGAAAACAGAAACGCCCAGCAACTTTCGTTGCCAGGCGCTAATTACCTAATTAAGCAAATATTAGGTCATGTTTTTGTAAGAAGAATACTGTTCAATAGCTTGACCTCTAAAACTTGCATTAGTATTAGGCGAAGCAGTAAAATTACCAGAGATAGTGGTGTGAGCGGTCTCCATAGTTGCTTTTGCGCCAGCAGAACCAGTCCAGTAAGAAGCGCTTCCTTGTCCGGTATCAGTCAAAGAGGCACAGTACAATCCAAGATTGAATCCGGATTGGCTTGCGTAGTTAAACCAGTTTTGCAACATGCTAGTTTGAGTGGTAGCACTGTTAGAGTAAGCTTGAATGACACAGAAATCTGCGTGTCTCATCAAATGATATCCCTCTAGACCAGTGTAACCGTCATAAGTGAAAGACAATGCCGCACTAAGTGGGTCAGTCAACCACTGAGTTGGAGCGAATCCAACTGGTAGTTGTAGAACAGAACGCATAGCCTTCATAAGATCACACATACCCGTTGGTTCAGTAGAGGTGTAACCGTTAACGGTCCAGTATTCTGCATCTAGAATAACACCATCAAAACCACCCTCGGTGTTAGTTGAGTTATTTGCGCAGTAAGCTTGATATTGGGCAATGTTCTTAACAACATTTGCCATAACCCATTGTTGATTGTGTCCCCAATCAGTATTTCCGCCAAGTGCTAGAACACGAATGCCTGAAGCGTGAGCAAAATGAATAAATTTCTGGAAAGTTTGTGCGTGTGTAGTAGAGAAATTTCCACCACCCAAGTAAACCCAGATATCCAAGAAAAGTACGTTGATTCCGTTGTTAGTACACCAGTTTAGCAGATTCTGCATATTGGTGTCGGAACTTAATGGATCACTTGCTCCACCCACCTGTGGTATCCATACGAACATAGCACGATCTAGATTGCTATTTGGTGGAGTTGGAATGGTAACTGCTGTAACTGTCATGCTTTTCCCCTTAGTTGAAGTTTGCGTCCGACTTTATTATTTCAACTATATGCTGAATTGTTAGTAGAATTAGAATTGAATATATTCAAATGATGCGTGAGTTGTAGAGGCAGTAACAGCTGCCGGTCTTTCGTTGAGAAATATGATAGCTGGTCCCACAATAGGATTTGCCGCTTGAATTTCTTTATCTACAGGAGGAAATCCGGCAGTAGTTTGATTGCCATGTAAATAAGTAGAGACTACCTGTAATTGTGGTCCCTGGGGGACGGATGTTGGATTAGCAATCTGTAGAATGCTTACTTGTCCATTAGTGGCGGTCGCAGCGGCGGTAACAGCCGCTATGTAGAACGTTTTCCCAGTGATCACATAGTGATGACACCAAAATGTTTGACCATCACCAGTGGCAATAGAGCCCCAGATAGAGCCAGCTCCAGCAAGTCCAGTAAGAAAATTTATAGTTCCAGCATTGCCTCCACTACTTCCACTAGTAGCTACGGTCATTTTTTCAATCAAAGCTATATCTGTTGCATTGGTGTTAACAGCTGTAGTCCCATTCAAAGTGACGGTGTCTGTTTTATAGGATGCCATGTCTGTGCTTAAATATGTAATCAAAATAGTTCTTGCACCAGTTCCCGCTGCCGTATCATTAACATTGGTTGATACAATACTACGTTGTGCATTAGCGCCTTGTGGAGTATAAATTGTTGCACGAACAGTCACTGATGTCGTAGCAGATGTGGCGATATAGCCGCTCACAGTTCCACTTTGCACTTCGAGGTGCTGTGATAATGAAAGTAAATCGCTAATACTCATTTACAGCCCCTTATTCATATACAACGGTTATGTCGGGTGTACCTGCAATAACTACAGTTAAACCGACGTTAAAATCTAAATCATAAATGAAAGAACCAGGATTAGCAGCATTAATCACGCCGATAGCGGTTCCACCTGCGGCTGTATTATCTGTAATCGTAACGGTGGCTGCTAATGCTCCGTTATTAACCATTATTTTGCGCAAAGTTCCCGGACCTCTTTTTACTACTGTAGTAGCCGCCGCATTCAGACGAACAAATCTTGATCTGCGTCCTAATATTCCATGCCCATCTACTCCGACCGATCTAACTAAAAGAGTTTGATTGGTTGCTAATCCACCAGAGTTGTCATTTTCTAAACGAATAGGTAAGTTATCATTGGCGGTAAGAACGGCAGCCGGATTCATTGTCAGAGTAACTACTACAATTCCATCAACAGATGCGACCGCTCCCATACCATTGTACACAATTTTATATCTATGGAAATTAGTATCCAAGGTAAATAAAGTAATGTTAGTGGTACTATCGACAGTTGCCTTGCGCGTTACGAATTGTAAGGTCGTACCTGCTAACTTGAAAAAATATCCGTTATTGGCATCAAAAACACCCCACAAACGATTGTTATTAGCGACTCCTGTATTTCCTGTTTGCACGTCCGCTTGAAATGCATTTGTGGTCGCCGGCAGAAGACGAGAAATAGGACTCTGTAAAGAAACTGTGGAATTAGCCGTGGTACCAGTAGATAAAGTTCCAACACCACTACCTTGAGTAGCCGTTCCTGTTCCTACCACAGTGCTGGTCCAAAATTGAGTAGTATCTAACGTACCATCTGACTGATTAAAAGCATAATCAAGCCATGAGGCACTCTGAGAAATTGGAATATCTTCAGTTGGTGAGTTAAAACTAGTAAGTTGATTACCGTTCTCATCATATATGATTATATTTTCTATTGATCTATCGCCAATTGCCATGTTAAGCCTCGTAATATCCCATACCAACGGACCAATTTAGATTTCCAGTAGATGCGTCAGAACGACCATACACCAAAACTAAAGCTGGTCCGGCAACCATAATTGGAGAATTAAAACTCAAAGTTCCAGATGAATTAGTGGTAATTCTATATTTGGGAGCAATCGTTAATTCTGTCTTTGTTGTGTCAGTGGGAACCGTACGATGGACTTCCATGGCACCACTATTTTGTCCTTGAATAGTTCCTATGACAGAAACAAGATTCATGGTTTTACCGGTAGCCACATAGTGATGGCACCAATTAGTAATTCCATCACCCGCCGCAATAGTTCCTATAGTTCCACCAGCTCCACCAGTTGATATGGTTAAAGTAATAGTTCCCACATTAGAAAGTTGATTTCCTACAGAGGTACACTCCATCTTTTCTATAAAACAGATATTGGTACCTACAGTATTAACGGCAGTAATACCATTCAAACTAACAGTCTCAGTGAAGGGTCCAGCTAAAGTTTGATCATAATATGTTATTTTAATAGATTGTGCACCCGCACCTGCTGCCGTATCGGAAGCACTGCTAGATACTAAAGATCTTTGAGCATTAGTGGTCTGTTGAACATAAGCTGTAGCACGAATAGCAGTTAATGCGCTACCAACAGAAGTAGTGTACCCTAGATTTACCTGGCTTTTAGGAGTTAAAGTTTTATTGGCTTGGGCTTTATAGTTATTTTCAAAATCTGCTTTGTCGGTGTCATTTTGTGCTTGTGAATACCCACTATTAATTACACCATCTGGTACGGTCCCCTTCCAGATAATACACGTATAGGCAATTGATAAATCAATGGCAAAAATAGTATAGATGGAACCGTCATCTTGATACTGGACCAATAAAGATTTACCAGTGATGGCACTAGACTTAAAAACAGTCCAAGTAGATGATAAGATAACGGGATTGCTAAAAGTTACTGGCATTTTATGTCTCCGAGTAGTCGAATGAAGCGACTAAAGTGCTGTTGTTACCAGTTGGGTTTCCCAAAACCAAAATTCGGGCGGGACCAGCAATTTTAAGAGGAATTCCCAAGGCTCTTACCGTAGAAATATTGGATGGTAAGAAGTCGCTGATCTGAAGGTCCGAACTAGTAGCACTTGTTGGATCTTTAGACCTCATTAAGAAAGTAGCATTAGAGGCGCTGGAGTTGGTTGATCCAATTACTAGGGTTGCCAACTGAGCAGTTTTTCCGGTAGCAATATAATGATGAGCCCACAATGTTTGTCTATCTCCTACTCCAGATACGACGTTACCGGTTCCAATAGTACCAATAGTTCCTCCACCGCCCGCAGTACTGACAAATAATGTAATTACTCCGGCATTAGTACCTCCTGATCCAACGCTAGTAACTTGTATTTTTTCGATAAAACAAATTGTAGTACTAACAGTATTTACCGAAGTAGTACCATTCATAGTAACCACTTCAGTAAAAGGACCGGCGCAAGTTTGATCATAATAGGTAATAGTTATTTGTCGGGCGCCCGTCCCCGCAGAGGTGTCGCTGGCACTAGCAGAAGAAACGGAACGTTGAGCATTGGTAGTCTGTTCATTATAAGTGGTAGCACGAATGGCATTCAATGATCCTCCGGTACCTCCACCCAGGATAACTATTCCTTGAACAAGACCCACTCTAGCTCCAGCCGGAGCAGAAATGGAAACTGGAATAGCAGATTGATCAGAAGCAATGGTGACTGGCACAGAGTTAGCCATGGTTTTCTGTCCCACAGTGGGAGCTGTAGAACCTAGCCAAGAGGTAACATCTTCACGCAGACGACCGGATGTGTCTAAAGATAAGGCGTTAGCAGTACCAGTTACATAAGTTGGAGAGGCAGTGGTTACTGAACCTCCTACCTGAGCAATGGTTGGAGGGAGAGCAGCACCCGCTGAACTATCATACATATTAGACGGATCTTGCATGGCGGTAGCACGCAAATTACAAGTAGCAGTGCCAGAAGTGAAAGCAGACACCCTAACACGAACATGTGATGTGCCACCAACACCAACAATAGCTCTAGTAGTAGCGGTGTTACTAGAGCCAAAAACGATACTGGAAACTTTATTTTTAGTAGTTGGATCTGAGAAAAAGGTGGCTGCCCAAGTAGTACCACCATCAATAGAAATTTCCGGCACTATTGTGCCCACCAATGTACCGGCTACTAATTGCATACCAGCATCATTTTCGCCTTGAATAGCTAGTTGAACAGTAGCGTTAAGAGCATTTAAAGTTCCAGTAGCTGTTACGTCAGAAACAGCAGCGTTGATAACATTGTTAGGACTAATGGCAACGACTAGAGCCGGATCAGTAGCAACGGCAGCGGTAGATGCCGCTTTGACGGCGACCGGACCATTGGTAGCATCTGTAATTTTGGTAGACCAAGCATTAGCTAGAGAGGCAGCAGTGCCTTGATTAACGATACCTATAGTATTAGCACCTGTTGGCAATGGAGAGTTAGGTGAGAAGCCGACTACCAGTGATGGATCGGTTGCCACAGCGGCAGTGGAAGCCGCCTTGACGGCAGCTGTATTGGTACCATCGGTAATTTTCTCGAAAATAGCCCTACCAACTGCATCGCCAGTTGGCATGGTATTAGTTCCGTCCGTAACTTGAACTGGCCACTTATTGGCAAGTGTGTTTGGAGTTCCTTGATTATCGGTAACAGTCCAAGAACCAGATTGTGTTGCCAAAATATTGGAATCATTGGAAACAGTAACTCTTGGAATACCAGCTCCACTAGCTCCAGTACCAGTAGAAATATTAGTTCCACCAAACTGAGTGATATTATCTGCCCAAGGAGAAGTGCTCTGTGTAACTGCTACCGTACCACTAACGGGCACTACAGTTCCCCCAGAGACTCCCTGAATAGTTACCACTCCACCAGATGGCGTGCCAGCTACTCCTGGACCCACAATGATTGGATGACCGGAAGCATCTGTAAGCATAGCTCTAAGATTACTACCATCATTACCTCCCATTTGCACGATAGTTGGTGGTAAAGCTGCTCCAGCAGCGCCCGAAAACAAAACTGGTGGTTCTATTAATGTGGTGGCGCGGATATTACAATTCGCAGTTCCCGAAGTGAAAGCAGAAACTCTAACACGAGCATGAGATGCACCAGCGGGCGCTACAATAGTTCTGGCAGTAGCAGTGTTGTTAGCTCCGAAAACTATGGTAGCAACTTTATTTCCCGTAACCGGATCGTCAAAAAAGGAGGCGACCCAGGTGGTCCCGCCATCATAAGAAATTTCAGGAGTGATAGTGCCTTGCAAAGTACCAGCCAATAACTGCATACCAGCGCCATGATTGCCAGTTAATGAGACCGAAACAACAGCATTCAAGGCATTCAAAGTTCCAGAATTTATTGTATCTGGAACTTGAGTAGATATAATTCCACCAGAGGGCGCGCCCGCGCCGCCTAATCCAACAACCGTAGCATTTAAGCTAGAAGCGGTAGCTTGTCCCACTACCCAAGGAGAGGTACTTTGTGTAACGGCTACAGTTCCTGAGACTGGTTGGATAGTTGTGCCCGTTGGATCTATTCTAATTGGATGAGCGGCGGTACCCAAAATATTAGTACCATCGGTCACTTCTATTGGCCAAGAGTTAGCTATAGTGTTAGCGGTTCCCTGATTGGCTGTAAGGGTTCCGCTGATAGGAACGACTGTACCACCAGAGATACCTTGAATAGACAGTACTCCACCAGCAGGCGTTCCCGCCACACCAGCTCCAACCGCAACTGTGCGACCAGAACCATCAACTAAGATGAATCTAGAATTAGCACCATCTGAACCAGCCATCATTAAAGCTGGAGTAGAGGTAGGCGTTGCTGATCCGCTCTGTACGGCTAATGGATTTCCATTAATATCATACAGTACTGACTCTGGATTTGTTCCTGACATTTTCTCCTCGTCTAAATGCTGGATTATAGATAAAATAAAAGAAGCTTGCTATTTCTAGCAAGCTTCTTTTTCATTTTTATCCACCAATCAATCAGATTATGGAGTTAGCTCAGTTACAAGAACGTTTCCAGATGCGCCGGCTGGAGAGAATTCATCAATGTTACCGGTGTAGTCGTTTGGAACTTCCCAATAAGAACCAGTAAACAACTGAATTGTATAACTGGTTAAGCTGGCAGTAGTTCCCAATTTAATGTAAATGGTCTTGTTAGAGCCGTTGAATATAGAGGCGAAAATTCTGCTAGCGTTAGAAGCCAACAAAGTAGTGTTAGTGCTGGCTGTGACGGCAACAGAAGTAACAGCGGAAGTTGCTGCCTTATTAGTAATTGCCGAAACACGTAGATTACCAGCAGTATCCAAAGATAGGGCGTTAATCTGACCAGTAGTATAGGCTGGAGCAGCAGTAGTAACGATACCACCTACCTGCATCATATCAGCAGAGTTAGCGGTAGTAGTAGCTTTTGGATAAGCACCATCGATACGCAACTGACCACCTAATGTCAAAGACAACGCATCTAGAGTGCCAGTGGTATAAGTTGGAGCAGCTGTAGTTGCAATACCACCAACCTGAGTATCAGAAGTAAGAGAAGCACCGCCATCAGTACCTACGGACGGGTTAGTTGATGTAACTGTTCCGTTAATAGTCTGAGTGGATGGAGTGTTCTTAGTAGTGATCGTAGCGTAAACGCCAGTGAAGCTTGGCGTAGTACCAGTAATGGTCCAAGTAACCTTGACCATAGAGCTGGTGGTCACATTCAAAATGGCTGTAAACACACCGGTACCAGTAATAGAGCCGGTAGAGGCGGTGCTACCATAAAGTGTAGTGCCGTTGCCAGGATCAACTTCCTGAATAGAATATGATAGTGTTGGAGTAGTACCGGTTGGAGCCACTGTAACGTTAACAATCAATGCAATTTCGTGAGTACCGAAATAGTTAGCGGTGACTAAAGTAGAACCGCTGGCTATTAACGTAGCGTTAGACTGAATCGAGAAATCGTTGGACATCTCGGCAGTACCAAAAGCACCATGTAAAGATGATGGTACATAAGTAGCGTTACCGCTTGGATTTTGACCAGAAATTAATAGTGCCCTGGTACTAGTTGGGATCGCACTACCACTTACAACGGCTAATTCTGTACCGTCTGAGCTAAATAAAACTGATGCTGGGGATTCACCTGACATATGATTGCCTCTTGTAAGTTAGAAGTATCTTTCTACATTAATATAATTTTATGCATTGTTTAAGGAGTAAGTTCATCAATTCTTGCATGACCAAGAGCTGATGACCAAATTCCATCTATTTCACCAGTATAACCATACGGAATTTCATAATAACCTAATGGAAACATTTTAATAGTAAAATCAGTTGTACTAGCCGTAGCACCAAGCTTCACATACAATAAAGCAGAAGAATCATTATAGATGGTTGCGCCTAAACGAGTAGTATTAGAGGCTAAAAGAACTACGTTGGTGGCAGAGCCGACCACGCTATGAGTGGTAGAAGTAGCCGGACGAGCACTAGATACCGTAATAGGGTTATTGGGAGAAAAAGCTACTACTAGAGCCGGGTCGGCAGCAACTGCGGCAGTATTAGGTGGTTTGACAGCGGCTGGACCATTGCCCGAAGTGTCAGTAATAATGGTTTCAACTTGCAAACGATAAACGTAACCATCCAGCATAACCCCAACTGGATTACCAAGCTCATCAAATAAAATTGCCGCTGGTGAATCGGTTGACATTAGCTAATAGTCCTTATTCTAGTTGCTTCAAAAGCCGTACTATAAGTAATATGGTCAGTGACCGTATGAATCAAAGTTACACCATCATAATCATACATATCCCATTGAATAGTAATAGGAAATTTATTGATACCATAAGTAATTGTTTTGGCCACTAATTTTTTAGTCTTACCTACATCTAAATACCAAATGATTGAGGTTGGAAAGGGACTGCCCAACGGCAAATCTTCTTTGAAAGCACCCGAAGCAAATCCATCACCAGGACCCTGATCAACGAAATGAATAAGATCTCTTAATGTCTTATGTTGTTTCTCGGTGATGTATCCATCATCATTGTCACCACCAGAATTGATCTGTCCCTGAGTGTATCCATCCAATTCATCCCAGCCAATCTGAACACCTTCGCCAAATCCAAATTTTTGCAAGAAAGCACGTTGCTTATCGCTAAACTGAAGAAGATCAATATTACTAGAGACTAGAGCAATATCACCACATAAAAACTTGTGTCTAAGTACACCCTTAAGAAGAGATGATCTAATGTCTTCCTCTTGAACTCCGGGAATCTGTAATAAATCTCTGGTTTCACCAGGATTAATTGGATAAAGAAAAATATTGATTACTTTACGGGTAGATCTAACCTCAAAAGGAATAAACAAATTTTCTTCTGCAAGAATTTGGGCGTCGGTATAACCCGTAATGTTTTTTACGATAAAGTGCGTATTGTACTTTAAAGAATATGCAAAATTGCTCTCGCTACTCATGACTTACTTCTCCACAAACTTGTCTTTGATCGTAATCGTGACCGTTCTCTCCACTTCAGGGTTTTCTTGAGTTGCACGGACACCTCCGAACAACTTTTCCATCAAAGTGTCATAAGTTTGAGAACCCACATCACTCTTAGTAATTTCTAAGGCGCGATTAACATCTTTGCGAGTCATCTCTTCATCTTTAGATAGAATTACTTTCTTCAATTCAGATTTACCAAGCCTTGTTAAATCATCCAGACCAAGTCTATATCTAACATGCAATAGCTCTTCAATGTAATCAATGCTGCCTTGAGACGGCTGGGCATCGGAGTAGTCACCATCTTTTTGAAGAGTGCGCATACCCTGATCAAGTGTAGATAAAAGAACACGAGCATTACTGTCTTGCCATTCATGTTCTTTACCAAATTCTTGCTTCAAATCATCTAGCACTCCCTTGAGTTTAGATAGATGAATAAGTTTTTGTCCCATAGCTTCGGAAAGAAAAGCTTCACTTCGATTGTAATTCTGTAAACCACGACGAGGATTATATTCAGTTTCTTGATCAATACGTCTGGTATCAAAAGCTACTTTATTAAAACCTGTGCCAGACACATGAGCAGCAAGACCCGCTTTTCTTAGCAGAATAGATTGTTTTCTAGCTGGAAGATTTTGAGTTCCGCTAGAAATTAATTGATATAGCTCTGAAATGGTGTCTAGTTTCATGCTCTTCTTTCGGGTGTAGTTCAATATTATGCTGTATTATTACACTTGCCCCGGATAAATATCCGCAACCCTTGACAGCAATTTTTAAAGATTTACGTTCGGTGACATGCTAAACGTACAAATTTCGCAACAACACGTCAATCCTCAAGCTTTCGAGGTGTGCCGCGTCCTGAGCGCGGAAGGTTACCAAGCCTTCATCGTAGGTGGGTGTGTGCGCGACTTACTGCTTGGTCAAACCCCCAAGGATTGGGATATTACCACGGATGCTAGCCCGCAAGAAGTCATTGGATTATTTCCTAAGACCATTCCCACGGGTTTGCAGCACGGAACTGTCACGGTAGTGATGGGTCCAGGTGTCGAAAATCATTTCGAAGTTACCACCTTTCGCATCGAAGGAGAATACAAGGACGGACGACGTCCAGAAGAAGTCTTCTTTGTGCTCAATGTGGAACAAGACTTGGCAAGACGAGACTTGACCATCAACGCTATCGCCTACGACCCTATTGCAGATCGTTTAGTCGATCCTTATGGTGGATTAGAAGACCTACACAAAGGAATTATTCGAGCAGTTGGAAATCCAGAAACTAGATTCCAAGAAGACGGACTCCGAATCATGCGAGTTGCACGATTCGCCGCTCGTTTTGGTTATGCGGTGGAATCTCCTACTTTTACTGGAATGAAAAGCAGCCTTGAAACCTTGAAGAAGGTTTCCAAGGAACGTATTCAAGATGAGTTGTGCAAAACCTTGATGACGAAGGATCCTTCGTATGGGATTCAACTGCTTCAACAATCGGGTGCATTGGCAGTGGCTTGTCCATTCCTCTGTAGCCGAGATGTCTATATGCACTTCTTGCCCTTCTTAGATAAATGTCAAGAGGAACTAGAAACTCGCTTGGCATTTATGTATGGCATGTGCCCAGTCGAACAGGTACAGGCAGAACTGTTATTCTTAAAGTTTCCTAATAAAGAAATCAAAAGAGTCACTTTCTTACTGAGCCTTTTGGACAGGTATAATGAATTCCTTAAGAAGGACACGCCTTTGGCTTATAAGAGCTTTATGGCGGTCATTAAGAACCATGCCCCTGACCCCTGGGACTATACCTTTGACCAATTTATACGATTGACTGAGGCTATGGAAATCAACTCTAGGGTGCAGTTCGGCAAATACGTTAGCGAAACTGTCTTCGCCAAGCGCGAAATGCAATTAAATGGAGACGATTTGCTGGTTATCGGCATCAAGCCGGGACCGCAAATTAAATCCATTTTGGAAGCTTGTTATTTGGAAATTCTGAGAAATCCGGACAACAATAACAAGAGCTTCTTGCTGGACTTCGCGGCAGGACAGTAGAAATAGAAATCCCCTCTTAGCTTTCGCTAAGAGGGGATTTTGAACTTTATTCAATCAGGCTTATTAGGCTCCGATTACGACAGACTTACGACCTGCTGCGCAACCACGTGGGTTAACGATAGCAATACCGATGATCTCGGAAACTACCCATCCAAGCTTCAATTGCTTTGGCTCGTCTGCTGGTAGCACTTCAATGTCCTGTCTGATTGGCATAACACCAACGAACTCAGGGTCTGCGGCACCGTAGATGGTTCCTGGTGGAACGATCTTGGAAACCATGATGTCAGTACCCCAGATGTGGGCGTAAAGACCAGTTTGTAGAACTTCTCTCATAGTGACAGGATCGAAATCTCCGCCGCCTACGCCTTGTCCACCACCTGAACCCCACTTAAGGATATCAGTGAACTCATTGATGTTCATGAAGTACTTAGTAGTAACTAAGTCCCAACGATCAATTTGTTGCTTGATTTCGACAAGGTCTCTCTTTAGAAGACCTGCATCTGCGATGTCGGTTAGGACGTTTTCAACAGAAGCTGCTGCATCAAGAGCTGCGAAGATGTTAGCATCTTCCTGAGCCATGATTTCTTGACGAGCCTTCTGAACTGCTCTGTCAATTACGTTAAATCTACGTCTCTTAACTTCAGCGATTCTCACCGTTGGGTTTGCATAGATTTCGAATTCTGGAACGACAACTCTGTCGCCGAATACTCTGGACTCTGGACCAGTACCGTTGCTTGAGATAACAACAGCAGCAACATCGATATCTCTATCGTAAGTTGGCATTGCACCTTGTGGTAGTGGGTCAACGACCAAGGCACGACGTGCGATACCGTGGTAATCCAAGTTTCTACGGATTGGGTTTGCCATAGCCTGAGCTAGAGCAATCTTGCCATCTTGAGTCATAATAGCGCGAGAAATCAATTCATCGCGCTTATCATCACTTAGGGCAGTTTGTCCTGCAAGACCCATGTTAGATGGAGTGTTCTCTTCAAGAACGGCTGCATACTTAACAAGAGTTTGTAGTGCATCCTTAAGGGATGAGGCATTCATTTGGCCTTGGTTGCTAAACATATTCATAAATCGTCTCCTAGTGGAATTATTTGCCAGTCTTACCAGCGACACACTTGCGTGTGATAGAGCGTTTTGTGAAAGTTAATCCACGAAACGCTTGAATTATTTAAGCAACTAACTTAGGCAACTGGTGGGTTGAAGTAGAAGGTTGCGAAGGCGAACTGACGAGGACCGACAGAGCTGACCAAACCAGATGGGCTGTTTAGAGCGGCAACTAGTCTGTTTGGAGTGGTTACCAAAGATCCGTTGGTTTCGAAGTCGACTAGACGAGCAACAACAACAGTGTTACCTGCGGCTGCGGTGCTACCCACTGGAGTCAATTGACCACCAAGGGCTAGAGCAGGAACGAAGGTCAAAGCAGCGCCAACATCAAGAGTGGTGTTGGTTGGTTGCAAACCAGTTACTGCATCAGTGTCACATGCATCAAGAGAGACGGCATATAGACCTGGCTTTTCCCAGCAAGTTACCTTGCCAGAACCAGTTGCAGTGTGAGGTCCTAGAAGCGCACCAGTAAAGGTGGTTGGTCCATTTACTTGCTGACCAACAGTTCCACCAACAACGGCTCCGAATAGAGTACCGTAGCCAGTAATACCATCATCAGAAAGCATCAAAGGACGCTTGGTGGTTGCGACGTTACGAGTCACAACTGGACGTTTTTGCACGCTACCTGGGTTGACGTATCCGTCAAAAGAGTCAGCAGCTGCGTGATCAGTGCCTGGCACTGGAACGGAAATGAGTGTAACAATCTCACCGCCCTTAAGAGTCAAGAAATCGGAGTCATAACCGTCAAATTGACCTAGTGGTTGGACGCCTGGTTGCAATAGTTTTAAAGACATTTTAGTTTCCTAAATTATAATATCGAGACCTTGTCTGCGATAAGTTACTTACACTTTTTCTTACTAAATCTACAAAGCATATTCTGTTATTACCAGATTTTGATAAAAATTATCTCATCCCAGCCGGAATAAGACCCTTTAAGTCCTCTTCTAGCTTACGAACATGAGATTCTGGCTCTTTTTCATGGGATTTATCATCCCAACTGGTAGTAGCGCCACTGCCATATTCTTCTTTAGCCTTAGATTGAGCGGCTAGTAATTCGGCACGCGCCTTAGCTTCTCTGGATTTAGCTTCCTTCAACATATCAAGAAGCGATTTAACGTTTTCTTTGAATGGAGGAATGGCATTCATTACGTCTTGGAAAGGATCGGCAAACAAAGAAGTAGTTCCGCCCTCTAAATGAGCCCATTCTAAACCTTTGGTTAGAACTCCCGTATCTTTAGTGTGACGAGTCTTATAGAACTCTGACTTAAAATCAGTCTCAATCTTATCCATATAGGCAGACATATTCGTGATTAGCTCATACAATTTATTGTATGCAGCTACCACTTGTTGTGATTCTGGTTGAGCAGCAATCTGCTTTAACTCAGTTGCATCCTTTGGTCTTTCTAGTTCTCTGATAATAGCTTCCAATGATTGATATGTTTGAGAAAACAAATCGATTCTGTCTTTTAATCCTTGAACATCTGATTTAAGATCTTGATCATATTCATGACCTACACCCCAATCTACACTGCTACTTGCAAACTTACTAAGAGTTGATTGTAAATTTTGCGTTGCTTGCATCATTCCATGATTAGCATCTGCTAAATGTTGATGCGCATAAATTGCACCAATAACAGCGGCTGCAATTAAGGCAATAGCTAATGGACCGATAGCTTCTTTCTTGAAGCCTTCAGAGTTTTTTTTTAGTTGTAATAGGCAAGAATCTGCCAATACACGCAATTGATCTTCATCACGATTATCTAGATCATTACCGATACGTACCAAAGACAGAAGCAATTCTTGTTCCGCATATTTACGTTGAGTCTGCAATCCGTCTGGAGTCTTTTGAACAATGTGAAGAATGATGTTCTGTCTTTCGATATTGTTCTCGACTAGACCGTTAAGCTTGTCGTAAGATGGTGCTACCACTACCGAGTTTGGATGGGCAGCTTCCATAATATTGTCTTTATAATCAGAACCCTTAGGTGTATTAGGTTTCACACCATATAAAGCCTCAATGGCAGAAATATCCAAAGAGTCTGCACGACCTGTCTGTTCTAGCTTCTTTTTGGAGTCGCTGGAATCATTGGAGATCATGCCCTTTTCTTGGGCTATTTTGACAAATGCATCAAAAATTTCGCTTCTGCTCATTATATTCTCACCATATGGAAAGTGTAATTATATGCTCTCATATCACCTGATTAGGGAGCTTTTTCCGCCACGTCGTCGATGAAGTGGTCAACCAACATTTTTTTAGAACTAAACATGGGCGGAATAAAAACAATAGGTCCGCCAGCAGAAGTATGATTGTGCCATAGAATATTATCTACAATGGCTTGAAATCCAGCCGTACTTCTAATAACACCATCCATACTACCGGTATCTGGATATACTTCTTTGGTAAATCTAGTTAACATATCCTGAATACCTTCTTTAGTATTAGAAACATTTTCTATCCAATTACCTCCCTTAGGAGTATCATGATAAGATGGACTAACCTTAAACTTGGTCTGCTTAGAAATAACCGCAGGAGCGGTAGCTTGTTCACCCACCGGCTTACCATGTTGCATGGTGTCATCCAGCGCATTAGGTCTTCCTAAAAATTTGTTGATGACATCTCCGGCTACCATGGCAGCAGCAGAGGCTAAAGCCACCTTGAAAAATAGACTGAGCACCCTAGACAAAATAGAGGCTGTCTTTGTTTTTTGAGAACTGAAAATGTCTAAAATTCCAGACTGTTTAATAATGCCGCACTCTAACAAAGCATAATCTGCTAATGCTAGTTTCAACATCTTAGCATCTCGAAAATTAACCGATTGTAGTTGATAAGTTTGAGAGGCTTTTTCAGCCTCTTCTTGGGTAGCTGGTTTAGTATGAGTTTCTACTGCACTATTGACGATATTATCTACTTGAGCAGAAGTCATTTGCTTCCCGCCACTCAATTCACTTTTCAAAGAATTCCAAATAGATTCAATAATACTGGCAACGTCAATATGAAATACCCTCATAGCGATACCAAACAAAAATCCTAACCAACCCAAACCTAATGCTCTAAAAAGAACGGTAATGGCACCTGGAGCCAGCATGTTAAGTAAACTGCCAGTTTTATCTTCTGGATTAATGTTGTTACTAACGTAACTATGAACTTTACTAATCAATTGTGAAGCGACACCCTCTTGTGCCGTTTTAGACAAACCATTGGTATCTGATAGGATAATTTCTGCTATCAGGATATCATTATATAGTTTGATTTCACTATTGGTTAGGGTCATTTAGGTTACAGTTCCAGAGGTTCTTAAGGTTTCAAGGGCGTCCGCATTTCTACTATAGATAGAGCTGTCATTTGGGTTTCTGCCGATTTGACCCAGAATCTGAGCCTGTTGACCAGAATTGACCTTGTCGCCATAAGCGGACCAGAAAGCCTCCACTACTGCACGAGTCTCATCTAGAATTCTATCTAAAGCTGAGATCAATGGAAATACTTGTTTGCCCGGCTCTTGTTGATTGCTTAGTCTGCCTGCAAATTGATGAACTCTTTCGCCCAATGGGATGATACCATCTTTAACAGCTAGCAAATTGAAAGCTTGTGGTATCAATGTTTCTTCCACATTAGTCATGTGTGCCATGGCGGCTTCGTTGTTTGGTACATTTTCCATGAGAGGTTTAACGACTTCAAAGAATTTCTTAATTCTGTTGAAATTGATATCTCTAATGTTAAATGGCAGAGTGCTGATGGCTTGCGCAATAGCGGGAGCATTAACTTGATTTGGCTGAGCACCTGGTTGCGGAGTCGCCCCAGCTAATTGACAAGCTTTGCCATTGGCACCGGTAATAGTTGGAGCTAGCTTTTCCATTTGACGCTTATAAACAACAAACTTCTTTTTCTCTGCATCACTTGGTGCACGAGTAGACCAGACATTAGCTCTGGTCCATAGAACTTTAACGATAACACACATATCAAACTCATTGCTGGGCGGATATGCGGGAACGTCTTTGTCTTTGGTTTTCATAAATGTCATTGGCGCATTCTTGAGCCATGCATTAAGTGCGGTGTCAGACTGGATGTCCTTGAAAAATAGTTGCTTAGCACCATTATTCATTGGGTTATTCCCATCGATAACACCAGGTAGTTCATCAATAAGTGTATTTGGTGACAGGGTTGCTTCTGGAGCTTTATACTCTGGACTAATTTTAGTACCCAGGAGTCTATTAGCATCGGCAATCAATTTACCTAACTGTACTTTTTCTACCATGTTTGGTTTTTGAGATAGAACAGCCAGTCTCCACGTAATGAATTTTACCAATAAATCTTTATTGATGTAGAACCCCTGCTTAACGACAGACCTATCACCGACCTCTAATAAACCAGCATTCGGCTCAAGCCTATATAGTTGATAATCTTCTCCTGGGGCGTCCTGCACTTCGTTTGAAGAAAAGGCTATACGCTTTCCATCTACAGTAATAGCATTGCCCGCTGCCCAACTTGCTAATGCACCTAAGCCCTCTAAATTGGCACTGGTAAGTTTAGGATCCTGTGATCCAGGTTTGCCAGCACCAACATGTGAAATTTCTGGAAGAGCATTAGGATCTGCCTCATCTCCGGGAGCTGCTGCTGGAGTAGCACCGGCTGGCGAAGGCATTGCTTTTTGAAGGTTGTCCAATACAGTAGTGATGTTCTGAAAATCTGAATTAGCAGCAGCCGTAGCTTGACCCTCCTTAGTGAATTTGGATTCAAAATCCAAACCACTTTTGATCAGATCGCTAATAAGATTTGAGTCATCATAAATAAAAGACATCGTTATGCTCCAGCTTTCCCAGACATTTCTGTCCTTTGTTGTGCCATTCCTTGTTCTTGTTTTGCTTGATCTGCTGCTTCTTCTGCCACTTCTTTATTGTATTGTTTTTTTAGGTCTGGATTTCTCTTGAAAAATTGCTCTCTATCAGTTGGAGAAAGAGTGTCTTCATATCTTCTTGGTAGTGGCTTAATTGGACGTCCAGCCAATCTATCTTTAACTTGTTCTATAATTTTAGCCGGATCTTGATTTGTTTGTTGCTTATACATCCATCCTTGAAATGCATCTGGGCTAACTAAATCTTGCACAAAAACTAGTACGGTTTTACCTTTGTTTGTTTGTGGATCAGTAAACAAGATTGGAAAACCATCTTTAAATCTAGTTTGTAAGGAGGCAATAGCTTGTGGTGTAAGTGGTTGAGGAGCTTGTTCTGGTTTGGCGCCTGGCTTTTCCTTGCCTTTTCCAATAACAGCATATGGAGTATCACCCTCAATAGAGGCTTGATGCTGAGGATTCTCTAAAATGTTTTCTTTGATTTCATGAAACATGTTAGTAATAGCTCGAATGTGCTGAGCCAATACTGAAGCTGACTTAGCACGATCTTGTGGCGATAGGTCAGTTTCTTTATCTGGAAGTGCGAAGTTTTTTAGGTCAGATAAAGTATATGACTTAACTGGCGTCTCAAAGTCTTTGGATAATTTTAGCATGGCTTCTGCAAAGGCTTTTGTATTATGAAGAGCTTGATTAGTTCTTGGTCCCCAGACACCATCTGGTTTAAATTCAGCTTTTGGTCCGCCAATTCTTGACATGGTATTCATGATAGAATACATTCTGGTTGGTGTAGAAGGTTGCTTTTTGGCAACATCAGTTACCCTTTCACTTGGATCAAACTCTTGGGCTCCGCCACCCGCAGGTCTTAGATAGTTTTTAACGACGAAATCTCCGAACGAATCTCGATGAGCGGCTTCGCCAGCTTGACGCAAATCATCTTGTTTAGCGATGTTTTCAATATTAAGCTGAGATAAAACTAACTTAGATAAACCAACTAGCTTTTCTTGCATGTCTTTGATCGCAGGACTACTTGCAGATCCGCCACCAGATGGCACATGTTGTCCAGGTTTTGGAGGAGCATGCGTTGCACCCGCTGGAGCTTTAGTAGATGGTGCTGGTGTAGGGGACGCCACATAACCTGCCCCCGGCTTCGGAGGTGGTCTGCCTCGACCATACTTTTCAATATAGTCCAATATTTCTTTGGCGGATGATTTTGACATATCTTTACCCTTAGGCACTAGGTTTAGCACTAACCCAGTCTGCTTGGAACTGATTAATATTTTGAGCCTCTTCGTTTACTTCTTTGCCCATTTCACTAGCAGCGCCGGCTTCTTGATCTTCTGGTAGAGCGTCATATCTTTTATCAATATCATCAAGAGCAGCAATCTCTTCTGCAATCCATTTCATTGCTTCTGGATTCTGGGAAATTGAACGGAACGCTTTCCAAGTATTGAGCTGAGTCTTTAATTTTGCAATTTGACCAAAATACGAACTTAATGGTCCTGCCTTTATTTCAACAGTTGGAATGGTAAGTGGTGCATTTTTCTTGGCTGCCATTTCTTTTACTTCGGCATCAGCTTCACCACGCATAAAAGCACGGGCTTTTTTCGCCGCAGCCTTAGCTTTATTTACGAAGCCGGTCATTTTATCTCTTAGGGCTTGATCCCAATCTCCCGTAGCCATGTCAGTAAAATCACCGACATGTTGTAGCAATGAAGCAAATCCAATTCCTGGAATCAGAACTCCTAAATCTTTCCAGTTGAAGAAATCAATAGAGTTTTGGATGTCACCTAAATCTCCAATAACACTGTCAATACTTTTAATGCTAATGGTCTCTGGAGTGAGAGCGTTAACTACATTAGCAATCTCATTGTAGTTGGTATCAAAAGATTTAGCCAGGGTGGTAGTATTCATCTTGTTCAAAATAGTAGTACGAGACTGACCAAGTATGCCAAGAACAGATTTTAATTGCTCGATGGCTCTCTCAGCACGTACTGGGATTAGTTGCTCTTCCGTTACTTCTTGAGCTAAAACAAATTTGACAGCTCTTAAAATATCACGAGAAGATGACAATTTGCCAGTTGGTTTTTTCTCTACTACCTTAGTATCCTTTAGGTGTTGGTCCAAAATGGTCTCAATGACAGCTTCATCGCTATCAAGACCCTCAAGATGATGGCTACCCTTTGGATGAGCGGCATCTACTAAATCTTTTCCTTCTTCAGGCGAGGTTTCATAAAGAGTAGCAGCCGCAGCTTGCTTGTAAACGACGAATTTATCTTCTAGTTCATCGGCATACTTGTTGAAACCTTGATGTCTCAAACCTTCGCACAACTTGAGGATGTTCTCCGTCAAATTGGTAGTAGGAAACAAATCAGTTTGTTTGGATGCGGTTTTCTTGAGAGGATCGGACTTAACCAAACCTTTTTGGGAGGCTACCTTTTCCAGGGAGCGCATTACCGCAGAATCCTCAAATTTCACGTGTTTAAAAGTCATTTTTATCCTCTATCGATAGATTCGTCTATAATATGCTGGAATATAGAAAGCTTCTCTCTAAATAAAAGGATATGCAGTAATATTGAGGGTTTAAAACCAAAGAACTTCGATCATCGGATTCATAGGAGTAGGTGGTGCCGTTACCATTGCCACTGCCGGATGAATAGCGCTAGGTCTTCTAGTCGTCAAAAATCCTACCTCACTAACATACAAATTAGCTCTGACAGGATACTGTTGATTAGTCTCATATTGATCAGTCTGGAAAAACATTCTGTTAAACCAAACGGTCATTCTACCAGAGCCTTGAGTACTATCATCACCAGGAATATTAGCTACTTGATAAGTATAATTAACAATAGTTCTAATGGCATTTGGTTGTCCAGTACCCATTAAATCGAAATTCAAAGAGGTACCAGCTACGAAAGTAATAACACCATTATTTGGATTCAACACTACGTTAACGGTAGAGTTGAAACTGGATGGAATGATATTAGGTTTCTTTAATTCTGATTTGATATCAACCGGAGTAACTAATGTGCCGCCCGGACCCGGAACACCTACGGCTGGGACGATAACAACTTCGTTCCAAGAGACGTTAGTAAATGCTTTGGTTTTGATATCGTCAATGACACCAATAGGGGCAGTACCGTTACTAACGGTTGCCATCACTTGGTTGCCGATAACGGTTAATTCAGCAATCTGTCCAGGCTGAAATTCAGCGGATGGATCAACGATAAAACTGGCTGGAAGTGTATTACCTACTTGTACTAGTCTGAGCATGGATGCCTTTTTCTAACTATACCTACTCAGTATATAACAATTAGTCACTATCCTCAAAGGTTTTCTCGTAGGAGTTTTCGCCCTCGGCAACCTCTAACCCTTTGTCATCTATATCAATATTAAGTAGGTCATCAGCTGCACCATCATCTACCATATTAAACATAGAACCATGGTCTTTTAGATTAGCTACCATCTTTTCAGAGGTTAATCCTTTAGTATGTCTATCACTGACATTAGCAGGATTCTTTGGATGAGGAGGGGTTTTTTCTTGACCAATTTTAAGTAGAATTTTCAATACTTGGTCGGCTTTAGCTGTCATGCCAGTCTCTTCGAAAATTTCTGCCGCAGCTTGAAGATAGTCCACTGCCTTATCAAGGTTTTGCATACCTTGTTTTTTATCATGAGCTTGCAGTTCTCTCTGCATCCCGGCAATTAAATCATCTTCGAAAACGCTTTTCTTGATCATGGTTCCTCAAATTAAGAAGTCTTGCCGGATAGCTGTTGAGCCAATCCCTGCAAGACCTCTGTTACTTCTTCAGATTGTTCGGTCATACCAGCTTGATCAAAAATTTCAGCGGCAGCATTAAGATAGTCGGCAGCTTGAGCTAGCCTAGTAAATCCATGCTTCTCTTCTAATTGGTTTGACACCAATTTCTTTTCCATTGAACGATAGATCTCTTCTTCGAAACTGGCTGTTTTAAACATGATATCCTCTTATTGGAAGTTAATTACTTCTTAGAAGAAGATGATTTTGCCTTCTCTTTGGAAGCTTTATCTTTAGCAGCTTGAGCATCAGCCTTGTCTTTATCTGCTTTTGCTTTAGCCTTTTCCTTCTCTTTTTCCTTGGCAGCCTTATCCTTAGCGGATTGAGCATCAGCCTTCTCTTTTTCTTTCTTCTTCTTTTCGGCGGCTAGCTCTTTTTCTTTCTTTGCCTTGGCTTTATCCTTAGCATCGTTAGAATCGCTCTTGCTCTTCTTAGAATCCTTGTCCTTCTTCTTGGCTTCAACAACCAAAGAAGCAAGCTTCAAACTGAATGCAGAAGACTTTTCCATACCGACAGAGTCAAGAGCTGCGGAAGCAGTCAATAGGCTGTCGATAGCAACATCAAATGCTGCGGAAGTTTCCAAATCATCTGCGCTAGAAGAATCGCTGGAGCTAGAAGATTCTTCCTTCTTTTTGCGAGCATCGTTATCATCTGCACTAGAAGAATCACCAGAGGAGTCCTTCTTTTTACGGGCGTCATTGTCATCCCAAGCGCTGGCTGAATCGCTGCTGGAAGAGGAAGAATCCTTCTTCTTACGAGCATCGTTGTCATCCCAAGCACTGGAAGAATCACCAGAAGAGTCTTTCTTTTTCTTGGCATCTTGATCGTCCGCACTAGCAGAGTCACTCTTATCTTTTAGCCAAGGTGGCATCTTCTTTTTTGCTTCATTGTCATCTGCCATACCGGTGTCACCGCATGAGCAAGCATCCTTGCCACACTTTGAACACTTTGCATCGTTTTCATCCGAAGCATATTTGTATTGGGTGCCGAACAAAGCCTTGTGCTCTGCGCTCTTTAGTACTGCATCCATGGTTGCAGCGACAAAATCTGATACACTTTTATTAGTCATAGTATCCTCTATTAGTTGTTTAGTTCTTAGAAACTTCTCTTGGAAGTCTTAGAAAATGCTGCCGACAATTGTGCAAACATATCACCATCAGACTGTGGTGTGGTGCTTAGGTCACCAGAACCGATCATACCAACTTGTGGCATTCTTCCACCTTCCTTACGAAGGTTGGTTACTGGGTGTCTTGCAACAACTCTCTTTAGAGAATCGAAAGACTCGTCATTGAACTTCATGATTTCATCTACCTGGGCAGAAACTGCGTTTCTGTCGTGGTGACACAAACCACGGTCAACCATGTCATATGCTAGTTCGTAAGAACGTCCTAGCTTTACTCTGTACTTGTTAAGTTCTGCCTCAAGGTCTGCCTTGACGTGCTCCTTGACCAATTCACTGGCGAATTCTCCGCCACCTTCAGTCTGAGCCCAGTACTTCTTGTAGTAAGCTACTGCATCCTTATCCAAACCTTCTGCTACTAGAGCGTCTAGGTCGGATGGGTGAAGCTTGCCTTCAGAGATTAGGTTATGGATAGCTTCTGCTTCCTTACGGACCTTTGGTGGAGCTTTTGCAAGATCCATCATAGCCTTGTTAACTTCTGGAAGAGTTTCAACATATCCTAGATTGTCAGATGGCTTGGTATCCAAGTCAGTTTGACCATCAGTAAGCTTGTCAGCTTGGTCTAGCATGTCGCTAAACTTTTGCTTAGACATATCGGAGATTTCTCCGTCGTCTTGCTTGCCAAGAGCGTCAGCGGCTAGCTTGGCTCTCATTGCTTGACGACCTTCTTTGGTATCAAAAGATGCATGAGACATCATTGCTGGGTCTAGCATAGTTTCTGGCTTCAAATCACCGGCTTTAAGATCATTTGCATCATCTGCTGGCATGTCTAGTAAGCCCTCTAGTGCCTCGTCATGTGGCTCTTCGCCGGCATGAGCGTTGTCATCTGCCATAAGACCATGGATAGCATCCAAATCTGAATTGGTATCGCTGATCATAGCCATTAAATCATCGCCATTGTTGGCGTCTTGTTCGCCTGTCATAGTCTCTCCCTCAGCTAATGCCTCTAGTTCTGCCTCGATTTCTGCACGCTTGACGATGGCAGTAGTACCACGGGCGTACTTCACAAATGCGCTCATCAATTTGAAACCATCTGCAATTGCAGTCTTGGCTTCGCTTAGTGCATCTTCAACGATAGAGCCAACGAACTCTTGGTTAGAGTCAGTTACTGCGCCCTTATCATATAATCCAGAAATCATATTAAGTTCTTCAACATGATCGTTAATGGAAGCAATGGATTCTTGCATAGCGTGAGTTAGCGCGCCATTAAGTTCCTTCCTCAAATTGTTGAGTGTTTGTGTACTAAAGGAGGCTGAAGCACCCATTTCTGGAGCTGCTGCTGGTCCGCCTTCCATATCGCCCATTTCGGATTTCTCACCGACCATAGCCTTGACTGCTTCGTTAAGGTCGGAGCTAAGCTCGACACCCTTCTCTGCTAATGCAAGAGCTTGATCTTTTGGATCACCGGATTTACCAGTATCTTCGGCTGGAGGACCGGCATCGCCACCTGCTGGTGGAGCGCCTGCGTCACCGCCTGGAGCTGGAGGAGCACCGCCTGGAGCTGGTTGTCCACTCTTTACTAAGGAGCGAATCTTGTCTGCACCATGAGTCTTAATCTTCTCAATTAGTTTGCCACCGAATTCACGGGTTGCAATGCTGTCATGTAATACTTCAGCACGTCCACCAGATAGTTCATTGACAGAGGCAGTAAGAAGTAGCTTGTCACCAAGATAAACTTCCCAAGCACTATTACCTAGATTGGCAGTACCATCATTATTGGAAGCACGAACGAATCTGGCTATTAAACCAGCTCTACGTAGCATTTCCTTACGCTTTAACTCATCAGAGGTGTCAGCGGATTGTGGAGATGGATGAAGACCATCAACTGGACCAACACCTGGGAAAGGCTTCTGTCCAACCATCTGCTTATCTTCGTGTTCACGAAGTACATACTCTAGTTTATCAACTGGGTATTTTGGTTTACCTGGAGTTGGGGTTCCTGGGTTGTTGCCATCACCATTTTGAAACCAAGCGGTTTTTTTGTTTTCAATAGTTCTCTTAGCTAAATCAACAATCGCTTGACGACGTTGGGCTCTCTCTTCAGACTCAGCACGAGCAAGCATCTTTTTACGCTCTAACTCATTAGACTGGTCAGCAGATTCTGGGGATGGATGCATACCATCGACTGGTCCTACATCTGGAAATGGAGGTTGACCCACCATTTGTTTATCCTCTTTTTCACGGAGATGCTCTTGAAGAGGATCCTTTGGATATTTTGCCTGACCAGGGGTAGGCTCATTAACGCCACCGGCGCCTTGGTAATAACCCTTTTTTACAGTTTCATTTGATCCAGACATATTTTCCTCTTGTTTGTTTGTAGTAGAAGTGTTTGCTAACTTGTCCAAGCTTTGTTTCATTTGGCTCAGCTTGGCTTCAATGGTTCTAGTAACCTCATGAAGTTCAGCAATAGGATCCACCCCTACTTCAGCGGATGCATATCTTGCGTGTGGGGGAGCCAATCCAGAATCAGCGGCTGGTATCACAGTACCTAGCTCTTGATTAGATGCCGTATCATTAGTAGTATCTTTTCCAGAATTTTTAATTTCACTCAATTTCTGAAAAGCTGCCTCGACGTCTTCTTTGAATTTAGCAAGGTCCGTCGCATTGACTGTAACTTGTGTGCTATTTCCACCTTCATGTCCTTGAGGGTCATTTACAGTCAAAGTAGCTGAGTAAGTCAAGTCTGCTAGCTTGTCGAGTTCCTTTTGTTTGTTCTCGACATAAGTATTAAGGGTGTTAGCGGCAGCAATAATATGCTTGATATTAGCCTTTGGATCGGCTCCGTTAACAACAATGGATAATTCAAGTGGATTTAAATCTACGTTAATTTCACCATAGCAGCTCTTGCGGCGCATATGGTCACAGAAGTCTTGTTCCGTGCGGGCGACTCGGGCACAATCGGTGCAAATTGCTCTTCCAACAGCGGTACCCATGGACACGCAGCTAGAAACTCCAGTGGAGATTTGTCTTGCTAATTGAGGATATCCAGCCTTATCTAAAGCACATAAAGCTATAACTCTCTTAAGATTACGATCATAGTAGGTATCAACAATAAAGCCTCTTACATGGTCAACCGAACTCGATTTATGATCCACGCAAAGAGGCTTACCCACCCACTTCTTATATGCTTTTACCAGTTCTTCCTCTGGAAATATATCTCCATTAGAATTCTTATAGGGTTTAACACTAGAGTCGTTGCTCATCCAGCGATAAGTACCACCAGATTTATCCCAACCTACTTCTACCGTCTCTCCTCTAGCCGTTAGCTTAGGAGTCCCGTCGTCATTGAGGGCGGCTGCTTCAGCAGCATGCATCATAACAGCAGAGAAATATAAAAAGTCTTCTGCTTTAGGGGCAACCTTCTTAAGATTGATTGCAAACTTCCTAAAGTTCTCTAGAATTTCAGGACTCACAGCAGGGAGGCACGAATCCATGCTCTCTAACTTAATCTCCTGTGCTTCGCCTAGTTTAATAAATGTCATGCGTTATCTCCCTGATTTCTTCATCTCTGAAGGATCAGTTTCCTCTGATGTCTTGACGACTTTCTTAGATAGATCACGAGCAGCTTTCTTTTGCTCTTCCGTCATCTCCTCAGTCTCAACAACTGATAATATTTTTCCGTCACCGTGTTTGATAAACATCTACTCTCCAATTGGGGAGAATCACAATCTTTTTACAATTATTATAATGGATTATTGCCACATTGTGACAGTAACTTTACCTTTATATGGCATTATTACTATTCCGTAACAATAAAATCAATTGCCAGGCTGTGAGGTTCTCTCCTTTATCATGTCATTTAATTGGTCTTGTCGTCTATTAAAAAGGTCCAAAATGAGTGGAGTTTTCTCCTGAACCTTCTCCTGTAACTCTTCACTTACGTTATCTACCCAACTAGTAGCCAAGATATTGTTCTGAATATGATTTTTGATTCTTTCATCAATAATCTCAGTAATATCATCGCATTGCTCTTGAATGGCCTCAATTTCCTTGACAACATTGGTGGCGAAGTCTTTCACTTCTAAATCATCAAAGATGTCAGCAAACTTATTGACCTTGACTTCCAGATCATCAATAGCAGAGATAAAAGATTTCATTAGTTTGAGAGTCTGGGTATCGGAAGCGAAGTTCTGCATTACGTTAACGCATTTAAAAGCTGTCTTCTTGAACTCATTAAAATTATCGATAGCCTTATCTCTGAAGCGTCTGATAGAAACTCTAGCCTTCATAACCTCTTCAGGAGACATTTCTGGGTTATTCTTGAAAGGTGTCTTCATAATGTTAAGATGGTCGGAAGCTAAATCCAACTGTTTCAAGGTGAAATTAAACAATATCAATGCCTGTTGCGCCTGAGTCTTTTCAGCATCAGAAACATCATAGGTCATTTGTACTGCATACGCCTTCTTAATCATAAATGAATCCACCATTGTTTTCCGCAGGTCCAAAGCCTCTGCCACCCGCATCATTATCGTAAACGCCGACCATAGGCACAACGTCTTCCTCTTGAGATTCATGCTCTTTTATTGGCTTGCCATGGTGATAATTCTCACGGGTTGGAGATTGATCAACCACAAAATTGTAAAGAGCATCTTGCGGATTCTGACGAGTAACATTCAAATAAGGCGCAAAAGAACCCTGATGTCCCTCATCCAAAAACGAGTCTCGATTATCACTAATGTATTCTCGTTCGTTTGAAACTATATCAGCATGATTAGTATCTTTGTCTTTGGCTGGCTTGCAAGCCTTAATTAGCTTCTCAAAAACATGAATAGGCTTAGGGTCAACATCCAAACCAAATCCCAAAGACTTAGCTTCTTCTAAAGCGTCTTCTGGACTTTTACCTAGATATTTACATTGAACTAAAGCTACTGCTAATCCAGTTCTATCTTTACCAGCCTGACAATGAACATAAGTGGGTCCGCCTTCTAACAATAACTCTTTTAAATCATGTTTCAGAAAATGCAATAGAGAGTGTTTAAAATTAGGATGACCAATAGGACATATAATATGTTTGATACCCAATAACTTAGTAGTCCTATCAATTCTATCACCGGCTATTTTATCTAAACTGACTATTTTTTTAATGCCTAAATTTTCTTTCAACCAAAGAACATCCTTGGGAGACGGAGCGCTCCCTCGATACAGTTGGTCAGTTACCTTGCGAAGCCTGTGTATCATGTTATAAATTGCTCACAATGTTGTTGAGCACCTCGCGGATATACACGGCGTCATGATTGAAGAGAACGTGTTTGACGAAAGTAATAGATTGACCAATAGCAGAGGTGGGCGGCAAATCCTTCTGCGCAATTTCGTTGGCATTAAAAGAATAGAATTTATGTCTTAAACTATCAAGAGCATTTTGTCTCTTATCAGCTGGCACTCTATTAAGTGTAAATCTAACAATATCAGCTAAGTATTTTCCTACCATAGCTGGATCGCCTAGCTCACTAACAGCCGCATTCTTTACTAATTTCTTTTTGCACTTTACCTTATGTCTCTTGTTGAATTTAACCAAAGAATTTTGTAAAGCCACTTTTTCTGGTTTTTGAAGTTTCTTCTTTACTGCATTATCAAATTCTTTTTTGAACATAGTTAAAAATAAACGAACTTGTTCTTTGTCTGCTTCTTTTCTCATTTCACGCATAATGGCGGAATAAGAGAAATCTACAGCACCAGTTAGGTCAATAACCTTTTCTTCTGAAGAAGAATCCTTGGCATTAGCTTGGTCAACGTTTTTGAAATACTCAACTTGCTTAAGTCTTTTTTCGGCTGCTTCACGAGAGTCGTAAGTGCCCAGATTTTTGCCCTTCATAGAGAGCACACGATACTTTCCACCCGGTAATTGCCTGATGCGGGCAATTTTAGATAAGCCTTGAACACAATCTTGATAATATGTGTCGGCTAATTTGAGTAGTTGATTGGTATCGTGCATGATTCATTATTTTTTGGGAGACAGTTTAACTGGAACGCCATCGAGAAAATGTGCTTTGATGTCTAAAGATTCTTTGCTTCTTAAGAACATATCTTCCATAATTCCTTTACCATCAATTTCATTAAGTCCTCTAATAGCTCTTTCACTGATGAACATTAGATTACCCAACTCCAGTTTATTGGTAGAACTATTAACAAATACAGAGTTCAACACTAAGCACTCTCTATAAGCAGAAACTACCTTGCCACAAAAAACGGCAGGATAAGCCGTGGAGATTTGTTCAGTGCTAACTTCTTCATAAGAGTCGCCAAGATAAATTTCAATGAATTTATCGTGAAAAATGGCAGCAATAAACTCGGCAAAAGTCCTAGTTCTATCTTTATTGGACTCCTGCACTACCTCTAATACCTTTTGTTCTGTTACCATTTCATGTCCTTAAATGAATTTTAGCAGGAATTTCCTGTAGTGGTTGTTGGCAGCCTGAAGGCTGATTTGTTGATAAGATGACTTTTTATTGGTAATGAATTGAGTTTTTACTTGGATGCCGCCCACTTTAGTGGTAGCAAAATGAAAAGCATCTGCCATAGACTCGGTTAATTGCTTGACAGTTTCAAAACATTCATATTCCGGTCCAGGAATACAGCACTCTACTTCTACCTCTTGACCATTAGTATGGGTATACGCTTTAGCCATTAACTCTTCATCCAGAGCCGTACAAAGAACACGAGAAAATTCGACAGCGTCTGTCAAGTTTCGTGCTTGAACCTTAATAGTCAGATAGTTATTAGGCAAGAATTGTTTATACAACTTCTTGTTAGATCTTTCAGTAGAAGCGGCAAGTTGCAAATACTTGCCAAGAATCTGATCATAATCGTTAGTACTGGCTGCTGGAGCCGCGCCAGGAGCAGGTGCCCACTTGCTACCCATTTCTTGATAGATATCTTCTTCCTTGCCCCTCATTTTATCATAATATCTCTGGAAAATGTTATCTTTGTCTTGAGTAGCTACCATAGTTGGCTCCTCTTTGCCTGGCGTATAACCGGCTGAATCTCTCATAGCTACTAAAGCTTTTTGATAAGCTGGGTTGCGTTTATTCTTTTCTACCTGTTTCATCATATCACCATAAGTAATAGCCCCAGGTACTGAACCGTGAAATAAAGGGTTATACTTATATGCGTTACTTTCCATTTCTGGACTAATTTTGTAGCCTAGATTAAAATACTTCTTGCTCCAAGCTTTACCCGTTTTAGGATCAGTAGTGGTTTCCGGATGTTCTTCAATAAACACTGTACTAGGATTACCTTGACGAATGCCGGGCAACCTCAAAGCAACAGGCCATAAATTAGCGACATAATATTGGGCAGCAGAAGTAAAGGGTCCGCCATTAGTTTGAGCAAACCCCTGCACTAGCTTTTTGACATAATCAAGTTGTGCTTCGCCCGGTAAATGAGCAAAGTCCTCCCAACTACCCTTGTATCCTAGTCCTCTTAGTGTATCTGGCATGAATCCTACCAAACCTGCACCATGAAATTTTTCTTCATAGGCTCCAGGATTGATACCGGATTCCGAGACCATAACAGCTAATAAATCCTCGGGTCTAATACCGGCTTCAGCAGATATTTGAACTAGTTTGGGATAGAAGTTAGCGCCTAAATTAGGGTTGCGCGTGACGGTTGCCATTTCACCCCCTAATAGATTTGGCTATTTTGAATAGTTGGATTGCGGTGTCAGGATCACTAATTTGTACTGAACGAGCATACTTGTTAATGTAGCTAGCTAATAACAACGGACTCTCATTCGACAGTGATTCTAAAGATGCAAAGAATTTTCTGTGTTGTGTTTTTAGCAACTCTTCTGGTGCCTTTTCAGGTCTCTTACCCTCAATAGGTGGAGATTGTACTGAAGGATCTCTTAAAGTAACTGGGGCTTCTTCCTCTTCTACTGCGTGAGGGGCAGGAGCAAATGGAGGACCCGCTCCTGGTGGAAGATTCCCTGCCGGTCCGGTCATTACAGTTGGCGCGGGGACAGTTGGTGCTGGAGCTGAAGGTGTTGGAGCAGGAGCAGGTTCAACTGCAATTTCTGTCTTGCCCAAATTAGTTGCCCCAGGAGCTGGAGCAGTAGGAGCAGTGGTCTCTGGTGGAGGAGCAGATGTCGTTTGTTCTAAACGTGCCATCTTGTCAACCCAATTTTTTAGAGTACCATTGTAAACATCTTTAAATCCACCTTTGCCATTTTCATAGATTTCAAAAGACTTTTTAACTCTACCAATTTCTTTTATGTAGGTATTAAGATCTCTAGTGGAACGAGCACGTGCCATTTCTTTTAATGAAGAGATGAGTGTGTCGAATAAGCTTTCAGATCTTTGTAAAATAGAGCTAACGCCACTTTTGATCTTGCCAACTTCTTGAGGATATCTTTTTTCCCAAGCAGCTAAACCACGACCTCTGGTATTAAAAGTCTTCAAAAAATCTACAATGTCAGATACGCCAGCCTCTTTAACTAGTAGTGCATCACGAGCTGCCTTTTTGGTTTCCCAACGCTTCTGTAAATCTAATAGTTCTTCTTTATGTTCTGGACCTAAATCTTTGAATAAAAACTCATGATGAACTTCATCAACATTATCGCTAATGGCATTCAACACTTTAATAACTTCGGTAATTTTACGATGAAATCTGGCAAGCTCGGCGGTGGCTGTCATGTACTCGCGTCTATTGAAATTAGACTTAGCCATTTTTAATAGATCTTTGAGTGACTTAGGGTCCATGCCAGGGTCACCAGATCCAATAGTAGTGCCAGTAACGATAGATCTAACCTGATCATCATTCTTTCTTAACTCTTCCATAATCTTTTGAAATTGTGGATTGAAGAATTTTTCGGCAGCAATGCCGCTAACATTGGTCATCTCACGTAATTTATTGAGAAGACCTCGTCCTGTTTGTCGTGCACTTTGAGCAGTTTTCTGCATTGTTAACCCTTCACTTGGTGGAATCAGTAAAATAATACGTAATTATCCCTAAGTGCCGGGGTAATAGCTATTTGATTTCAATTAAGCTGGAGGTGCTCCGCCTGCTGGTGGAGGCGCTGCTGGAGGTGCTTCTCCGCCTCCTGGAGGGGCTCCACCTGGTGGTGGAGGTGGAGGAGGTGCTCCGCCTGGTGGCATTCCCATATCTAATCCTGGCATTGCTCCCGGAGGTGGAGGTCCGCCGCCTGGAGACTCACCTGGTAGTGGTGGCGCGGATCCTGGTGGAGCTTGACCTGGTGCCAATTCTGGTTCTGGAATTTCATCCTCTTCATCCAATGCACGAAGAGAGTTCAAATCCATGGCATCTAGTGCTACCGCTTCTTTTTTGTTAATAGCATTTTGGATAGCTTCTTTACGCATCTTTCTAACTTCGTCTTCGAATTCTAGACCCAAAGAACGATACAAAGTATGAATAGAAGCTCTCTTAGCAGGACCATCGCCCTGAGTAAGAGTTACCAAGCTATTGATGTAGTCGCCTGCATCAAACAAAGACATATGGTTCCAATCGATTTCTGGAACGATAAGTTGTTTCTCACCGCCTGAGTAATCGTAGAAGCCCTGAATCTTAGAGATTGGAGCAAAAATCTTTCGCTTCAACCAAGTAGACATCATATTACGGAATTGCATGTAACGCTGACGAAGAACGTCAAGAGCCACACCACCGTTGGCATAGGTAGTGTCGGCGCCGCCATCCATTAGAACCGGTGGAACTTGCAAACCGACATAGATTTCCTTGATAATCTGAGTGATATCACCCGAAATGTCATAAATACCTTGACCATAACCGACTCGCTCAACAGCAATACCGGCATGCGTAAAGATCTTGAAGTCCTTATCATATTGTGCTTCTTCAAATACATTCCTCCAAGATTCCAGGTCGGCAAAGGTTGGATGCAAACCATCGGCGCCATCGGTTCCAATCTTCACTAAAGTAAGTGGATTGATCATACCATCAGCCTGAGCATACTTAGATTCTCTTAGCTTGTCGAATAACATCAACTGACGGAAGATACAGACTGGAAGACCAGTGCCACGGATTTCGTAAGGGCTGATTCTACGAGCTAAATGAGACACATGGAAGTTATCTAATGGAATATTCTCGCCACGCTTGACAGAGTCAATGATATGATTATTTAACTGCTTGCGCTGTTCAATATCAGTTGGACGATTAGAGAAAATGATTTTCTTAAGGTTTTCGTCGGGGCGTAACATAATGATAGGCTCATTGGCAACTACTGTACGCTTGACAATCATGTAGTCTGGATTCTGAATCAACAGACGGCTCCATTTACCACGGCTTTCATCAAGCTCAGCATAAACGAAAGATTCTCCAAGTAGCCAATATTCCTGGGCGATTTGCACGCAGATGTTCATCAAATCAATTTCTTCAATCATATCATTGAAAAACTTTTCGATGTCCTTGTTAGGACACTTGATGTTAAGCTTACTAATTGGATAGGTGCTATGAAGATTGATAGCATTATGCACGAAAGGATTCAAAGCATAAAAGCTTCGGCACCAAGCATTGATAGTAGCTCTATCTCGTGGTAAATTAAGATTGGAGTTTAACCAAAGGGGAGAATAAACTTCAGGAGTTTGTTTGACGGTATCGCCGGTTCCTCCACGGAAACTACCTCCCGAACTGCTGACAACCTGCGCAGATTTATTCATGCCAACAGAAGCCACTACACGAGAATTATAGGTAGCCCCATCTTCTTTGTAAGATGGACCAGAGCCGTCCCTAAAGAGACCTTGCTCTACCTCTGAAGCCAAGGCTTCCCTTCTTGAAGGAGAGACGCTTTGAGCCATAAGAGCACTAACCTGAGGTAAAGTAGACCTATTTTCAAAGTATTGATCAGAGTTAGATGGTCCTGTCCATATTTTTTTTGCGGTTTTATTAAAAGCCATGAAGCCTCATTGTTTCCACTATCCTCTACTATACTCAACTAATAATATATCAGTAAAACAAGTATTTAGGAGATTATCAGAATTTACGAGGAACATAGCCCGTTACAATCAGTGGTTTATTGCGTTGTTTGAAGTTTTGATGCTGAAGTAGTGGATTATTATTGGTAAATCCTCGGCTGATAATGAACTTATAAGCTATGTAAGCGTTCAATAGCGCCATAAAACCGTCGTTTGGAGTACTACCTTTTACATAATGGACGCTTGGATCTCCACCTCTGGAAATGGATGGTTTGATTTCCATACTAGCACAATGCTCAATTAACCAAGCCACCTTCTCATAATCTCCAAATGGAAACTTAATCATACCTTTCTTCATTTGTTCATACAACTCTCCAATATAGAAATCTCTTTCAAAGATAATTTCTTTTGGAAAAGCGTCGGCACTAAACTTAACGTGACCATTTATTCTATTATGAGCGCGGGAAACTAAATAACGATCTCCATAAGACTGATGCAATAAAGCAGAAAAGTCATTGGAGTAACCAATATCTCCCACTGCCAATTGGATACTATACTGTCTCATAATCTGATCAATGATTCCCTTTTTACTTTCAATGTCATTACGTTTGAATTTAGTACAAAACTCAATAGATAATAACCCAGGACCTTTAGACATTAACACTACGGCAGTGCTATAAGATTGACCCGTGGCTTTTACTTTATCAGGATTAGCTAGTTGCTCTAAGTCTGCGCGGGCGCCATAGTCTATTCCCAATACTACAATCTGTTGGTTAATAGTATTCTTTTGCGGAATGATACGAGCGCTAAATTTTCTACCAATGTCAGCACAGAGGTCTTTAATTTCTTCTGGAGTAATTGGGCTAGCATCACCTTGGAAAAACTCTCCCAATACTTCATTCATGAAAACACGTTCGGTGTTAATTGGATGCTTACCAGGTAATTCGCTCTCGATTTGCTCACGAGTAAACATAGGCATGTAAAGCTGATTAATATGGAATCCAATCATTTTACAATCTGGATCATCTGGATTCTTGAGGGCAATCCATTTACCACGTTCTGCTGCCTCGCGCTTATCCTGCTCATGACCACACTTAGTACATTTGACAATGTAGCCGTGCAACCAAATATCTTTCCAGTCATCCGAACCAGGAGTATACAATGGAAAATATTCTTTACAGTCTTCACAACCTAAGTAATAATACTGTTGAGAAGAGGTCTGCCACATCTTATGGAAATCAGAACCTTTACGCCTTGGAGTTCCGAAATAAATCTGCACACCCTTGGTTGGTTCTCCATACTTGGCAGTGGTCAAAACTTTTAGAGAGTTACCAATTGCCATGCCGGTCGTTTTCTGAACTTCGTCAAAAAACAAAACATCGGCAGTACGACCCATGATACGGTCTCCGTCAAGTCCGACCGACTCAATCCATAAATGGTTTCCACCAATGAACTGCTTGAAATGCATGGAGTCATTGGTAGGAGTAGACTGATCTAATAGAACCTGCATATGAGATTTTGGTTTAGCAGCCCTGGATTTTTCTTCTTGCCCTGCCGCTGGAACAGCGGAGACAATCATTTGATTTAGCTTAGTCTTAGAGTAAGCTGCCGCCAATTCCAACTGAGGGAAAGCGTGAATGACTCTGATAGCTGGTTTGATACCACTCCCAAATAAACCGGATCCCATGAAGTACATTTCTAATGCACTAGCCATGGTAGTGGCACCGACCTGACGACCTTTAACCATGATAACTGGTTTAGCGTTAGGTTCTAAAGCTTTGATACCGATGTAGCGGTAAATATCGGCAAAGGGTTTATAGCCATTACCATGCAGTCTAAATGGCTTGCCATCTAGTGTGAGATAGGTTTCACAGAACGCAACCGGATCAATCATGAGCAGTTGGTTCTTAAGTTTGTTGAAAATATCTTTATCAGAGATCGTTAACGTATTTGACGCAGCGGGCATATAGCCCTCCCAGTTACTGTTTTACGGGAGTAAGGGCGTGAAATGCGTCGGTGTTAGATGGATCTATTTCGGAATCAGCGTCATGATCTCTAGAGCCCAAGTTAGCATAATTTTCATAGCTAGCTGGATTATCTCTCTTAGCGATCAGGTTCTGCTTACTTACTTCTCTGATAAGATTGTCATCATCCCAATCTTTGGCGTCAGAGACGTCAGACTGATGGATAGACCTTAGTTTTTCAATAATTGCCGGAACTGGCAAGTTGCCCTTTGTATCCCTAATGTAATTCTCTAAGGTCGTCTTGGCTTGTGGGCACTTCTTGAATACAACGGGAAGTCCCTTTTCGCTATCGACTCTCTTCTCGATTACATGGTGGATGTCGGAAGCGGTTTTAGCTTTGCTACTAGTAGCGCGCTCTTCTCCCGACGTTTTGCTGATCTTATCTAAGTAAGCGGTAAGACCGCTTCTTTCTTGCATATCCTTTACAGCGTGATCAACTGACGTGTATTTGGATTTTCCATTCATGATGGAATTAATTTGGTCAAACAAAGAGTTATCGGTGGAACGTGGTTGAACCGCGCCCTTTTGTAAACTCTTTTGAAAGTTTTTTAACCAGTGGTCTTCACTGATGTTTTCATCGGATTGTCTGGAAACCACTGATTGATGACGAGAATATTTAGACATGTTTGCTCTCCATGTCGTACAATAATTCTAAGAGACATTTTTGTTCGATACTATTCAAATCATACTTCTGCACTTGCTGCCTATAAGTAGATTGCTTGGTTAGACAAGCTCTCATCATGGCAGACATTAATAAGCTAACCTTTTGAATAATTGGTCTGCTCATTATCTATCCTTGCCCCACACATTAGCCGAAGGATTGTAGTTTGCTGCCCAGTCCATATTGCCGCTGTCTGCAACGTCAATATCCTGATCTGGCATGAAGCCTCTGTCCTGACGAACATTATAGCCCATATCAGCCAACAATTGCATTACCTCGGCTTGTTGTTGCACATCAAGCTTGTAGAATTTTACTTGTCTCTCAAACAAATCTTCGATGTCATGACCAGCAGACACCATGCCATTAATACAAACTCTGGCAATTCTAGAAATCAATAGAGGTACCATAACGTACACCCCAGATACTCCAGTAATCTTCTGAGCCTCTTTAACAAGACCATCTGATTCGTAATCGGACTTCTTCTTGCGAGTCTTCTTTTTGCTGCTCTTAACCTTATCTAAACGATCATGCAAACGTTCAATACCATTATCGATGATAGAACGAACCTTCTCAATTTGGTTAGCATCTAGCTCACCATCCAAATCCATTCTCATAGCTTTGGAAACTTCGTTATCTAGTCTCTCAAGATAAGCTACAGCACGCTCAAGACCTGCGGTATCATAACCGGAGTGTTTAGGAACATCGTCACAGCGCTCTTTAACCCAGGCAATAAAACCAGTTGGTCCACGTTTACCCCAGTCCCATTTTTCATTCTTAGCTGTTTGGGCGGGATCTTCATCTACTTTGGCTTCGTCTTTGTGGTCATGTTCTGACACTTCAAGTTCGGAAGGTTGTTGTGGATCAGGTCCAGCAATACCTAAATGCTCAGGAGTAAGTTCGATTTCAATTTCAACGGGTTGGTCGCTGACTTCTAAAGGTTCAGAATGGTCATGCTCTGATGGTCCATCGTGCACTTCCAAAGGAACTAGTTGCATAGGTGTGCCACCACCCATTTGGTGACCCATAGAAGCTGGGTCGACAACGATTAATTCTTGTGCTGTTGACTGTAATGACATTTAGGTACCTCTAAGCTGATATGCATTTATATGTAGTAATATCCGTTGTTTTAAATGTTCCATTTATCTTCGTACATCTTACTTTCTGGACCCACTGAGCCATAATCTGGATTAATATCCGTTGGATTCCCAAGGTCTTCCTCCGGCAAATCCACACCATCAGGCAAACCGTACAGCCCAGAAGTAGGTGCAGGAGAGTATTTGTCTATTAGTTTTTTGACAGACTCTTGGTCAATGGTCGCCGGAGCAAAGTCTTTTTTGCTAGGAAACTGGTCACTGCCAGAGTAATCCCTACCAAAATCCAGAGTATCCGGATCTTTGCCCTCAAAATCTTTTTCTGGAAGATATTCATCTAAATATCCTCCCATTTGATTAGCCTCTCCTACTGGATTGCCACCATCTACGTCACCAGGTTCTGGTGTTACAATATTTGGATCAATATATTGATCAGCTAGGAAATCTATATTATTAGAGTCGTGTCGTTTAGTAGCTTTAGGCGTTCCTTGATAAATACTGTTTTTCCAATCGTAGATTTTAGTGCCATGCTCTTTAGGCGGCATCATATGGTCTTCGTTGTCATCAGCAAAAAAAGCTCCAGGACCTTTATCAGCATGTTCTTCAAAATCTTGGACACTTTTATACTTATTCATATTGGAGTACAAGCCTTTACCATAATCAAAATTGGGTCCATTATTCTCGTCACCCGCAACAACAGCTCCACCTTTGCCACAATGTTCACAAGGAAAAGTTACATCGATTTTAGATTTTCCACAGAATCCACAGTTTGATGCCGTTTTGATTATTCTGTTTAGCAAGGCTGCTCTAGCTTTAATTCCGGGATTTTCTTTGGTGCGCTTCCCACTATCCAACTGCCAAGAGTCATCAGCCACGTAGCGAGGGGCGAGTCTCTTCCTGCGGGCTTCTAGAAATTCCCCAACCGAGTTATAATTTTGTAGGGCGTGCCAACCAGCCCCTGGACCAATGTGCTCGAAACCAGGCACTTCGTAGAGGTCATAATTGCGATAGAACACCTCTTCAAAACGAGGCTGTACCACAATGGCTGGGTCTGATTTGTATTTCTTTTCGCCCGGAGTTGGTTCATTGACACCACCACCTCCTTGAAAATAAGCTCGTTTATTTCCCATTGGAACCCTTATGTTTCATATAATATGGATAAACTACTTCAGTAATTGGGATGTAGTTCCATAATCCCATTTTAGTAATAAGACTACTAGCCTTATCAGCATCTCGATTGAAAGCTTCATTCAATTTCTCAGACATGGCTTTTTCGGTAGAGATTCTGACAGTCTGAGGATTTTTTCTAACATACTCAATGAGGCGAGGATCAACATCAAAATCTAGTTTAGACGCCAAATAAATAGCTCTAATCACTCTATTCCTGTTGGTAGTCAAAGTAATCTCAGGAGCCAAGCAGGTGCGAATCATTCTCTCATTCATATCTTTAAATCCTTTATGAGTTGGATCAATTAACTCTTTTAGGTCCAAAGATAGAAGAAGAGCATTACAGGTAAAATCCCTGCTGAACATTTCTTTTTGTATTTCCGTGGGCTTGGCAATCCCCGTTTTGGCGAGGATAGCATCAATGCCAGGAACATTAAAATTAGAAGAGAAATCCATTTTAAAGGAACCAATGTAGATGGTGCTGTGACCATCATCCATTGTTCTTCTAGTAATGTTGTATTGTTTTTTAAGAGCCTCTGCAAATTCTTGTGATAGATAATCTACTGTTTTGTCACCGGTAGTAATATCTAAATCCGAGATATTTTCTAAGTGCTTCAAGTATCTATCTCTAGGCGTGCCTCCACAGATATAGGGCTCAGAAGTCCCTATAGTCTCTTGCACTTCCTTCATTTGTTGAAGCAATTCTCGTAGTTTCATTCATCTGCTTATGCTGGAGGTCTAGGGGCTCTTGGAGGAGCGGCGGGAGGTGCTGCCGGAGTCGGTGGTGCACCTAAATCTTCTTCAATTTCCACTTCAGGTGTTTCTTTGCCCTTACCGGCAAGCTCGGCAGTTTCTTGATCTTTTCTCATCTGCTTACGAGCCTTTTCTTTATCTTGATCAGACTGTAGCTGGTTTTTAATGCCTGCTACTTCTGGCTTCTCATTATCGTCACCCTTTAAATCAATATCCTTACCAGCCATAGCTCCACGTAGTTTGGAAAGAATGTCTTCCACACGGGTAGAAATATAGTTGTTAGACTCAAGCGCTTTGTTAGTAGCTTCTGATAAAGATGGGAAGTAGGAGGCAAGTCCCAGACTATCTAGCATCATATCAACGACGCCGAGCTGTCTTGGAATTTCTCTGGTTTTATAAACTTTGGCAATGTCTTCTAGCTTGGCTACCACATCAGCGACTGTGATGCCGGAAAAGACCGCATCAATTTTACTATCAAAATCACTGGCGGATGGCGCAGGAGCATCACCCTTTGGTTTAATATCATCCTCGGTCACTTCTAACGGCTCTTCGGTTGCAGGAGCATCAGGAGCTGGTGGGGTGGCTACAGGAGCAGGATCTAGTGGTGCAGGTGCTGGAGTAGCAGTCATTGGTTCATCTACTGGTGGAACTTGCGCTTCTGTTACCAATAACTCGTCTTGGTTGTCAGATACATACAAAGTATCTTCTACTTCTAGATTGTCGCCAGGAGAAAATTTACCCGTATTCATTCCCTCTAAAAATTCACTAATCCCCTTTGGAGCAGGAGATGTCTCATTAGGTACGCCTGCTGGAGTCGCAGAGTTAGGAGCACCTTGAGGCATTCCCGGACCCACTGATGGCAATCCACCAGGAGCACCAGGATTACCAGCACCAGATGGATCAGGCGGAGCAGGAGGGGTTAGAGCCATCTCTCCACCAGGCGTACCTTTAGCTTGTTCGCCGGCGGCGCCCGGAGTTTGTGCCACAGAATGTAATACGCTAGCAGCCTTAGTAAAACCATTTCTGCTAAGAATGTTGGCTTCACGAATAATCATATCTTCATACAATCTAGTCGAAGCGCTTACTTTGTTTACCATCTGAATTTTCTTTTTTAGTTGATAGATGGCTTCTAACAGAGATTCAAATTCTTTACCAGAGAACACTTGTCCATCCGGAGAGCGTAGAAGTTTCTCAGCGGAATCTAATCTGCCAATAATCTTATTACGTTGCTTTTCGATTAGTTGTTTCTTTTCTTCGTTGTTATTGCTTTGATCTCTAGCAAAATCGATATCACGTCCAGAAACCTGTGGCTCTGGTTCTTTGGCTGGATCTGGCTTAACATGTAGAAAATAGCCGGGCTCACCATTTTCATACCATAGTTGTGCGAACTTGTACTTCATATGATCTCCTGCTTCATGAAATTTAAGCCAGTTTAGAAAGTCAAACGTCTCCATAATATTCCAACCAGAAGTAACCCGACGAATGGCATTAACTCGGTTGTCGCCGGATTTCTCCTTGGCAAAAATTTCTCTAACTGCTTGCATCCATTTATGCGTATTATGTTGACCCGGGATATACATATACTGGTCATTGTTTGGATAAGCTTGTCTTTTGCTGAAGTCTAATTTAGGAATAGACTCTGGATCAAATTTACTATAATCGATCCCAGCTTCGTCGAAAAATTTCATCAACTTGTCAAGTCTTTCTTGAACCTCAGGCTCCACTTGTAGCTCTTCATTAGAATATGGACGGGTAGCCATTTCCAATTGTTTCTTGGATGGCATGTCGATAATTGCTGAACGAGGTTTGGTCATGGTTGATTTATTTTTTGGTTAATGGTTTCATTAAGCAATCTTGCTTCAGCCAGCTTCATTTCCTGGGTTGGCTGAGCATCTGGTACGGGTACCTTGAGCGCCGCCATCTTGGTGTTGAATACCTCCATAAAATACAAAGAGGTCTCCAAATCCATCTGAGACAAAACTTCTTTAATTACATCATGAAATACCGAAATATGCTGATCTACCACTTGTAAAGTCACGTTATGCTGAATAATTTGGTCGGCAGGAGCTTCAGTAAACTTATAGTATTTTTCAAGAATATTACCAAGTACTTCAGCATAATCAATCAATAAACGATCTACCTTGGTGTTGATATTTCTGGGGTCTTCTTGAATTTCATCGAAGACTTGTGATAAACGAGATTCCACATTGACACATAAATTATGTACCATCTGTCTAATATCTAATTCAGTTCCTGCCGTTCTAATCATGGCATCTTTATAGGCTGGACTCTTTTTAACAGCTAATTCTAATTGATCAACTGTGCCAGTAGCTAAAGCTGTTTTTGTTTTAGAAAGATCGGTTAAAACATCATTATAAAAATCTAAATAAGTATGTTGAAAAGACTTAAGAATTTTTTCAGAAAGAACAAATTTAGCCTCACTGACGTTGGTATATTTACCCTTTAGCCAATCATGAATATCATTTAACGGCTGTCCAATCACTAATTTATTAATGATTTCGTCTTTATCCGGATGCTCCAGGATTTTTTTGTAGGTTGGTTTGTTCATTAAGTTCCTTCATTTTCTCATTAAATATTCTGAGAAACTCTTCAGCAGTCTCATTATCTACACAAGACAATATTTCTTCTATTCTCTTTTCCATAGTATCAATTAGCTTGTGCATGGTCTGCTGTAGTTCGCTCATGGTTTATTATAACCTAATCTACCTTCGCGAGTATCAAAAATGGCATGATAAGGAACATTGACTCCTTGAGTCTGTTGTGCCACATCACCACCTGGAACCTTAGAGCCATTATTTAATTCAAAACCTGTTTCGAAATTGTAAGACTTCTTGTCCATCTCGCATTGCCACATATGCTCACCAATACGAGCAATTTGCACGCCCGGATGATCTGGACAATATCGAGTGCTCAAAGGAGCTTCCAATATTCTATATTTCTCAGTCATTTTGCTTTTATCAATGCCCTTTTCAGAATCACCAATTTTATTTACTTCATGCAATTCTTTACGTGGATCATTGTACTTCTTACCTATCTCAATCAATCTTTGCTCTTGTAAATCTTTTCTTTCTGCATAAGCATTAGGTGGAGCAGCAATAGATAGCAATAGTTCATCAAGTACAGAAGCCTGCTTCTTGAGTTGTGGGTCACCCGAGGCATCGAAAGCGGCTGCCAAATTGGCAAGCTCATCAATGGATTCAGGAGTGATTTTAGACTCTTCTGGGGCTTCCATGGTGTCTACTTGTTCAGCAGCATTCTTGAGAAGAGCGGCAGCCAAAGTACAGGACTCTGCAACGACTTTCATGCAGTCCTCGTCAGCTTCGGCTAACAGCAAAGCTTCATTATTTGGGCTTTCTAGCCAAGCCGCAATGGCGGTCAACATTTCTGCTATTCTCATTATAAACCTCTCTTATTACTAAAGAACTCTTCAATTCGCTTGCGCAAACCACCCTTTACCTTGGTTGCCAAAAATAATTTTTCTTTGCTGGCATTCCTTCGGTCTTTAGGATCGTAGTCCTCAGATTTCTGGTACTCCTTAGATGCTCTATTTAGCCCAAGAAATGCCGTCATTAATTCTTCTGCCAAATCGGCATCCCCATGTTTGAGCTTACCCCAATCAGACATATCCCTAACACCATACAAATCACCGAATCTCAAAACCAACATTTCAGTTTGTTGTGGAGTTTGTTCCATACGACGACGCTTGGTAGTTTCACTACCATCTGGCATGCGACGACCCCTACCATGTTCCGTGAACTCGGCAGTAGGAAGATGAACACTTTTGTTGGTAGCATTAATGTAATCTAATTGTCTAATTAAATCTTTCTCCAAACCTTCCAATACTTTATCCACCGTGCTAGCTAATCTCTTTCTCATAAAGAAAGCGGTAAAAGCAGGGTCATTCTTATTGGTTTTGATGAAATCGTTTAATTTAACCCTTACATGCTCAACATTCTTAATCAATTCAAGGGATAGCTGATTAACTTGAATAATATCCAGATTGTCAAGATTAGCAATAAAGGCAGAAAAAATATCTTCCAAACTATCTAGAAATGGAAGTTTATAGGATTGATTGATTTGAGATATAAGACCGCTATACTCTGGCATAAACTTTCGGTAAATGTCAGCTAAATTATTTTTAATCGTCTCAATCAATTCACCGGCAGGAGCATCAGGATTGATTAGCTCTGCGGCGTATTTGAGAGTTAGAAATCTAGCTAGTCTTGATACACTCATAGATCACCCGAAGATCTTGGAGTTATTAAAGACTGCTCCTTCATAAGTTTCATCCTGACCTCTTCTATAAAGAGGACGGCAATTACCATCTTTATCTTGATACACCTTGTGAACTGGTAATCCAGTATGTGCACAGATTGGATGCTCACTAGTAGCATTCTTGATCATGTGAGAACACTTGACTTCAGCTTCAGCCTTCTTGTGGGCTAAACCATCTAGGAATAACTGGAAGCCGATGGCATGAGCCTTAGTATCTCCAGAATTTGCTAGGACGTTCAAGGCGTCTTCTGCCTTGGCGTGGTTACCCTCGGCTAAAGCTACTCTCAAGTTATTTAATACATCACTTGGCTTCAAACCAAATTGAGGAGAGGCAGCAGCCGCAGCTTTGAAGTCGCTGGCATTACTGACGTATAGTTCGTTAATTCCTTCTTGGCTAAATGAAGCAACCGTACCATTGCACAACATGACACTTGGCTTAACCATATTGCCACTGGCAAATTTGACAGGAACGGTAAATCCAACCCTGCCCGCATCTAGTGCAACGCTAAAGAGAATGGAAGTGTCGTCACTTTTGACAACAGTAACTTGTGGGTTCTTATGACCGTAGGTTAACAACTGTCTAGTCACATGTTCTCTAGCAGTCTTAACTTTATCTGCACCGAACTGCCAAGAAGCTTGACCGTATGGAGTGGTGAATTGTTTTTCGAAAGAAACGAACTCTTCGGACCTCGAAAGCTCCACATCTTTCTTGGCAGCCTCAGCAACCTTCAAACCAACTACTTGGTTCTGGAAGAATTCTGACTTACCTTGACGAGTAGCATTCAATTTAGTTAATGCAATCTCTGCATCGCTAACAGTCCTGTTTTCAGAAGCCGCACTGGTCAACACACCCAAGATGCTGGTAGCATTAATCTTGAGTTTGGTGCCAGCGAAGGTAGTTAGATAGGTTTTAATATTGGTATGATTGAGTTCTTGAGGACCGGTGTTGCCCATAAAAACCGAAGCTTCAGCCACGGTGGTTTTGGTAGTCTCTACTGGAACATAAAGACTGGTGACTCCCTTTGGAGTCTCGTAGTCGGCTCTGATAACTAGGAATTTCTCGTTGCCATCATCGACTGCAAGAGCAGTTGGCTTCAAATTCCAAGCATCTAAAGTGCTAGCCACTGAGGCTAACGCTTTATTAGCCAAATTTTGGCTGTAAAGTTTAAGTGGAGTGAACTTGTCAAAGACACTATTCAGCGCATTTGCTAAGATTTGATCACCAACTTCGTAAGTATTTACCTGAACAGCTTCATCTCTTGGCATCAAAGTTGGTGTTGGAAGAGAATCTACCACACCCAATTCGTCCTGAAACAATTCAGCGAACTTGGTGTTACGAGAATGTAGTTTTTGATACAAACTTTTAAGTTCTGATTTACGAATAAAGAAAGTATTGTTAGAAGCGAGCTTACCAATAACACGAGACATAGCTCCGATGGTTTGATCGCCCGGATAAGCCTCAACGGCTTTAGCTAACTTGGCAGCCAGAATCGGGGTAGCAACTCTTTCGCTGTCATCAACTGACTTTGCCAAAGAACCTACTAATTGTTTGATTTTGTCGAGACTCATTTAAGCATCCTATTCCGTATGTTAAACCAACTCAGGGTATTTATTTAATACCGCATTTTTAGCTGATGCTGGCAACTCATTGAGTAGAGCCTTGACCAATTTCTTGTTTGCAGCTAGCTTAGCAGGTAGGTATTCTTCAATCTTATATAGCTCGGAAGGAGGTATTCCTAACTTGCCAGACGAGATGCTAACTAGAGGATCGCCTTTGTAAGAGACCTGTAGGTCACCGGCAGTCTTGCTGACAGTCACACCCCAGGAAGCAGTCTTCTCTTCTTCCTCAGACTGGTACATCGCAACGATATAATCACCGTCTTCGGCGTTCTGTACCTGCCACAAATCAGCAGCCTTATCACTATCTTTGAATCTAACAATGTCAAAAGCAACGGTTTCCAAACGATCTTTAACATCGCTCAGTTTGTAAGCTCTTTTGTAGATTTTGGTTTCCAAACTAGAGTAATCTATCGAATTTTTTGACATTACGTCTCCCATAAACAGAACGTGCCTACTATAGATAAAGAAATATTGATACGATTTTCTACTTATTTAGGCGGGTAGTATACCTAATAAGTCCATTTTATTACCAAAAAGAAAGGCGGGCTTCAAATGAAGCCCGCCTTTTATCTTACCACTTTTCTTCTCTACAAGCTGCCATCTCTGCTAGTATCTCTTTAATCCTGTCATCGTTTTCGATAATCTTGCGGATTTTCTTTCTAGCCCCACCGTAAATCTTCTTACCATTCTTGTAGTCCACATTTCCATTTAAAGACTTGGTAATAGAACTTTGGTTGACATTCAGCATCTTGGCAATCTCCATCTGAGTGTAGCCATCTGCGTAAAGTCTAATCACTTCTCTTTGTCTTGGAGTCAAAAGGGTATCTACCACTCTCCAAAACTCTTGCTTCAACTGCTCTTCTAAATCCATTAGGTCCTCATCGTACTGAAATGGGTTAAGTCTATTGTAAATGCTGTCTTCATTGCAAAAGGCTTCCATCATGTCATTCGAACAAACTGTTTCCAACAGGACCCATTGGTATTTGTCGCTACGATTTTTTCTACGTTCCATTTGAACTCCAGTAAAGTTAAAGACTGAATCAGAATATATCAATAGCAAGGAGTGGTAATTTTAGTTTAATTATCACGCTTTGACAACAAAAGACACAGACTCATTACCATTTTTGGTTAGGTATTCGTCGATGTCTTTATAACTTTCTGGTAAGTAAAAATTCTGAATATTGGCAAGTTTGCCATACTTGTTAATCGCTAGTTTCCTCCCCTTTTCGCCAGCTACATCATTATCCAATAACAGAAATATGTTATCGGTGTATCGACTAATGACAGAAAATTGATAGGCTGTCATATTAGAAGTACCTAATGCGACAATATTCCTAAATCCCTTTTCAACAGCTTTAATAACGTCGAACTGACCTTCTACGACATAAACACAGTTTTGGTCTAAAATATGTTGTTTATTTTCGTGCAATCCAAAAACTAATTGACCTTTCTCAAATCGTCTCGTTTTTTTAGTATTCTTGTACTTGGGAATTTTCTTCGCCTTCTGCTCCTCTTCACTCAGTAAGGTTCTTCCTACAATAGCCACTATCTCGCCGTAAGTATTACGAAATGGCATGATAACCGGATAGTCTTCGAAATAAGGAACAGGAATCATTCGATGAGATAAAGAGTCTTCTATCTCTCTATAATACAATAGACTTGTATTAAGTAACGCCTCTTCTCCTACCATTTCAGTTAAGACATTTAGATTATTAGTCCTTGGGAAATAACCAAATTGGAATTGCTGCCGACTCTCTTTGTTGAGCCTAGAATCCAAATAGTCTCTAGCTTCTTGCGCTTCTGGGAAATTCTCCAACAGAAATTGACAGGATTCAATGATTTTGTTTAACATGCCATACTTCCTAACGTGGCGAATTTAGACATCTTTATTGGCGTTTTTCAACTTTTCTTTGAGCATATTTTTGAAGATTGGGCTCAGATTATTGAGTGGATCGCCACACATACTACAGACTATATCGTCGCCAAGGTGCATCGGCTGCTCTTCTCTACCACATGCCGGGCACTTGACAGCAAAGGGTTTCGGCTTAGTCTGTCGAAATTGCTTCATGCTCTTCATTTGGATCTTGACAAACGGCGTAATGTTGGTTATTTCTCTATCACACTCCGAGCAATAAACTTTATTGTCCTTAGGATCTAGATAAGGTTCTTGAATTTTGCCGCAACCTTTATTGGTGCAGAATGTGGAAAATGCCATTATGATATCCTCTCATTAGTAAGGATGTCGATAATCTTATGGACATCCGCTGGGTATTTGACGTCTAGAATTACTCTTTGATTCCCAGTGCCATTCACGCCTAAACGTGGAATTATAATCTCTTCTTTATTCCTAGACATCGGTTTTACTTCTATTTCTTTATTGCCAAAAATAGTAGGAACTACCTTTTGGCACCCTTTCAGGGCTTCTAGAAGAGATATTTCTAAAGTAGATACCACCTGATTACCATCTAGGGATAAGCCCTTTTCTGGAGTCACAGCCACGTGCAGATGCACGTCTGTGTGTTGTTCTAGTGGTCCGAAATGACCGGCAAAGTTTCCCATTCCACCTACACGCAGAATATTCCCATTCTGAATTCCGCCAGGGATGGTGACGTTAATAGAGGTTTCAGTTTCTACCACACCAGTAGCGTTGCAGCTTTTACATGCCTCGGCAGATGACCGACCAAAACATTTATCACAAGTCCGTACTACTATCATGTTGCCCTGACGACTAACGACTTGTCCTTTACCACCACATTTAGTACAACCATTATGGATGGATACTTCGCCTTGACCATGGCAGTTTTTGCACTTGGCATTGCGGTTAAACTTTAGATCCACTTTACATCCCCTCACTGAATCTTTAAATGAGATAGTAGTGTGTAAAGGAATATTTTCTGCCTGATATTGAATCTGGCTACCAAAAGGATTGGTAAATGGATTGCGCTGATGCATCACATCTTCACGATCAGTACTTCTACCAGAAGAGACTACCTGATAAGCTTCATTGATCTTTTTGAACTTATCTTCGGCTCCAACCTCCTTATTGATGTCGGGGTGATACTTTTTCGTAAGTTCGCGGTACTTCTTCTTAGCCTCCTCCGGTGTGGAGGTCTGGGGAATTTCTAAGATTGAGTAGGCTTCCTTGAGATTCATTTTTTCTTACCCTTACGCTTGACCTTATCAGTGAGGACTCGTGCATAATAGAGAGCGACAGCTACACCATCCGCTTTGTCGAAACTTTCCACTTTGACTTTGCCCTTTTTATTGTACTCGTAAGGAAATGTAATTCCTAAATGTTTAGCGACAAGCTCCGGCATATCTTCTTTTTTTGGCAAAACTTTATCTTCTTTTAGTCCATGCCTAATAGTCATGACATTGAATAACTCCGGCGACCTTCCCAGATAATCATAAGCGCATAATCCAATCATCCTATTAAATGTAGTTAGCATGATAATAGTTTTGGCAGTACTTTTGCCTTGCATGAATTGGATAATATCTTCAATGCCAATATAATCTGGTTGTACCTTATTGATAATAACAGAAATCTTATTTCTGGTATCTACAATACGTTCAATGATGGATCCCTTCTTTAGGGGTTTGACATAGTCACAAACTTTATAATCGATCTCTTTGGTTGTTTCATTAATCTCTAATACACACCAACCAATTGTAGTACTCGACACATCAAATCCTAATACTTTTTTCATACTAGGTCATATATCGGACAAAATAGAAAAGGAGATAAGTGTTACCTTATCTCCTCTTTTGCTTGACTTACTTAGCAGTGTTCGTTAGGAAGTGGCGTCAGCTTCAGAGCTGCCGTCATAGGCTGGGAAGTCTCCGCCCATTTCCTCGTCATCAGTCATGCTCACAGGAGCAGCGGCTTTAGGAGCTGCTTTCGCAGATGCCTTCTTGCCAGTTGCTGGAGGTGCAGCAGCTACAGCAGCTGCGGCGACGGCAGTTGCATCAGATGCAACGCCCATGATCTTGTCAACTCTACGTTGCAATTGCTCCAAGGTTGGAGGAGTGCAGCGTCTCTTCAAATCGTCCAAATCAGCGTTGTCCTTCAACTGTTGATCAGTTGCAGAAAGTGGCTCCTTGGAGATTGGTTGCACAGAGTAGTAGTTGGTTGGTCCACCGTTTTTGTCGACAACGATATCGATGTCGTACTTGGTTGGATCACCCCAACGTGCAGTGTTTCTGGCTAGCTTACGAATTGCTGAAAAGACAGCAAACGAAACATCTAGCACCTTATAGGTTCCAGTCTTACGGTCAATCACACCGTAGAACCAACGTGGCTTGGCTTTATCGCCACCATCGCAAAGTGGGCAGCTGCCATGAAGGGCAGAGCATCCAACCTTCTGTCCAAAATCTTTTGGATTGGTTGGGTCTTTCTTGACCTTGTGAACAAGGTATTGGAAAGGCGCGGTTACGAGTCTTAGCTCGTTGGAACCTTCAGCCAAACGAAGGAACAAGTCCTTGTTGTTTCCACCCTTTTTGTTATCTGAACCACCGTACACATCATCATTATAAGAAACTTCACCGAATGTAGTCATTGTATTCTCCTGCTATATTTATCTTCTGTACACAAAGGTACTTTTTATTTAGCGAAACGACGTTTTTTATTTTAGCACATCAGCGTGCAAATCTAACGAAACGAGTTCTAGTATGATCTGAGGAACGGCTAAATCTTACTCCGATACCTCTATTGCGTAGTCTATTGACCACTCTATTAATTACCACTCTGAGTGCGCCTGGACTTCCTGGTAAAATTGTCCTTTGTCTCTTGCTCAAAACTCGGTTAAGAGCCGTTGTCAAATTCGTAACTGTACCAATCCAAATGCCCGCAGATTGTCTTTCTATCACCGAAGAGATACCTCGAAAAACTACGTCATCGACGTGGCTAATCGCTGCATTTCTGCGATTGATTATCTTACTATTAGATGCCATTTTATTACTCACTTTCTTACTTTTTGATCGAATTATTTGATCAGTGTTGAGGGTTTATTTGCGTTAAAAACAAGGCTTCTGATGCTATGAACTCTATGAGACGGAAACATCATATCTACAATTTCTTCTTTAGGAGTTGAAGCAATAATCTCGCTAAATCTTTTGGTGATTTCTTCTTCACCCAGAAGAGAGTAAACGCCCTTAACTTGAATGAAGGTGGTCTCAAAAGCCGGCTTATCTATCGCAATGAATCTAATAATGCTCTTGCCTTTACCAGATGACTCTTCGAGAGTAATCAGATAACAAGGCTTTTTAGAAATGTGTCCTACTGGCGGAGCAGCAGTTACACTTATTGCAAAATCTTTCTCGGTCATTATTTGCTACCTTTCTTCCCTTTCTTCTTTTCACCATCAGCATCAAGTGTTGTGATACCAGCTTGTGCGGCGGCTTCAAAAGCTGCTCTCTTAGCAATTTGTTCTTGTCTCTTGGCTTCCATTTTAGCTTCGCGAGCTTCATTTGCCTTCATTAACAACTCAGCTGCTAATGCAGGGTCACTCTTGACAGCTTCAAAAAACTTGGGTTCACCAACCCACTTGCGGTCTCCATATTCATGAGAAACGCTGGAAGTCTTGACGACTACGTTGTAGTCTAGCGCCAAGCGTCCGATTTCTTCGTGTGTGTCTATAACACCGATTCCAAAATTTACTTTGAATTCGCACTTTCTTGGCCAAGGTCCAAACTTAGATTTTTCAATAGTAGCTCGCAAAGGATGTCCAACCTTATTCTCTTTCTCATCAAGAATCATTGCATCTTTACGTTGTACTGCTTCGAAATAGACATTTGCACTTAGTGTGTGTGCGTAAGTGTTACCACCTGAATAAGTATGGTCGGCACCATAAGGATCCATATTATCTTTCTTGTGATTGATAATGATGAAAGGAATATTTGCTTTGCTAACTTCTAAAGTGAGTTTCTTGAAAGTGGTCGTTAAGAATCTGGCTAACAAAGCCATGTTCATCTTACCAACTACTGAAGTATCTTCTCCAGGAGGCACAATTGAACCTAGTGAATCTAGAACAATTAGGTTAATGTTTAACTCTTTGGCACTGATTAAATCTAGTAAACCTTCTTTAGATTTACCTTTAAGTACGTGAGTTTTTGCATCTTCTTTTGGAACACCTAAAAGCATTTCAAAACACTTACGACCATTAGCCGCTTTATCACCGAACACATGAATAACACGAGATGTGTCTACGCCTAAAACTTCTGCCCAATTGGGATCGAAAGTTTGCTCGGCGTCAATAAACATCTGTTGAGAAGTGGGGTCTTGGCGTTGAGCTTCTAGCATGGCAATCATAGCCATCAAAGTTTTACCACTTCCAGTAGGACCGTAATATTGAATCAGTCTTCCTTTTGGAAGACCACCAGAAGACAGCGCATCATTTAGTGCGGCGGAGCCGGTCGAAATAACTGGGACCTTTTCGCCCACAGTTTCGTGAGCCATTCTGAAATCTATTTGCTCTTCCGAGTCAGCATAACTTTTGAAAAACGCATCTAATTTGTTCGACATTTTATCTCCCATCATTCATAGCCGTTGGGGACTGGCTCGTTAGTCGTGCTCTGACTATATCCGAGGATCGTCTTGCGGAGCCCGGCGGCAATATCTTTAAAATGATGGTGAGCCTTCACCAAAATTTCATATTTGCGGTCGAGGACTAACTTGCTTCCCTTAGCGTATGCTAGTTTAATTTGTACTGCTTCTACTTCGGGCGAACTTTCTCCTGCCCATTTTTTCATGTCTACTGTCGTCCTTGACCCATCTGGCGCCGAGTACTCCAAAGACACTTTATTCTTTGTACTGTTTACTTTCGCTTCTAGATAACCGATTGTCTTTACCATCTTACCTAGATACCCTGCAATCACATCTGCTCCTCGTAGAGACTGCTGTTGTAGCATTTCTACGTGAGACAAATCGATAGCATCGATATCTCTCAAATTTACCAACACTTGCTCAATCTCAGTCATATCGAAATTAGCAAAATCTTCCTCTAATTCCGTGCCCAAAAAATCGCTAAGTCTTACCTGCTGGGTCATGTTGTCTTCCTTCTGTAATATAGAATATCGTGAACTTTCTCTCGACAAATAGAATTACTTGTCCTTCAATTTTTCTTTCATCTGCTGGCACACGTCGTCCACCTGTTGGTGCATCAAACGAAGATGCTGGTGCTGCATTAAACTCATCAAAAATAAGAATACTTCGAAGCTAGTTCTAAAGGTAGAAGGCGGCTTCAAAAAGATAATAATTCCATCAGGACCCGTTTCAAACAGATTCTTGAATAGGTCTTCACCTTTGTTATTAACTGTAGTATATGATTTGACGATTTTGAGGTACATAGCCCACTCATCATCTGTCATATCTACTCTTTTATTGTCAATTACTTTAATGGACATAACTTACCGTCCTCAATTATGATCGTGAAAATGAGCCTTTAGCTCCTGTACCATTGACCACATCGCGGCGAGCCTGAGATACCTTGGCTTGTAGTCTTTGTAGATGTGCCATGTCTTTGGCATTTGCTCCGCCTCCAGAGCCTCCAGCAGCCTTTCCTTGCGCGGCGGCGATGTTAGCCTGCAAGATATAGTCTCCACCCGGCAAATCGTCATCTAGCTCGGCATCTAGGGAAGACGCCACTTCAGCACCACCAGAAATCATCTGTTGAAATTCTGCCACCGCTTCTGGATCAGCTTGGTCCATCATACCGGCAGGAAGCATCATACTACCACCAGAAGGATCCGTTAGACCCTGAGAGCCGGCTTTCTTGATTTGTTGAAATACCTTTTTAAGATGTTGAGTCTTTTCTGCTGGAGAGTTAAAGCTGGGACTAACATTGGGTCCAAGTTGTTGATTGGTTTGCTGTGGCTTGATAACTTCGGCTCTTTTAAAGAAGTCATTAGTCTTCTCTTCCGATTGAATCTTTTCTACCAGCACATCCTCTTCGCCTTGTTCGGTCTTGACCTTAACAATAGACTTCTGAGATTCCTTCTTCTTAAGGAATTCTTTATCATCTTCAATCTTCTTAAGTTCTTTAAGCATCTCCTTTGGCATGTACTGTCCAATGTTAGGAGAATCTGTTTTGATATAATTGTGGTTTGATAACATCCAATCATTTACTTGCTCAGGATATTCTTTCAAAGAATCCATAGTCTCACGAAGAGTAGCAAATAAATTCTTTAAATGCTCTTCCATAATGTGTTTCCCACAGAATGGGCACACATTGATATCAATGGCATGAGTCCATTGTGGATTGATTTCAATTTCACAAGATATACACTTCATGATTTTCTCGCTCTCCAAAAAATAGGAGGTTTTCGCACACTAGCGGTCTTGACTCGGGCATGCTTTTTGTTTAGATAATCCAATGCTTCAGGATCCAACGGTTCAGCAAAACATTCAGAAAATTGCTTCTCAAGCGCATCAATCTTTCCTGGAGACTTAGACTTTATATCAGCGACCATCTGTCTAAGACGGTAGGCACTGAGCGGGATGGCGTTTTTGTCAGCAATGTAATCTGTCGTAATAAAACCAATGGCATCTTGCAATTTCTTGTCTTTGCAAATCTGAGCAAACTCATACAGCTTCTTCATCCTAAGTTCGGATGAAGATGGTTCAGATTCTGGGACAATAGTTTCGCCCAAACGGACAACTAAATCCTTAATCTTTCCTCTATCTGTATATTGTTTGACCGTTCTAATTGGCATTTTACCTCAGATATTATACGAGATTATTCTTTATCAGACACTCTTCTAAAACAACCTTTGAAACTCTTAGTTACTTTAGCTTTAGCTCTAGTTTTCTTGTTTTTACCCACTGCTACACTTTGACGAGAAGTAGCATTTTTAGGTTCTGTCTTAGGGTGTCTTAAAATTACTTTCTCTAATGAAGTTAAAGCATCATCACTGAACTTTAGAATTTCATCTACCTGAGCTTGAAACGCTTTGACACTAGAATCTAACAGTCCTCTGTCTACCATTTGTTGTGTTAACTCACGAGCTTTAGCTAATTTGGGAGACAGCTGGGTTGATTCGTCTTTATCAAATTCTAATTCTTCAGCGTATTTCTTGAGAGTTTGAAGGGCTTCTTTGAGAGAACCAGAATTCAATAAACCTTCGGAATTGAAAATCTTAGCGGGCTTAGTTCTCTGTAATGAAGGCTGAGCTACACCCAATTGAGATACATCAGTCAAATCTTTGAACTTTTCTTTAGTTAGATGAAGATGTTGTAGCTTCTTGTTGGTCTTATCAAAAGCTTTCAATGCTGGAGCAAAATCAAAATTTTCCTCAAACTCTTCCGAATCATCGACATTGTTCAACATATCTTCAAGAGCTTTTCTTTCCTTTTCACCAGGCTGGGTGTTAGGATCAATTCCTTGAACTACCATCAAATGTTGCATGAACTTATTAATTGGGGCAACAGTCTTGTCTACTAAGGCAAAACCTATGGAAACATATTTGTTCAATACTTCTGGATGTTTTTGTAATAAATCTGTTAATGCTTTCACTTGACTTCTCCTTCACCTGCTGCGGACTGAACAACTTCTAGCCACTCTTTTGATGCAAAACCAGGGTCATTTAATGGTTGTAGAATTTCCTTAGCCTCTTCTGGTGTCAATGAAGGTGGCTGAGGTTCCGAAACAACAGAAGTTGTGGCGACAACAGCAGCTTTAGCAATAAGATGTTCCTCAAACTGTTTTCTAGCTGCCAAAACTGGATGCTTACTAGGTTGTTTTACCCAGGAATCCTGCGAACTAGTAGTCCAGGATGGCTTCTTAGAAGTATAGTAGGTCGCCAGTTTCTGTTGAGCTTCCAATGGATTATATTCTGGATAGACCTTAGGAGGAGCTGGAGGTGGTGCTGGAGGCGCCACATAATCTGGATCTTTACCTTTTAGAATGATGAGTTTACGAACATATCTACCAGTGATGGCTAATAGAGAAAGAGTCACATATTCTACGATTCCGATATACTTGGCACGGAACCAGGCACCAATAGCTTTAAAGAGCTTCATTATTTATTTCCTGTAATCTTGGATGGTTTTCTGCCTCTTCTTCTTTTATCAACAAGCTCGGTGGCACGAGCAACTAACTCAGTTTCTTTTTGAGTTGGTTGAAAATGAGAGGCTATACTGGTGCCGCCGAAGGTATTCGGTCCAGAAACATCAGCACTGACATACACACTATTGAAGGCGCTTCCGCCGTCTGCAAGGGTACTTGCCACAGACAAAGAGTTATTACTGAAGGCGGAATTAGTCGAGCCGGTATAGTTGAGTTGTGGAGTTAAATCAACGCTTCTTGTAACGCCGCCTTCAGTAAATTTGTTTTCATTGTAGAACTTCACGCTGGAAGCTTTCAATGAAGGATCGATAAAAGCAGAAAGATCTTTCATTAATTCTCCCACTTCTGGAGCATCGGTTGGGTTGACGGAGACGCCACCCTCTGCACCAATCTTGTGAATTTCATCTACCAATTCCTGAGTGGTCAGGTCATCAGCTTTTGCCATCAAATCATCGAAAGCTTCTGGCTCTGCAACGAACATATTTGGCTTTGGCTTATCACCTTTTGGCTTTAGGAACTGCTTGAAATGGTTTTGAACCATCTCAGGCGCTGGTTTATTTCTGGAGTATCTAGGACCTTCATTCACAGTGTTTAATTTGAGATTGAAAGTAGAAAGAATCCAAGCAGCAAAATCTTCAATAGAAGAATTGTTTTTGCTGAGTTCTACGGTCTTCTTAAGAACCATAGACATTACATCATTAGATTGAGTGATACCCATTGACTTCTCCGAGGAATCATTATCCTCAGGCACAATTATCGTGCCCGAATCAGATTGGTATGCATGTGACAAACGAGGGTCTCCCGCCTTAAACCAGCGCCACGCCGTCAAGTAAGAAATTCCCTGTTTATCTGCCCAATCTTTTAGCTTCATGACTTCATTCCTCGTTATGCATATACAGATACTATCATTTATATCATTTTTCGACTTTAAGGGTGTTTTCAGTCGATTTTATTATTATCTGATATCGTATATATCAGTCATCTTCGGACTCGTCATCTAAATCGATAAGTCCTTCGTCATAAAGCATGTCCTCGATTTCTTCCAATAAATCCTTGGATTCACTAGGCTTTTCAGTAGTATCCTTGGCTAATTTCGCCTTAGCTTCTTTCAAATTAACCTTCTTGGCTTTTAAATCAGCGGGCAGTGCTGGAATATCTGCCACATTATACAAATCATCCAAAATGATTCCGATATCATCTTCATAGTTATTGGTGTTGCCGGCAAAACACAAGGCAATTCCTGAGTTAAACACAGCCTTAGAATGTAACTCTTTGATACGATCTTGTACCTGCTTCCATCTATCTGGAAAGATAGTACAACTGCATTGATCACCATTCTTGTCTTCCAGAATGGCTTTGATCATAGATTGACCATAATATTTGCTAGTTTCTTTCTTAACCTTGAATTCAAAGAAACCCCTAACAATTCCCTTGATGGGAGATAGTTTGGTTTTGTCTTTAGCTTTCTTGATTTCATAAATGGTCACATGATTATCTTTAAAGAACTTGCCATATGCATCCGGTGGCTTACAAGTGAAAGATTCTCCCAAGAAGAACTGTTCCATGGCATATAGCTCCGATAGTTTCCAATCAGCTTCGGCAGGCCAAGGATAAACAAACTGATCAATTTTCGGATCATGCTTCTTCAACCAGACCTGTAATTTCTTACGATAATCTGAGCAGTATAGATAGATGAGCTTGCGAGGAATCTTGAAAGAATCCATGGCACCGGCTGATGCCAAAGCTTGAATGCTATTGGCTCTCACCTTCTTGGAATCTACTCTCGCCATGAAATCAAAGAAACTGTTGAATGGTCTTTTTTCAATAATGTCCTTGATAGCATCCTCGCCGACAAACTTAAGAGCATCCAGTCCCGTCAATAGTTTGTTACCATCACTAATGGTATAAGTCAACTGTGAGGTGTTGATATCTGGTGGAAGAATCTTAACTTTATGACCCCTTAGTTCTTTTTTGATTTTCTCAATATTGCCTCTGGCATCTGGATTGTTGGATTTAACTTCAGCCATCAAATTAGCCAATAAGAATTCTACTGGAAAATGAGCCTTTAATGCTGCGGTCTTGAATCCCGTCATGGAATACAATACAGCGTGAGATACATTGAAACCATAGCCCTGGAACTTATCTACAACTTCATCCCAGATACGTTTGGCAATGGGCTCGCTAACACCTTGCTTGATAGCGTCTTCAATGAATTCCGTTCTCCATGCCTGAGCTTTCTTGGGGTTTTTACCCTTTTCTTTAGTCAGTTTACGCAAACGGTCAGCTGAGTGTAAACTCCAACCAGCCACGTCTTGTGCCAAATACATCAGACACTCTTCATACAAGCCGAAACCATAAGTGCTATTGAAAGCTCTTCCTAGTTTAGGATGTAGTAACGTCATCTTCTTCTCACCATCTCTGGTCTTGATGAAGTCGTTGCGCATATCACGAGCTGATGGTCTCGCCAAAGCATTGATGTTGGCTAAGTCGTTGATGTTTTCTGGTTTGATACGACGGCATAAATCAATGGTGCCTCCGCTGGTTCCCAACTGGAACACGCAGAAAGTATCTCCCTTGGTAATTAGGTCGTAAGCTTCCTTATCAGGAGCATCGTAATCTAACGGATCAGGAGGTGGCACTTTACCACGAGCCCTGATGATCTTGTAGGTCTCACCAATGATATCCAAAGTAGATAGACCCAAAGTATCCATCTTGACCAATCCGTTTTCTTCGGCTTTGTCTTTATCATACTCAATGGCAAGAGAACCATCTTTATCTTTTCTAAGTGGTATCAATCCAGTCAAAGGTCGAGCTGAAATGATAATACCACCTGCGTGTGTCGACCATGCACGATACTTACCACAAATGCTTTTGTACTCTATGAATTGAGGATATCTTTTGCAATACTCAGCAAACAATGGCACCTTAGCCAAGGCATCATCAATAGAATGAATGTCTGCTGGGATGCAGTCTGCTGCCTCTGTACCGATTCTAATCGCTTCGTCTTTGGAGCCGCCTATCTCGCAGGCACGGGCGATGTCTCGAACGTATACCTTTGGCGTGATGGTATTGACGTTAGATACGTGAGCCACATGGTCTTCTCCATACTTTTTACGCAGATATTCCTGTACCAAAGCTCGCCCGCTGGGAGCAAAGTCTGTATCAATATCTGGAAAGCTAGACTTTTCCTTGTTATGGAATCTAGCAAAAATCAAGTTATACTTGATGGGATCCGCTTGATGAATTCCTAATAAGAATCCAATCAACGAACCACCGACAGATCCTCGACCATCTCCAACGGCAATATCGTGTTTGCGTGCCCAGTCAATAAAATCTGCCACGATGAGCATGTAGCTGGAGAATCCGTGAAACTCAATAACATCCAACTCTTCTATCAATCGATCTTGATACTGCTTACGATTCTCGTCGTTGATACCCTTGATTCTGGATTCAAAAGCCTGCTCACATTTATATCGCAAAAAGACTTTATCTTCATCCAACCTTTGGACATCTTCAGGTTGTTTTAGTTCCCACTCTAAAAACTCCGCATAATCTGGTTCATCTTTGACTGGGAAGATTGGCAATTCTTTCCCAGATGGATTGGAGAACTTAGGGTCAATCCAATCCGGTTTCTCACACAAGCTGGCAAAGTAAGTCGTGTTGGCACAGGCTTCTTTAGCAAATTCTTCCCCATAATTTCTGGCAAAGAAATTCACTACCTCCTCGCCCGTCTTCAGATAAAAATCAGGCACATTGTATCGGAGTCTAAAATTAGAATACTTTGGTTGATGTGAACCAATAGCCAGAAAGACATCATGAGTATCTGAGTCTTCTTTCTTAATATAGTGAGCATTACATGCCGGTACTACCCTGATGCCGTGGGTTTTGCCCAGCTCAATAAGTCGGCGATTGAGAAACTGTTGATCGATCTCATCGTTGTAGATGTTCCCACCACGTTTCATGTTGTTGGGTTGGATTTCCAATCCCAAATTGTCACCAAATAAAACCTTCAATCGAAGTAGTGTCTGCCCTGCTTCCTCAAATTTCTTGTTCATCAGTAACTGATTGATGATACCATTACCACAAGCCGTTAGACAAATAAGTCCTTCGGCGTGTTGTGCTAATAATTTCCAATCCACAATTGGATACACGCGCTTCCCCAAGAAAGAACCCTGATCGAAACCCTTTTTGTTGAGGGTGAGCAGGTTACGATAGCCTACTGCGTTTTTTGCCAACAGAACAACATGACGAAATTTGTCGGTTACGTTGGTGGCATCATCGACGAAATAACATTCGCAGCCCATAATCAGTTTGACACCAGTTTCTCTGGAAGCTTTGAGGGCATCCCAGGCGGCTGCTAAAGTGCCGTGGTCAGTGATTGCAATGGCTGTCTGCCCTAATTCTTTGGCGCGATAAAAAAGCGTTTTGGGCGAAATGAGAGAATCAAGAATGGAAAAATCGGTTTGATTATGGAGCGAGACAAAATCGGTCATAGTACTTTCCTATTGGTTGTGTATTATGACAAAGTGCATATCGACTCACGTATGGAGCTGTTCAGCCTAAGGATAGGCTGCGTATGCTTTATCAGGGAATACGGTGATTAATGATGGGTAAGAATGCTGATTGGAAAACGATAAAGCCCATCGTCAAAATCGTAAATGGTGGCTAGAGTCTTAAATTGTTCCTTCCAGAACTTTTTGTTCTTGGTCTTTTTAGTTAGCAGCTCTTTCAAATCTGCAAAATATAACTTTTTCTTTTGGAACAATGCGTGTGCTACTAATGTAACCGCGTCCCAATTATCCTGCAATTCCAAAGAGACCTTCTTAATCATTTTCTTTTTGAATTCGTATCTTTTTCTTCCAGGTGGCGCCACGTTATACTTTTTAATTAGCGTTGCCGCCTCCATCGTGTCATTGGAAGATCCGTCTTTTAGAAAAGACGGGAACTTATCGGAACCAGAAAAGAGCTTGAATTGGTGTTTTTCAGCTACCAAACCAGCGTAAGATAAACAAACTTCAGCTAAAACACGGTCCATTAACAGACTATTATCCGTAATTTCTTTCAAAGGCGGAGACTCATAATGAGTAAAACCTTCGATTCTCTTGGACTTTTTATGTTCAAATACGTAAACTGATTCAATTTTCATGAAATGAAGTAAGCCGTAAATGGTATGCCCGGCTTCATGATAAGAAGTTGCAATGTATTCGTGTACTTGAGTTACTTTACGTCTCAGGTCCTCAATAGAGTTTATGCTGTAATTCGCCATGTTTCACCCCAGCTGCTGAAGTAACACCTCCAAATCATTGAGTTTTTGGGTGCACTCTTTGTGTTTACATCTTACAGTCAATTTATCGGACCCGAGAGGACCCGTTATTGTAAAGTCCGGATTATCCACATATAGGATTCCGGCTGTTGTAAAATTCACAGACTCGCTAAAGCCTAGCTTCTTGAGTGCTTCTAGATGATTTTTGGTGACGGGTTGATCTGTTCTAAAGATCAACACCGTTGATCCACAACACGCTTGTATCGTAAATCGTTCCACCTTCATCTTAGTCCTTGTTATCTATCTCAACGCCTTTGCCCTCTAACAGGAAGACGGCATACTTAATCTTAGCTGTCTGAGCTTTGATGGCATCACGATGAGGTTCGGAATAATCCTTCACCAATGCCTTAGCAGCATTGAGTTTCTCATCGGCTTCTTTTTCTTGCTCGATAGTATAAATGTTACCTTCAGCAGTAACAATAATCTTCTTCAGCTCATCCACACTGGCTGCATCAGCCGTATCTTTGAACTCTGGAAGCTTCTCAATTACTTTGTGCCACTTCTCTGGAAACGTCCCTGGTGCTGCGTCTGCTTTTTTCTTGCCCATGTTAAAACTCCTTACTCAACTAGTTTAACTGTTTTTGTGATGAAATCCATCGTGTGTTCGTCTCTAATTCTAGAGAACAAAATCTGTAAATATCCCGTTTTATTCATTTGCTGAATAACTTCGTCTAATGGTTGCTTAACTTGAGTCTTGGCTAGATTATGCTTCAAAACTTCAAAAACCTCTTGGTCAGTTAATTGAGCTTCAGGATTAGACTCTCTAATCTTATCTAAGATAAGAGAAAGCTTTACATTCTTAGCTCCCATTTCGATATATTTTTCTTTATCAAGATCTGATAGTATATTCCAATCTAATTTGGCATTGTGCACCAAATATTGGGCTTCAGATAATGATAGCCAATTAGGAACATCAAACTTATTTGATTCCACTAATCTGCCAGCCACAGCTTCATTGATGTTTTGTTTGCTCTTGTTTTGAATGGCGGCTTCGGCAGTGCCGGAAGCAAAAGCTTTCAATTCTGCAAAGTCTTTCTTACCAAACTTAAGAGCCAAAGTATCATCTAGTGGACATGGCGTAGTCTTAGACCCCATATTCAAAGTTACTTTGAGGTGAACCGTTTTACCTACCAAAGAGGGTAGCCCTGCGTCAGGTACCACTAAATCAAATTCTCGGGTTTCTCCCATAATCATTCCAAGCAAATTATCGTCGAATTGCGTAAGATTGCTAGCACCTACCGTCAACATTTCACCAACGGCACATAAATGATCTACTTTTTCGCCATCCACAGAGCCTTCGTAATCAACAATGACATTGTCACCATTTTGTACAAAGTCGGTTTCGTTATACGGTACGGCTTCACCAAAACGAATCCTTAGCTCTTGTAGCATTTTTTCCGTCAGTTCCAGTGTGGTTTGATCGGCGTGTGGCTTAGGGATTTCCAAATCTTGATATGGCTGCAATTCGAAATCTGGCTTAGTATGTAGATCAAAATCACAAGTAAACTTACCATCTGCTAGAAGCAGGGAGTTGAATCTTGGGGCGCCGTGGGGGCGGAGTTTCTTTTCGAAAAGGGTATTATGAAAAGCATCTTCAGCCAAGGCTCTTTTGAGAGATTCTTCAATTTGAGTTTTGTAATGAACCTTGATGGCATCGACAGAAGCTTTACCAGGACGAAAACCTGGGACTGGAGCTTTTTTGAAGTGGGCAATAACCTCGCCACGTTTGTTAAGAATCTCTTCAGCGTCCGCTACATAGTGAATGCTTAGTTTGCAAGGCTCAATTTCTTTGACTTCAATTTGCATGTGGTCCTCTTAGTAACTTACTTCGCCATAAGTGTTTGAATTGAAAGATTTGGTCTTACCTTCTGGGCAAAGACTTAGATAATCGCAATAGTTGCAAAGTGCGGTTGGATTCGGTTTATATTCCGTTTCATTCACAATTTGTTCAGCATACTTAATGTATTGATCTTTGACTTTCAAAATCTCTGCTAGAGTAAACTCTCTAGTAATATACTCAAAATCATGTCTGAGCAGAATGTATGACGCCCTTACTTTCGTAATGCTTGGGTCTTCCTTATGTATAACATAAGCATACGTTAATAGTTGGAACCAATCATCCTTCAGATATTTTTTGTTTTTTGTGGTCTTGTAGTCTGCCACGTGTATAACATTATCGGCATCCAACTGAATTCTGTCAATCGCCCCGTTTAAGATAATGTTTTTGGCGACTGGAAATTCAAATCTTTTTTCTACGGCAATTACGTTCGCCGGCAATTTATTGGCTTTATCCTTGGATACTAATCGCAAATACTTGTCAATCAATCCCCAACACTCTTTTTTCATATCTGGGGTCATCTTATCTTTGAACTCCAGAAGGGCTGCTTTATAAGCATCTCCCATAACGGTGTTGTAAGGTAGAAAACATCCTTCTAAATAAGTCTTATGAAAAGTTTCTAAGACCGAATGGCAGAACTTGCCAAAGATATGGAAATCCCAATCCTTGCGAGGCAGTTTCTGAACGTAACAAAAATCAAATTTCTTCTTGCAGCCATCAAAAGTTTTGGTTTTGCTGACCGACAGGCGCAATTCTTCAAGTAATTCTTCGGACATTTTATTCTTTCAAATAATAGGTGTACAATCTATATATCGGCGTCCGAACAATTTCAATTAAAATAGAACTCTTCTAGTGAATGGCAACCATTCGAATACGTATTTAGACCCTGGTTCTCTCGTAGACATTGCTACTCCAGATAAGTTACCATCGAAGGTTCCATTTTGAACATATGGTTGAGTAGAGATAATCCATTTATTAGTCCAACTATCCAAATAATAATAAGTCATCATATTGGTTCTTGGATTAAAATGTGATCTCAAAAAAGTACCGCTAACTGGCGGAGCATCTAAACCACTATTGAAAAAGTGATTGCCGTCTCTAGCTTTTTCTGGGTTCTCTAGAGAGAAATGCATTCGATTGATGTGCGGAGGGTCACCAGGATTCTCGGTAGTAGAATCTTGAAAAATGACAAAAGCTCTTGGGTCAAACATATTACTATTGATGTTAGTACTTTCCGGTGGAGCTGACTCTTTTTCAATCGTGAAAGAGGCTGGTAAATTACCAATACCCGGACCTATTTGTCCTTCACGGTCTGTGGTAGAATATTTAATACTATAGTTAGTTAGATCGAATGATTGATTAGTGAAACCCGTTGGATTACCCTTACCATCAAATCCAGTAGAGGTGGCGGGTAACGCTGGATTATCTACTGTAATACCAGCGTCAGCAGGATTGGTAAAATCTTGATTGGGCATGACCGGATTGGTACCAAAAGGATACAGGTCAGGCAGATTGGAGCCTGGAAGAGCATCGGTACCGGAATGCGCAATACGGACGTTAGTGCCCTCCACCATATTTGTAATAAAGGTTTCGGTCACGATTGGGGAGGAGTCGACCCCGTTGGTAGCTAGAATGTTTAAAGTTATGCTGAGACTGGTCTTGGACAAAAAGATAGGTCCAGTGTACATTGTGGAAAAGAGAGTAGGAATACTACCATCTAGAGTGTAAAAAATAGAAGCCGGTACATTGGTAGAAATCGATACCGTTCTAGGGATTCCTGCCACAATTTGCTCATCCGACTGGGTGACTGTTACGCTGATTACTACCATTTTATACCAGATTTAGAAATTTTGCATTAGCTACGGTCATCTTTTTCTTTAGCATTATGCGATAGATTTTATGAGCCGCTTTTCGAAGAAGACGGGCTACCCGGAGGTAAATCTCATCCCCTTCCCTTCTATACAAGATTATGAAGCGATCATGATAATCTAAAAATTCCAAATCTGGGGTAGTACCTTTGTACAATCCCCTCTCGATGAGAACCAGTTTGTTCAAAGCCGACACCAACAGATAACGATAAAACTTTTGCTCTCCGTTAGCCGAATACTTCGGAACATACTCTTCTTTTAAGCCATCTATGCTCATCTTGAGTATATGTCAAAATATACTTATTTTAGCTGAGAAACAATCTGAGAAACCTCTAACTCTAGATTTTTTATCGTACTATTATTATGTAGTACATAACTAAATTCATCATCACGAATTCCGTCTTGGTTAGTTTCACTAATATCATCAATTTTTAGATGAGAATCTCTGAGTAAACGAATTTGATAAAACCCCAACGTCTTCAGATGGTCAAACTCGTTACGAAAACGAACATCAGTCACTACTACCAAACTAATACCTTTTTTGACAACCTTGCTAAGTCTGTTATCAAAATTACGAAGCCAAATATCTGGCTTATTGGCACGACCGAAATCATTACCAATATCAATGAGACACTGACGTACGGTTAGAGGAACACCGTTTTTGAAGGCTCCCGGTATCGGTTCGGCGCGGAATTTAGAGGAACCATACAGATATTTTCTTGGCAACTCGGGATAAGCAATACGAATCATTTCTTTGATAGGATCGGCGAATGCCATATACTTCATGCCTGAAAAAGATTCTGATGGACCTTTAGTATAATCAAATTTCAGATCATACAATTGTTTAAATAACAGTTTGCCCACTGTATTCTTACCAGTATTGGCTTTCCCACAAATTGCTATTTTGTACATACAAACTCCTTACCAAGAGGACACTACTCTTGCTTTGGATACCATATTGATATCTTGTTCCACCAATATAGCATGCGAGAATTTATCTTTCAATCTGTCGTTATGAGTAATAATTAGGATGGTGAATTCCTTTTGGAAAAACTTTACAATATCAGCAAAGGCATCTACGCTAGCTTTATCCAAAGACTGGTCAATTTCATCTAGTAATAGGAACCTGATATCGGTGCCAATCATCTTCTGTAAAAGGAATGACAAACCCAGTTTAAGACTGAAAGCTACTGCTAACTGCATAGCGCCCGATAACTGTTTGTAATATCGTTCTTTACCATTGATATGGTAGTTAATATCCAGCGTATCGGCTTGGTCGCCGTCGCCCTTGGTTTTCTCAATGAAAAAGGAAAGCTGTAAACCAGGCTTCAACTGCGACAGTAAGTTGTTAGCCTCAATCTGCAAATCATCCAAAACATTTTGAATAATCAGGTTAGGGATGCCAGTGGAGGAAAAAGCTTGGATGACAGACGGATATGTACTTAGCCTATCCACTAGCTCTGCCAACGCCTTTTCTAACTCTTGCTTTTTAAGCTGGTCCTTAGTTTTCTGATCAATGGTATGTTGTACCACCGCCTTATTGCTATTGAAATGGCTAATTTCCTTGTTGAGCTGATTCGTTTCTACCACTATAGTAGCAATTTTTTTCTTTTCAGCCTCAATCTGAAGCTGCAAAGTTTTAGCCTCCTCAATAGAAGAGTTCTTGAGTTCTGTTTGTGCCAGCTCTAGTTCAATACTTTTGCCACCCAGTTCAGTGGTGAATTTATTCAGCAGCGTCGCATATTCATCATGCAATGCCTTTTTGTCCAAGATTTCTTTGTTCTTGGCAGAGATTTTGGTATTGATGCCTTCTAATTGCTGTTTAGATAAATTGAGACCATTAACCACTTGCTGATGAGTCAATACCTCGGCAGAAAGAGCAACAATGGTTTTCTTAGAATCTTGCATGCTAGTTTGCAAGGCTTCCATATCTTTGGCGATATGAACCTTATGATCTTTTCTGTCCTTATCCGTCATGGGTTTGCGACAGTTTTTACAAACACTTCCGCTAGGCAGAGGAATCTTGAGATCCTCATACTCTTCCATTTTGTTTTTGATATTGACGTTATGTTGAGTAACTTGCTCTTTCAAGGCAGCAATAGTCTCATTCAAAATGTCAGCCTGGGAATAGTCGATAACCGCTAGCTTAGTCTGCTGTTCCTTTAGGTCATTGATTTCCAAAACCATCTCACGAGCGGCTTTACTGACATTGGTTTTTTTAGACTGATACTCCTTAACAGAGATCTCTAGTTTATTCTTTTCTGCCAGAATAGTTTTTTCCTGTGTCAACAGGGCAGCGAATTTACCTTCTAGGTTAGCATGAGTATTAACTAACTCATTAACCTTATTGGTCTGCTCCGCCTGTCTGGTGTTAACATCGGTTAGCAACAACGTTTTTTCTTCTAGGGTTTTTTCGACCGACGCTAACTGCTTGACCAATTCTAATAATTCTTTTTGAGGCTGACCCAAATTATCCTTCAGGATAGTGTTTTTCTCAATCTCTTTAAGAAGAGCACTAGACTTATCTTTCGCTAGTTTTTCCAGCTTGGTGTATACCAACAGATTAAGGGCATCCTTTAGAATGCCTTTACGTTTTTCTGGGGTAGCAGTAGCCAAACCTGCCATATCGTTCTGAGGAAACAAAGCTGTACTCAAGAAAGATTTATAGTTAATCTTGATCAGCTTAGCCAGATCTTTCTCGGTATCTCCAGCACGACTACCAGATTTATCTTTCCAGAACTTCTCGGTTTTTTTCTTACCCATCAGCGGAGATTCATAGTCAGCCACTATCGTATGATATACTTCATCATCGGTACCTGACACTGTATTCCTTTCTAACAGAGTTAGATCGGTACTGCCCTTCTTAGTTCGAGAGCGAGCTAGACGGTACTCTTGATCGCCAATCATAAAATCTAATACCACTTGACAGGCGTTAGTATCATCTCTAATTAGTCTCTCCAGAGGTACATCAGATTCGTTGAAGAGCACGTAAGCCAGGGCACAAAAGATGGTGGACTTACCAACACCATTGGAAAACATGTCATTGTTTTCTTTCCTACCCACAATAAGGGCGGAGCTAAATTCTCGGAAATCGATGAAGCCCTTTTCGTAACACACAAAGTTTTCGATGTAGAGTCTGATTGGCTTCATTCTTTCGCCTCAGCTTTATAGGTTTTATAGATATCCATCGCTAATTCTATAAAAGAATCACGCGCAAGCGCGTCCACGTACGTCTGTGCGTACGTTTTAATAGCAGATGCCACATCCATTTTGGTGTCAATAGTGTTCGTACCATCCTTTTTAATCAGAGCAATCTTTTTGGACTCTGAGATGCCGGTAACATTAAAGACTCCCTTTTCTGTTAGGAACTTTTCAATAGCTGATTTGCTCACTGATTTCAATTCGGGGGCGGCGAGGGAGACCTCCACTCGAACAATAGAGCGACCAAATTCTGTATCTGCCTTCTCAATCTCTTCTAGCACGTAAGCAGTAGGATCAACCGTATCCTTGGGAACCGTGATATTCAGTTTAATAAGAGGACGAGTTGGCAGATGCTCAATAGTAAAATCAGGTGCACCAGAATCACAATCAACGATAACGATGTATTTTTTGTGATCAGTTTCTCCAAAATTAGAGATATCCATACTGCCAATATGGGCTACATATGGCTTACTTTTTTTCATCAGTTGTGGCTTGTGAACATGTCCCATCCAAACATAATCGTAGCCGGTGAACATATCTAACGGACAGAACAGTTCATTAGCAATGTCGTCGATTTCATCGCCGATGGGGATGGAGCCTTCAATCGCCAAGTGTCCAATCATAATTTTCTTGTAGGTAACTGGGATGCCAGCTAGCTCATACTTGAAGCTTTCCCTTAAGATGTCTACGCCCTCGGCATTAGAAGAAACACTGAAAGATTTTCTATCACGGAATGGTACCAGCGTAAATGCGGTAGCCCCAATCATGACGGTATTGATATCTTTGTAAACACTAACGTTATCCAGCTCTACTTCGCTAATGATATCTAGGGAGGAAGTAAAAGAAGAACCACTACGTAGCATATCATGGTTGCCCATGATAATGTAGACGTGAATATCATAAGCTTGACACTTTTTCAGCCAAGCTAGAAAGAAGGTAATTAAAGATGGATGTGGTTTGGGGTCTTCAAAAACGTCACCAGTGATGATAATACTGTCAGCATGGCGTTCTATCGCCTGCTCCAAAGTCCAATCCAGAAGATTTAATTGGTCTGCGACTCTACTATTTAAGTTGGAACCAACGCCCGTTTTACCGATGTTGATGCCCTTCCCTAAATGGACGTCGCCAAGAATTATGGCGTGAGACATGTATAAGACTTTATCTTTCCTTTGAGCGCCTCGACAGTTCGGCGGAGTGCCTCATTGTCAAGCGTTTTGTGTCGGAGATGTACATCATCATATACCACGCAGATTTTTTCAATGAATGCGAAGGCTTTTTCATCAAAATGTTCCTGTCGAAATTGACGTACGGTGTTGGAAAAATCCATCATGATTTCTAGGCGTTCCGAAAAACTCTCGCCTTCTAGCACTTCGCCTTCGCTTGCATCGGAGGCAAATAATTGTAGAATTTTGTAAGCGGCTTTAGCTCTGGAAATACTTTCCATAGCAGCCATGAATTCACATCCGTGAGAGTGTTGTCCGCCTATTTTGCAACCGAAACAAAAAAAACTATTGGTGTGGGGATAATAAGTAAAAGAGCCCGAATTCTCTCGACCACCCTTATGGGATTTGAATGGACAAATGATAGTGCACTGGGTATTCGCCACACGAATGCCGTAATGTCTGAATATGTTACTAAGCGGAACTGTATTAGCTCGACGGATCAAGTCTTGGTAAAAGGCTTTTCCTGTAAGAGCCTCTGAAGAATTTCCAGTCTCCCCTGGTTCCTCGCCATAGCCATCGAGTCCGGTTGTATCTGGTACATCGCGCATAGTTGTGAATACCTGCTAAAGTTATCCTTTTCCTCAGAAATGAGGGACAACAACATTTCTTTGGTTATCATGGTAAACTTATTCACTCTTCTTCTGTTTGTCAAGCGCCTTGGCAATTTCTTTTGATACGAAATCCGAAAGATATGCCGGGTCAGCTTTCTTTTCTAATTGCACCACGTAATATTCCAGAGCATTAATTTTGTCTCTTTGATTGAAAACAGTTTTCATTAACAGAGTAATAAGACTCAGAGATCCCTCTCCCTCTCTTTCAAGAGGATGAGCATTAATCTCCTGAGCCAATTTAATCATGTCCTTCAACATTTCCATTTCCACTTCTTTCTGGAACATGTTTTTGTTTGAGGCTAAAGTCTTATCTGCCATCGTCCTATAAAATCTGACAGCTAAATCAGCCGTTTTAGCTTTAAAAGAAGAGCCGCGCTCTTGAACTCTTTGCACCTGTTGCTCAAACTCCTCCGGAGATGGTTTTTTGGGCATGGAATCAAAAATAGAACTCTGAGTACTAACTTTCTTCAATCCTAATTTCTGGGACTGAAGAGATGGCTGGTCGTTGTCTTCTTCGTCAAATGGCATGTTATTATCTTTGGGTTAGAGGGGTAACTGCACGTGTTACTGTTACATACTTGTCTAGTAGTTCCACTACATAACCTTTTCCACAGGCTGTTTCTAACGAAGGCAGCACCGAGGAAGAACGAGTGCGCAAATATAGCTTGGTTGGCTCAATCAAAATAGGCTCACAATGTTGCCAGACCCTTTGATCAGGCAAAGCAAACATTTCGATGTTTTTGTTTTTGATTTCATCCCAAATTTTACCAGATTCGGTGTCAGCAGCTAATTGCTCGAAAGTTGGTCTGGTAGGAGCCTCAACAACTACTGGTTTCTTCTCTGTCTTTTTAGTCATGGTATTTCTCCGTAAATAGTATTCAAGAATTACATATATCAGCAAACGCGCTTTTCAAGGCGCTGGTCATAATCAAGCCATTAATCCTTTTTAACTCTTCACCCTTATTAATTATCAATATGGTGGGAATAGACTCTATATTAAATCTCTTACATAATCCTTTAAAATAGTCTACATCAATGGCTAAAAACTCAATTTCTTTATATTTTTGCTCCATTTTATCTATCATAACCATCATTTTTTTATGATAAGGCATCCAAGAAGCATAGAAATACAGTGATTTAATGGCAATTGGGGAAGATATTTCAGATTCTTGTGTAATGAATAACATTAGTTACCAGTTGGTTTTTTACTTTGTTCTTGCAAGCCTTTGATAAGTTCATCAAGGTCGCCTGGCACATTAGCCTTTTGTAGAAGACTTTTAGCAATTTGGGCGGTAATAACTTCCATCTCTTTAGAAAACTCTTCCTGAGTAAAAACTCCCTTGGCGACAAGGAGATTCTCAATGGCTCGGAGGCGCAATAAAGCATCTGCAATTAGTAGACTATTAGTTAGTTCTTCGGCTTCTTGTTTATTCATGGATTACCTCCTACAGCATTTCTTGGTTTTCTTGCCAGAGCCACATAGACAAGGCTCATTTGGCCCGGACTTCTTCTTACTGACCACGGGCGCTACAGGTGGCAGCTTTCTGTCCATAAACAAAGTTTGATTAAGATGATCCAACTCATGCTGACAGACGACAGCCATCAATCCAGTTGCCACAAAAGTATGTGGATAAACTAGATTATTGACAATATGTACCTCTTGAAATCGTGTAGTTGTTTCCACACGACCAGGGAAAGATAGACATCCTTCGTCCTTAAAAACGGCGGGATCAAATCCCTTATCTATCTTACAGTTGACCAAGTCAACGTTGAATTCCGAATTTCTGCCAAGTCGAACAATAGCAATGTTCTTGGCTATACCAATTTGTGGAGCAGCTAATCCAATGCCGCCTTTGCCCAATTTATTGGCGTAGTCTAGTTCTGCCTCCAAAGTCTGAATCAATTGACCCACTTCTTCGGGAGACACGTCCTCGCACTTCACTCGTAAAGCTGCTTCGTTATTTATGATAATCATCTCTTACCTATATAACTACTTGCCTCCGCAGTTACAGCCTCGATTGGCAGCTCGTTGAGCCGCCGAAATTACCTTTTTTAGGCAAACGGTACACTGTTGAGAGGAGGCGGAACAGGACTCACATAAAACCGAAAGGTTATTAAATACGTCACCTTGACAGCGGACACATTTTTTGTTAGTATAAAGGAGTGCAAGCTTAGAGCAATTAGTACAGAGCATATAACTATTCTTGCATATTAGTTGCGGAGGTTATTATGAATACATTCTATCCTTTCATTCATGATCCTAAGACCAAGAAGAAAGAAAATGAGCCTCAACCTCTATACATAGAAGTTGGTCCTCCACTTCAAGAAGTGCCGAAGCAAGATGAAGAAAAAGAAGAGTCACACATAATCATTATAGAGCTGTGATTACTTTTTTCTGGAATCTAGAATATCCTTGACCTCGGCAAATAGAGTCTTCGCCTGTGAAAAATTCAGGTAAGAATTGACAATTTTACGCACTTCAGCATAATCGTCCTCTGGATTAGATTCGTTGAGGCAAGCCTCACAAACCTTAAACGGAGTGACATTAATCGCAGACAAGGCTACGTTCTGTAGTTCATCTGGATCAAATTCTTGAGCGCATACAATGCAATTACAGCTTACCTTGGTCATGGTCAGTCCTATATATCGAGGGAGACTATATAGTATTCTGTAATATTGCATGGTTAAAAGGGATAATATTCTTCACATTATCCCCTCCAACCGATGCAATTAGTCCATCTTTTCTGAGAAAATGACATTTCTCCGGGTAAATCACCATCTAATCAACTAATTACAGTTGATTAGGAGTTACCCAAAAAATCGTCCCAATCCTTATGCCAATGTTCTTGTGGATCAGCGACATAGTGATGTGCAGAGAAGGACGGATGCGTTGGTCTCTTTAACAAAACCATGTTTGCCTGTTCTGGCGTCTTGTCTGCCTTTCTATTGTTACAGACTTGGCAGCAAACCACACAGTTGGTAAACGACGTAATACCCCCTTGAGCGCGAGGCAAGACGTGGTCGATGGTGATTTGAGATGCCGTTAGCTTCTTGCCACAGTATTGACAAGTGCTTCTATCTCTTTTAACCAAAGCCTTACGACTGAAGTTAGAGTTGAAGTAGTTTCTCTTAACATGATTCTTCAATCTCAAAATAGAAGGGTGCTGTAATCTTCCGGAACCCCAGATGATATACTCGTCCCAAGCTGAGATGACCTCTACCTTGTCTTTAAACAAGAGCTTGAAGACTTTCCTTTCTGGAATGAAAGAAAGCACCTCGTAGCTAGCATTTAGTAATAACGTTTTCTTACTCATGATGACAGCAATAATCCTCCGAAATTAAATTGTCAAGGTTTTGGTATTTTTAATTTTGCCAGCGAGTCCCTGATATCCTCGCCATTGCAAATTTCGTTACCTAGACAGGTCCACCCTGGACGATGCCTACGTGCGAACATTTCCAGCCTATTACCGCTGGGGAACATAATCTCCAAGGAATCTTGCAGATCCTCGGGTTTGGAAGAGTGCTTCAGGTTGGGTGCAAAACTAACCGAACGCTGTGACTTATTCTTCAGTGCTTTATATATCTTACTATCGCTAGTGCCTATTAAACATATTTCGTGAGTCTGCCTAAACAATCGACCCATCCCAAAAGCCAAAACATCTCTTAATTTATTGAAATCGGTAATAGACAGAATAGATTTCTTCATATTTTTAAAGAACTTGGTAACAGAAATTTGTTCTTTAAATGCATCTTGTATTTTCCACACATCAAGGAATAAACTGCGCAAATTTTTAAGTGGATCATTTTTAACTTTCACCCACACGTACGTCTGCTTGTGTGCGAATCCCCAAGCCTTCATGGTGTTCAATCCCTCTTGTAACAGGGAGGATGGAACCCAGAGAGCCAAGACAGTCCCGGTCGGCGAGATAAAGTCTTTTACGGGCAGCCGTTCAATATCAGAATTTGTCATGACCTGGTAATTGGAGGAAGCCCCTCTTGCCACGTCGGACATTTTGAGAGAATCATGGAACGACCATGGTGGATCTGCCACAATGACACGGAATTTCATATTGTCAATCCTAAATGTTTACTTAATAATAATGGTCTGTAATTCGAATGGAGATTGGCTGCCGTCAACCATGATATCCTGCGTTACTTCACGTCTGGTGTTATTCAGCTTTTCCATCTTACGAATAATGATACGGTAGTTTCCAATACCTAACGAAGCCATCCATTTACCAGTTCCATTGGTTCTGGTCTTAAAAATAGACTGCATGGTTTGAGAGTCAATGATTTCCACATCTGCCAAGAACAAAGACTTACCTTGACCATCAACTGCTCGTTGCATAACCGGAATGGCATTTTGTACGATGCTCTGAGTACGCGGCTGTTGGCTCTGTTGTTTTTGTGTAGGAGCCGTTGGTTTTTGTTTGGTAGCAGCGGTCGGAACTGTAATCTCTCCCTCTCGACCTGGAGGAGGATCATTAGGAGCCCTTCGACCTGGTGGGGCTTTTGGCATTTGAACTGGGAATTTGGTTTCCGCTTGACTGGAAGATTGTGGCAGATAAGCATCATCGCCGGCAAAGGTTTCGGGACGAGATGTTCTTCGGAACCCATTAGGTTCCATTTCTAGTGGTAGCCTAGCTTCAGCATGAACTGGAATTTGGCGATTAGGATCAAATTCCATAACTGGTTGAAATGGCGAGACTGGAGGATTTGGAATCGGGCGGGCAGTATTGACTGCTTCCACAGTAATCTTTTGTGGAGCTTTGGATTGTTTTTCCAACGCTTCCATTACCGTGTTCAGTTTATTGGATAAAATCTTAATGTTTAGGTCTTGAGTACGAATGATACTCAAAGCCACATCAAGCTTCTTTTCAAGCTCTAACAAAATATCTGAGGCTTTACGCGGTACGTTCTCCAAAACTACTCCTTATTCCAAGAATACTCCAACCTTAATCTTGACTCTCTTTAATACTACTATATCATCGACTGGAACAGGATTTCCATGATATAACTCATGTTCTCCAAATACCATTGCTCTAGTTTGTTCTTGAATATAGTCAGAAGGACCGGAACAAACGGCATCGCCGTTAACTAATAGTAGAAATTCTTCTTCTTCGAGTTGTTTAAGTACAGTAGTAGTGTATTCTTCTTTGAGAGCGTTATGTAGTTCATTCTCTGTCAGGAATGTCTTTTCTTCAGAAGTGAACTTTTTAGGAGGCGGATTAGCCACTTCATCTAAAGTGGGCAATTCTTCTTCTGGCTCTACTTCCTCTTCTTGGATTTCCAAAACAGAGTCTTCAGGCAGTCCGAGGGCAGCTGCACTGACAAACTCATTATTATCAACCATGGGCTGGCTAGTATCTACGGAGATATCATCAATGATCTCTCCATCCACACTAGACCAAGTTTGTTCCATGTTATTGCCGACATTGGGAATAGGTCCTTTTCCTCTCCCAATGGGAGATGGAACCGCCTCAGCATAAGGTTGCTGACGACGAATGTGGGCACGTGGAGCACGTGGATTATCCTTGGAACCAGGAGCAGGTTTAGGAATGCTATACCCCGGGGCTAGAGGACTTCTGTACTCTTCCGGTTCAACACCCATTTGCTGATACTGTGGCACATAGGGTTTATATGCGACAGTCCTTTGTCTTTCAGGATTTTTGTAGACTTTTACTTTTCCATTAGTTGACATGCTGTTTCCAGTTATTCTGGAGAACCGTCAGATTTAGGTTTGCGTTTGAAATTAGATTTCTTAGACTCACGTGGTGGTCTAGGATTCTCTAGTTCAAGACGCTTTCTCTTCATCTCGTTACGTTTTCTCCTACGTTTATTAGAGGGCTTCTCGTACGATTGCTTCTCTTTATATGCCGAAAGGATTCTTTCCTTTTGGACTAATGCCCTAAATGCTCTAAGAGCTTTGTCAAAATTGTTATGATAGACTTTGACTTCCAAGGGTTGGGCTTGCACAGGTTCAATATGTGCGAATTTGTCGGTGACGACGACTGGCTGAGTTTCACCTCCCTTCGGCGCCTTCTTGAAGGAGTTTCTCCTTGGTTTTTTGTAATCTCTATTGTCTTTCATGAATCAATGACCCGTTTTAACCTTCACTTGAAATACTTATCCGTGTTGATGGAACTACCGTTATTCAAAATGTTTTTGTCTTTCACCAGACGTTGCAGCGTATTATCTACATCCTTGACAGTCGGCGCCTTGCGGTTGTGTGCCAAAGCCTCGAACATCGAAGAGATGTAAAGTTCTTTTAAGTAAGCATAAGAAAACTCGTACTTTTCAGCGTATTTGGCAAGCTCACGCACCTTCTGGGTACTAATGATATTACCAAACCATCTCTTAAGATATATATAAGCCATTTCTTGATTTGGTAGAGGAATCTCAAACTTTCTATCAAACCTAGATGGTCTCTGGGTAATATTGGTTTTTAGCTTTTTGACATCATTAGCTGTCGCTATTACCAGTAATCCATTCTTGGTAGAGATACCATCCATCAAATTCAAGAAAGAAGAGATATCCACGCTTTTTTCCAGGAGGGAATCTAAATCTTCAAAATAAAGCAACGAAGGGCTTTGTTCTTCTGCGTATGAAAACGCTTCTCTTACTGCCTCATCGTTGGCACCAGGTACAATGGTAACTGGCTTAAAGTTGTACTCCGACATAATAGTGCGGATGATAGAGGTCTTGCCATTGCCCGGCTTGCCATACAACAAGAAACCGCGCTTCCAAGGAATCTTCTTCTCCAGATAGAAATCCTTAGAAGATAGGAAATTCTCCACTAATCCCTTTAATTCATTTTTAATGTCCTCGGGCAAGAATAATTCTTCCCAAGAAGCGTCCTTGGTATAAGGAATATCCTCGCCGTCAATCACACGAATGTGTAGGTTGCTACGGTCTCGCTCTTGTACCCACTCATCAAACTGATTGCGCAACTTGACGTAAGCCTCATAGTTCTTTTCTGAACAGATAACAAAGAAGCTAATCTCATCTTCGTTTTGATTACCTTTGTGGAAAAGGGCTGCATGAAGGAATTCTAGTCCTTTAGCCTTGATGAGAAAAACACCCTGGGCAAAGAACTTCTCATAGTTATGATCGGTCTTCCAGGAAATGATAGAGTCTTTATACAGACACTCTACGGTCACCCCATTATCTTTACAGAAATGCAAAAATTGTCCGTCAACAATAATGCGGTTGTGAACAAACTTGTTTAAGAGGGTTTGATCCTTAAGAGCAGGACTGAATTGATCAGCCGTCCAGTTCATCAAATCGATGAAGTTAGCTGGTGGGCGGGGCACACCAAAATCAACTGGATATTTTCCAGTTGAAGGAACTAGCTTCGCTAGTTGTTGCAAAGAAAGATGTTCCTGACCTTCTAGTTTGTCAGGAGTCAAATAGTCTTTTTTCTCAGTTAGTTTATTACTCATGTAATCGATAGCTCGTTCTTTCTAAAAACGTTACGCTGCTGGGGAAGCACCAAGATTAATGGTACATCGGCACTTCGGATAATTGGAACAACCAAGAAACTTATCTCCAGTCTTGGTAGTGCGAACTGACATGGGGCTGCCACAATCTTTGCACAGGGTGCCGCCATGACCTAGATATGCCTTGTCAAGTTCCTTTTTGAATTCTGGAAAAAACTTTTTCAACATATCAACATGATTTACTTTTCCACTTTCAATTTCATCCAACTGCTGTTCCATCTTGGCAGTATAATTGTAATCCATAAAAGTGAAGAATTTGGTTAATACATCGGTAATTTGCTTACCTAAATCGGTAGCGTGATAAACGTTACCCTTCTTCTCTACATAGAGACGTGAAGTAATCTTGCTTAACAATTCAGCATATGTCGCGGGTCTGCCAATATTTCGGTTAACCAATTCTTTAATTAGCTTATCTTCTGAAAAACGTGGCGGAGGCTGCGTGGATTTCTTTTCCATTTTGAGAGCGCCCTTACCAGTTAAATGAACAATCTCTCCTACTTTCAAAGTAGGAATATCAATTGATTGAGTATCATCAATTCCTAGGATATCCAAATAGCCCTTGCTCTTAAGAGCCTTGCCAGTTGCTCTGACCTTAGCCTTAGGATTACCCTGTGGATGAGCTGTTACGCTCAAAGTATCGTAGACTGCCGGGTTCATCTGGCTTGCCACAAAGCACTTCCAGATAATCTCATAGACGGCTTTCTCATCAGGATTGATGATAGCGTAATTTTGATTCGGTAACAAACTCAAATCAGTCGGATGAATACATTCGTGGGCATCCTGAGCCGCGTCTCTATTCGGGAAAGAGTTAGGTTTAGCTGGAACGGCATGCTTGTTATCCTTCAGCCATTGACGGACATTAGTGATATCCTCATCTCCCACTCTAACAGAGTCAGTTCTAATGTAGGAAACATAGCCACTTTCATATAATACCTGTGCTGCCTTCATAGTGCGCTCAGCATCAAATCCATGCATTTTAGACATCAAACGCTGAAGGGTAGAGGTAACTAGCGGGGCTTGAGGAGACTTCTTTTCCTCATCTACTATCACATCAGAAATAACGTAATCTTTCACATCCAAAGCGGTCTGTGCTGCATTAGCATCTGCCAGGGTAGTGATCTTGTTAATATACTTTGCAACGAAACTTTCCTTAGAGTCTTTAGTCAGTTTAGCTTGAATAGTCCAAAAGTTTTCTGGAACGAAATTCTCAATTTCACGTTCACGGTCAATAACCATGCGGGTCACTACCGACTGAACGCGTCCTGCGGACAATTTGGGACCAAAGAAATTCATCAAGAAAGGCGATGCCATAAACCCCACCAAACGGTCTAGGATGCGGCGAGCTTCCTGCGAATGGAATAGATCAATATCAATATCTCGAATCTCTTTTAAAGCTTTTTGAATGGCATCCTTCTTGATTTTATTAAAAACCATTCTCTTAATTGGTTTGCCAGTATCGGCTAAACGGTCAGCCAAATGCCAAGCGATAGCTTCGCCCTCTCTATCGGGGTCGGATGCCACCAAGATACGGTCGACTCTTTTGGCGGCTGCCAGCAAATCATCCATGATATCCAAACGATCTTCCGAGAGAACATAGCGTGGTTTGAAATTATTGTCGATATCAACCCCTAAACCATGCTTACCACCTTTAGCAAGATCAGTAATATGTCCCTTGCTTGCCATAACGATATAGTCTTTGCCCAAATACTCTTGAATCTTCTGACCCTTGGCTGGGGACTCAACTATTACTAATGTTTTCATGTAATCTCCGGAATGTCTTTCAATATTTCTGTATGAGAGAATGGATACTACTCATAGAAACATTACTAACTTTTTTGAGGAAATGCTCGACGATTTGAAATGTCAACGCGACACTAAAGCTTATATCATCAGTATTTACGGAAAATATAAAACCGCGCAGTTCGATCTCTCTAAAGATAGTGTCACTTTGCAGTTTGCGCAAGCCCGCAGTAATCAAGATTTTTTAACCTACCAGAATTTAGGAGATTGGATTTTTTTCGCTAATACTTTAGCGCCCGACCACCTTAGATTTGCTAGCAAAGACTATTATGACACAGTAGCTAGATTATCTTACTATTCTTGCTACCGATTAATCAATCGTCAGTGGAAACTCTTTGAAGAATTATCTGATAACTTCCTAACTCTAGAACATCAGGTTAAAAATAAACTTTCTGTGTTATCCTTTCAAAATTCGAATTTTTGAGGGAAATTTTTACGAGACTTCCTATTAACAATTTCAGGTCGGTTCTTGACGGCTTTGTTTCTAAACGCCCAAGAGGTCCCGCCACATTCACACATTAGAAATTCTGACATTTCAGATGAGTTGCTAACACCACGAGTGCGGTGTAGTGTTGGATTATATCCTTTGTAAAAGGGAGTCTGCGAAAAATTCGCCATTCCACCACAGTATCGTGGCTCACTCAAAAAATAGTGTTCCGTACACATTCTCTTAAAATGTTTTGAAACATCCTGAAACCATTGCACCAATTTGCTAGGATCTTGATACAATCCACGGCTTTTGATGTAGTAGTAATGCATAGGTAATCCTCGACAAAACTTACAACGAGATTTTACCAAAAAAGGTGTAGATAGCTTTATGTAATTAGTCTCAGGCTTGTATACATCATATACTGCGTATTGAGCTTTATTCATTGTAGCCTTTTTTCAGAAGGTGGGCGCGGTCTACAATCTTTTTTCTTATTCGATTGACGTGAACCATACCGCCCATCTGATAGTGTGGAGGCACTCTTAAATGAGTAACAATAACCTCTGTACCAGGATCTATATCCCTCATTTTGATTTTGATAAAACTATATTCTTCAATATGATCGGTTAGCGGTGCTTTACTGGTCTTTTCAGTAATGCTTAGAATTTTGCCCATGAAATATGGTTGAGTGTAAGCGGCTTTTCTGCCGCCTACATAAAATTCTTTGGTTCCATTTTTGATTTCTAGTTTATCAGAAACCATTCCCTCAAACACACTAATACCATCAAATAGATTAAGATTAGGGTCCAACAGGGATTCTACCTTATAAGGCTTCTTCCCCTTATTAAAAGAGAAGGGAATGGATGCCTCCAATAAATTAATGTATTCTTGAAAAGCTTTATGTTGGAAACCGCCTGACCTACTGCCATACAGCAGATACTCTACCATTCCTTCGGGATACTTTTTCAGTAGTTTCTTGAAAGCTTCATATACTAAACATTTATGTTTGACAGTAAACTCAGAACTACTATAATGAATGCTGGTACTCTGAGAGTCAATCACTTCTTTGAGAAGTTTGACATTATTATCTAGTTGTTCTTGCTCTAACAACTGATTCTGTGGATCCATGGCGTAGTCTGGAATGACATTTTTCCAACACTGCCCACCTTGATCGGCATCCAAAGTTAACATCTCTACATTACTTTGAGAGTTGGGATGGTGCATTCGTCTGAGAGATGACCAAGCTCCTACAAAAACACAGTCGAAATAGGGACAGGATACCACCGGAGAATCATCGATAGGATGTGGAATAAATCGCTCACAGTCCGAACATCTGTAGCCATTCTTATTATGTTTATAGAAGGTACGATAGAAGGCAACTCTTTTAGGGTCGGTTGCGCTACGTAATTCTGCTTCACAATCTTCGCACCTAAAAAACTTATTGATGATGAAGATTAGATTTTCTTTACCAGAAACGAGACAACCGGGGCACAGGTACTCTGTTTTTCTTTTGGCGTGCGAAGCTGCTTTCTTCTTGGCAAAATCATTGACAATATAAAACAGATAAGCATCTAACTCTTCCATAGAAGAATCTTTATTCAAAAAAGTAACGCAGCCCGTCCTCAATTCATCCATTAGTTCCGCCACTAAAGCGCGAATGGACAACTGATCACTGTTATGAAAATAGATACGATGCAAAGTAGCAATACCTTGCTCATGCTTTTTCAAGAAACTATCAATGAGATTATCTACCTCTAGTAGATTATCGGGACGAACTGTTTGCATTATTCTCCGAATACAGAGCAGACTTCCGCTGCGTCAGTATATGCCACTTGAAAACGTTCTAGAAAACGTGAGTTATCGCGAACCAAAGCATCACCCTTACCCAATAGGTTCTCAGCTCCAGAAGCATCGAGAATAACTTTGGAATCCACATGGCTAGCTACTCGGCAGGCAATGCGAGCCGGAAAGTTAGCTTTGATGGTTCCATTAATAATATTGACCGAGGGACGCTGCGTCGCCAGAATGATATGAATACGAGCCGCTCGACACTTCTGCGCTAGACGACACAGCGAAGTATAAAAGGCATCATTCTTATCTTGCATAATAAGATCGGCAAACTCATCAATGATAATTACCATTGGTTTGAAATCTGTAATCTTGATATTACCCCGACGTATCAGTTCATATCTAAATTCCATCAACTCTAAGGCATTATTGATGAGTGCCAAAGTTTCATCGTAAGAAAATCGAACATCGATACTCTTAATACGATTACTGTACTCAATAAACTCAATACGCTTCGGATCGGATAGATACAAATCCACATTGTTGTAATTAAGCAGGTTAGCGATGATATTGTGAATGAGTGTGCTTTTACCAGATCCTGTGGTGCCAGAAACAATCATATGAGGATTAGTAGCTAAATCCATCCACATCTCTTTGCCATCTACTGTCTGACCTAATAGGCAGTTGATCTCACCTTTAGGAATACCATAGTTAGTAAAGTAATCAAATAGTTTGAGCGGAGCTAAACGTGGCGTGGCAAATTCTAATCTAACCACACCCTCACTGTGTAAAACCTTGACACTAGGTTTACATGGCGTTTTGAGTGCCAGCGAAATCTCATCACTATACTTTTGCACATCCTTCACTTTAGCACTAGGATTCAACTTCAGGTCATAGTAGAAATAGTTATCCACCCTTCTGTGATCGACACAGGAAGCCTTGATGTTGAAGGAGGTCAGAATTTTGTTAAAGTCTTGAATGAGTTCCATCTTGATACCCATAACATAATCACTAAAATTAGAAAAGCAAGCCCGTCAAAGTTTTACAATTCCATGATATTTTTCAGCAATGATTTTTTTTAATTCCTCGACGGTCGGTTTGACGAGTCCCACACTATGCCCCAATTTGATACCTGAGGTTACAGCGGTCCCATATGGGAACTCGATGACCAAATCACTAAATTTGTTATCACCAATCATAGTGGTAGAGTAGGGTTCGCCCTTACAAATTTGAGTAACCTTACCATTGTGGCAAAACACAATATCTAATGGGCTTGGAGTGTTCTTCATCCAGAATTTAGTAACACGCGGTTCCGCATAAACAAATGACATAACGGGAGGTGGCCAAGTTTGTCCCATTAAACCCTGCGCCTGCTCATCTTCTGAAACAGCTATTAGCGTGTTAAAAACGTTATTATGAATGTAGATGATACCCTCTTCCATATTACCTCAAAAAATGTTTTCTAACGCACCAGGCGGTAGCTGACTACGAGGAGTCTTCTTCTTTTGTGGAGGAGCATTAAGATGCAAAGATCTCATGAACATTCTCATAGCTGACATATCTTTGTTAATCTGAGTCACTAACGGATCTAGCTCATCAACACTCATTCCTTTTTCCAAAGAATCCATGGTCTGGTTAATGTTCTTTCTAATTTCACCTGCCATCTTGTAAATATCTAAACGATACACAGAGGTTTTATCAAATACGCTTAGTTGATGTGTAGTTTTACCCAACCACTTCTTCAAGAAATCTTGAGAAACCTTCTCTAAATGAGAGCTTACCGCAGCTGTAGCGGGAGGATTATTGGCTCGTTTATTCTCTTCTTTCATATCCGCGACTTCACTTAAATTGCTGCCAGCAGTCTGGTACTTAGTGTTCAGATCACTTAATAGTTTTTGATAGGCTTTAACTACTGCCTGAGCGGTAGTCAAGTTCTTGGTCATATAAAACTTTTCAATAGTCCTAACCAAATCACCTACATTATCAGAGGTGAATCTTCCGGAGTTAGCATTAAAATCATTGACCGCATCCAACGCCTGTTTAAGAGAAGGAAATTTAGATGGGTCTTCTTGGGGCGTGGAGGGAGCACCAGGAGTAACTGGTGTAGTGGTTGACATATCTTCGGGAGGAGCAATTTCACCACCAGCATCTGGAACTTCTTTTGGCATATTCTGTTTATAGGTAGCCAAACCTCTTACCACTAAAGTCCAATCGTTCCATGCTTGATGAAGAATGGAATTAGACATATTAATACTTTCGGGAGAAGATTTAACAATCTCTACCTGTAACTTGCCAAGTGCTTTATAAGTTTTGACACAAGCATCCAGCAAAGACATCCTATATTTACGAATACGAGCCGCTTCACTAACACCAAAAGTTGGAGTTAACAATCTGGTGAAAAATCTAGAGAGTGGATTAGAGCCTTCGGCAACCAAACCATACTTTTGTTCAAAAGCTGCCAATTGCTTGGACAAATCTGGCGCAGGAGGCGCTTCAGGAGTCGGAGGTGTAGTTGGAGCGGTTCCAGTCGGTGCAGGAGCTAATGGAGCCTTTGGCTGGGATTTACGACGGGTCTTGGAGTAATTAATCTGCTCTGTAATGATGGCATTGCCCTTTTCAGCAATATCACGAAAATCGTCGGCTAAAACTCCAATGATAGTAGCAGGATCGGCAGGAATAGGATCTTTAATAGTACCTTTCTCCGGATGAAATTTGGAGGGAGCACCATTCATAGTCTTTTTGAAATTGATCAGATCATTAATAAAAGTCGAGACTTCTTTATTCCATAACTTTTTGTTTTGTCTCAGCTTTAATTGAACTGGATCAGGAACCGCCACTTTTAGCATAAAGATATAGGGAATTATTGATATTCCTCACATTTCAGACAGCTAAAACAATAATGCCCTCAGTTACGAGGGCATTATTGACTCCACAACACACTTCATTTATCCGATGATATGGTCAATTAGTCCATATTCTAACGCTTGCTTGGCATCCATGTAAACATCTTGCTTGCAGTCATTCTTCACTTTTTCGAGGGAGTGACCCGTATGATGTGCCAAAATCTTCATAATATTGTCGTTGTTTTCCACCAAAAACTCATAATAGTTTTTGGAAGAGGTCATGTCGTGACCTGGAATGGGAAAACCGCACTGAATACCGTGAATCATAATGCTAGAATTCTTCTGAGCATACCTTTCACCTTTATTACCTGCTGCCAATAATACAGCCGCTGCTGAAAAACACTTACCTACACAAACAGTTTTGATGGGAGCTTGAACCATTTGCATAACATCATAAATGTTTAGCAATCCCGTTACAGCCCCACCATCAGAATGAATGTGCATTTCAATGGTTGCTTCATGATCTTCGTTGTCAAAATAGAGCAACATAGCGGACAATTCCGCTGCCATGGTGTCAGAAACATCTTCGGCTACCACCAAAATACGATGTTTAGCCAGTTTAACATAGGTGTCAGCATATCCTGCAAGAAGGGGAGCACGAATATGGTCGTGATTGTGATCGCATCCTTTTCCCATTATTGCACCTTACTAAAACTAACTACTTTGTCAATTAAACCATACTTGGCTGCATGAGCAGCACCCATAAACACTCGTCGCTCAAAATCTTCCATGACTTGCTTTAAACTTTTACCGGTTGTTTTAGCAAAAATCTCCATCATGCGTTTGTTATCAACTAATGCCAACTCCAAATACCTTTTAGCATCTGTTAGGTCGGCGCGGGTAATCCACTCATGTACCAGCTGGCTAGCAGCAATACGAGAATTTTTGGTAGCAAATCTCATGCCAGGAGCACCAGAAGTCAAAATGAGAGCGGCTTCATCCATGGCAGCGCCAATGCAGACTGTTTCGATAGGAGCATCAATCATGTTCATCATATCAACAATCATAAAAGCATTACGAATGTCGCCGCCCTGTGAATTGATAAACAAAGTTATCTTCTTTTCAGAATCTTCACTGTCCTTCAATAATAGAGTAGCGGTGATGTCGGCAGCAACACGATCAGTAATGTACTCTGTGATGAACAAAATACGGTCATTGGCTAGCTTGTGATAGACGTCAATTGGCATTTCGCCATGTTCAGTCGTTTCAGTTACAATAGTATTCAATGTTAGAATCTCTTTCTTTGTTTTTCCTCTGTCTCGCGTTCTTCCGCGCAGGAAACACAGGTTAGAAAATATGGATTAGCAGAGAGCCTCTTCTCGGGAATGTTCTCTTCACAATCTTGGCAAATTCCGTACGTCTTATCATCTATTCTTTTCAGAGCATCAGCAATCTGAAATAATTTAGAATGATTTCTAGTGGTTAGTTGATTGTGTAAATCAATTAACAAATTACCTTGAATCTCGTCAGTCTCATCTCCATCCGTGTCTATATCAGGACGTTTGGTCGACTTTTCTAGTAGTTCATCTCTTTCTAAGAGGAGTTTCTCTTTTGTTTGCTTGAGGAATTTCTTGGTTAGCATTATAGGAACCTTAGATCAGAAACGGGCACCGTGATAGTGCCCTTAGGTGTAGGCAGCTTTTTGTCATCCGCCCTTTTGAGGAAGACCAAATATGCCTGGTTCGCCGGCTCTGTTAGGATGAATGCGTTGACGATCCAATCATTATATATAGCCTTCTTTGTTTGATTGGTGAACTTTAGAACCCTAGTATTTTCAATTACCTGCGTACGCTTCTTAAAAAACGGTCCCAATACTTCTTTGGGCGCATGAGAGAATTGTTCGGTAAATAACTTGGTAGCTTCATCAGGAGAATTAGCTGGAATAATCTTGGTTACCAGCTCTCCAGCGCTAGAGATGCTCGCGCAAACAAACACGAGCTGTCGAGGTCCTTTCCTGCTCATTTTTAATCATTCCTTAAGGTTTTGTCAAGGTCAAGGCGGTCGCATAGTTTTTTTCGAATTTGTGGAGCTAGCACAAAACGAAGAATACGATGTCCCTTAGAAAGAACCACGCGCCTCTGAGTCACATCATGATATCTTCTGGGCTTCATATCTTTCAATGTAAAAGTTCCAAAATTGAAAATTCTAATATCTTTACCACTAATCAAATCCTTTAGCATCTCATCAAACAAAATAGTAATAACAGCAAATATGTGATAATGATGTATTAGATGACGCATCTTATTGTTGACGTATCGCCATAGTGTTCTTTTGTTGACAGATAAATCATTAGACATGTTTTTTGGTTCTTTTAACTAAACGCTGATATTTGGCTAACTTATACCAAGTTTTATCTTCTAAAAGAGTTTCATAATCGTTTTTAGGTCCCATAAAATCTACCAGATGTAAATCCCTTAATGTTACATAATTGTTAGTTGAACTATTATGAGCCATTACCGTGTCATCTTCTAAATCCGAACGATACATTTCGTCGTAAGCTGATTTGCAATATTCACAAATACCAGGGAAAGTATTATCAAAAGCAATAGTATTTATTCTATCTACGGGCTTGATGGTTTTATTACAGACCGCCCGATAGTTACCATCTCTTTGGCGATAACTAACAATATGTATTTTGCCATTTCTAAGGAATAAAGCTATAAACATTAGGTCTCTCTTAGTACGAATTTAAGATACTCATCAAACATTTCTCCTCTTAACAAATGATTGCCCGATTTAGAGATTACTTTATGCTCCAATAGTTGCTTCACACAAAATAAAATGTCGGCAGAGGAGAATTCCAAATTACATAACCCTTCAACAGTCGCTACGCCCCGCTTTAGATTATCACAGATAAATTTACAGATTTGCTGATTCTGAATCTTAAAGAAAGATAGAATTTTAATTTCTTCCATCTTAGGAGCCGTTGAAGCTTTTTCAAAAGCCTCAATTACACCCAGCAATTTAGAACGATAAATCTTCTGCCGTTCCATTCGTTTAATTTCTTCATCAATATTAGCAATAGTACTTTTAGCATAGGCAACTATGAGTTCAGGAGTATCCATCTCTGCTGCGGTACACGTAGAAATAAAATCACTTAAGAATTGAGAATCCGTCTTCCTGCCCCTCATCTTTTACCTCATAAACCGTACTATGAAATTGAATAAACGATAGCAGCATATTGTATTGCTCTTTATAATCAATACATTTACTCCAAAACAAACCAATGTCTTTCATCTGTTCCATGCCAGCCAGAAAGGTAGCTTGCAAGAAAGTTTGACACTCCATCCAAGCTTTACCGTCTAAAGTGCAGGAAATAAGCGCTTCACCATCTATTTGATCTCCCACAAAATCATTGTAAACTAAATACAATCCATAAGCAGGAGCATTTTTTAGCTGAACAATTAAAGCAAACTCTGGAAGCTGTTCTTCTTGTGTACAGTTTCCTAAAATCATTTTCAGCTCTTGTTGTTCTACAGAAATCTGACAACCCCAAATTTTGTTTTTGAGTTCAACTCCCTCTTCTGTTTCAAATATAAGTTTCTCTGGCAGAAGAAACTCCTTTGACATAATAGACTTACTTTTATCGATATCAACAAAAGAAGATGGAATGACAGCTAGATTTGCTAGCACATGTCGAATAATGGTCTCGGTCAATACACGATTCATGAATTACCCTTCATATGAATGACCTGGCGCAACACATCTCCCAAATCTGGAACGGAAAAATCAAGCTTAGGCAATTCAGCTAATGAATCATCAATAAAGGTTTCAAATGGAAAATCATCTCCAGCAGCTCGACGTCTACCTAACTCTTCCATACACATGATGGCAATATCTCGGTAGCATCCAAAATATCTATCACAAACAATCATTTCACACAATTGCCGAGTAGGATAGTTAGGTAAATTAGCTTTGATTTCTTCGATATCCATCGGAGTGTCATCGAGGTCATCCAATTCAATATCATCATCTTCTAATTCATCGAAATTTTTAGCTGGCATGGTGCCTCAAGGGTGGCGGAGTGGAAATTTTTACTTTCAAAGAGGGTAATATATGACCGTTTTTGCGATAGTCAAAGAAATGCAATTTTGCATCAAAAAACAAGTTATTGAAATTCAAAACTTTTCCCAACACCAACAAGTCACGAAAACTTTGAAAAACCATCTTGATAATTCTGCTTACTTCTGATTTCTCCAGCAAAGTATATCTAGCATAAACTCTGTCAGCTAAATCCTGATTGTACTTGAGATTAACCGGATTTTCCTCATTCAGTAAATCTACTACCTGTTGATGAGATAGATCCTTAAAAGAAAACGGTTTAACCCTCTTTGGTTTCTTCATCGCCCCTAACCTCCCAGATCGTACAAGAGATCATATAACAGCTGATCCCCCTATAAGTCCCCCGTTGCGTTTGTCGAGAGAGAGTTCGACAAAATGAAAATAATTGCCAAAAAGGTGAAAATTAGCGCCCGGTTATATGCTGGATCACCGAATCAGAGCAAAATCAATAATCTGGCACCAGATACTAATAAAAGCATATCTTTATGAAATTCCTTAATCTCTAGCAAATAGGTCATCATGGATAAGTGCAGTAAAGTTGGAGCTTTGTACATAGCCAGTTTAAAGGCAATTGCTTTGATTCATCAGCATAATCACTGGACTACCAGGGGTCACGCTTTCTATGGCGACCATTTATTGTTTGAAAGACTGTATAATTCCACATTAAAAGATGTAGACTTAGCTGCCGAAAAGTTTATGGGTCTTTTCGGTGCCGAGGTCTTGAACTACGACCTGCAAGCGGAGCTTCTCAACAAAGTTCTTTTGAAGTATAAGAGCCTGGAAGGTTCTCCTATGGAAATGTCGCTGGCAGTCGAGAAAGATTTTCTTAAATTCTCCAAGGACGCCTACGACTGTTTTGAAAGGGAAGGTAAGCTCACCTTAGGTCTAGACGATATGGTTATGCAAATTGCCTCCCAAAGAGAAGAATCGGTTTACCTATTGCAACAATCTCTCCAAGGATAACTCTAACCTATACTATCAAGGATACATATCATGGCTAATGACAAAGAAATTATCAAGAAACTAGTTGCTCTAGCAGACAAGCAACAGAAGATTATCACTAAACTAGCTCAAGCGGCTCAACCATTAGCTGGTGGCGGTGGCAGTAGTTCCTCTTGGGATGATGTATCAGCCTCTGTAACTCCTGTTGTTCAACAGGCAGCCAAAGCTGTTGGAGCTAAAGCTCAATACGGAGTTCAATCCGCTGAACTTGGCAAAGAATCTGGTGCTCTAAGAGTAAAGTTACAATATCCAATGGCACAATTAGGTAGTCCAGAAGCCAAAGCTGTTACCGAAAAGACCAAAGCAATGCTAACTGGCAAGCCACTTAATGGTGTTGCAGTTAACACGGTTGAAGTCATTGGCGTTACAGTTTAACTTTTTTCTGAGCTTCTAATCTACGATATTGTTGAGCGATACTCAATGATTCAAAGACATTGATATTGTCTTTGAGGGACAAACATGTCAACGTTAACAGAATCTCGCCCATAGTGCGGGATTTTGCTTTTTGGCGTTCCTCATCTGGTATTTCTGTTTTAGCATCAATCATTTTGTAAAGGTCTATCTTCAACATCAACTCATTGACGATAGTAGATACCGGATCATTGTTATCAGTTTCTTGATGAAACTTTTCACATTTCTCCCACAGTTCTTCAAAATGGATTGACATTATTCCTCAATCTCTTTATTATCCATCAAAGCAATTTGTAATTGTTCGTCTCCTTGATCAGAAACGAAAATCAAAAAAACAGCACCTACCGAGCAATCAATTAAAACAGGAGCTTTAATTTTGCCCACGTAAAATACTTGTCCGTCTTTATCTTTTCTTGCCTTCAAATCAATTGTCACATTCTTATTAGACATACATTCTCCCGAAATAATCTGACATGCACTTTTCCAAAGCTTTTTTGGATGGCGTCATCTGAAATCCAGCAGCATTTAGTTTAGAAGCATCAATGATGCAGTTGGAACGCTTAGCCACCGTTAGACTATCTAGCTGCTGCTCATTGATAATCTCAAAAGTATGCTTTGGCATATATTTCTGGTATTCACGCATTACCTGAGCTGCTGTCAACGGCTCTGGGTTGGTGACGTGATAAATACCCATGCGACCACCCTTAGCTACCCAATCCACACATCGGGTAAGGTCATCCATGAAAGTCACAGAGTTTGGAATGTCAATGACCTGTTTGTAACCCGCTAATTTGTTAATCAGGTTACGTTGATTGTTCTTAGTGGAGATTGGCATGCGAATACGCAAAGTAGTTACATTTGGCATAGCACCTAACAAAAGATCGCAAGCATATTTGGTTTTAGAGTAAAATGATTTTGGATTAGCAAAATCTGTTTCTTTCCAACCGTTATCTACTTTAATACCTGGGATAATAAAAACACCTTCATTGCGGTCTGGCCAAGGTGTACCATCTCCTTGCAAATAATGAAAACTAGGAGACTCTCCAAAATAAATACAACCTGAACCAATTTGAATAAAATGAATGCCTGCCGTCTCGCATTGAGCGGCTACCATAGCTGGTAATACTACGTTGGACATATAAGTTTCAGACTTATGTGTCTCGCACCAATCCACGTTGGGACGACCCGTTTTACCAATACAGTTGATGATGACATCAGGCTTGTATTTGGTTAGGACATAATCGATATCTTCTTCATGAGGATGAATGCGGTCAAGTATCTTATCATATGGTAAATGGTCGGAGACAAAACCTCCACCAAGGGTAAAAATCTTCATGTGCCCTCGTAATTAGTAATTGCGTAATCAACACTTACTATATCACGGGCATTCAAACGTTGTAGCGGCATACCAAAGGATTAGCTCAATCACCTTGATTTGCATCGGAACATGCTTCTGAATGGTTTTACACATCTCATCTACACTTACAAATCCCCAATGAGAAGCTAGGTTATACAGACGAGAACTGCTAATAGTTTTGGCAGAAGCTCCCACATTTCTAGCTAACTGGCGAGAACTAACAATTCCCATCATAGGAAGAGCTACTAATTTTTCCGGTTTATTCAAAAAATTATCTCGATAGAAATCCCAACCATATAGTTTGATGCCTTTATTAATGATGCTGGCACAATTGATAATAGCATGAAATTTGTCATGGTTAGGAAACACTTCCAAAACTCTTTCTTTAATTTCTTCTTGTTTGGGGAAATTGTTCAGATCCCAAAAACTATGATAAAATGGAGTAAGACGCTGAGTCAGAGCAGGGAAATACTCTGAGACTGTTTGTGGCTCTTCACCGACGCAACAAACGCACCAAACGTATTCTTCAAAAAAAGAAGTGGGAGAAAGTTTTCTGAATTGAGTCTTGGCAACTTTATCTAATTGTTCTTGGTAATTAGTTTGAGCAAAGACCATGGCTCTATTGAAATACTCTTGGTAATCCAAATTAGGAGCTGGTTTATATTTCTTATCAATAACTGGGTTAGATTTGAGTAATTCCATGTTCCTTCTGATAAAAATAGTGATTTACGTAACTAATAGACTCATGGGTTCCTGCATCACTCCATAATCCGTTGACCATACTATAAGACAGCTGGTCATCGGCTAGATATTTGCGAATGATATCAGTGATTTCATATTCACCACGTGCACTAGGTTTTAAGTCTTTGTAGTACTCGAAAAACGTTGGTGTAAATAAATAACAGCCAGAGATAGCCATATTCGTGTAGTCATGATCCAGCTCTTTAGGCTTTTCTTCAATTTTAACAATTTTACCATCCTGTAAAGAAGCTACACCAAAACGAGTGAGGGTCGGGTGGTTAGCTAACATAATTTGGGCGCGAGGGTTAGTCTTCCAATTGGGATTGTTCCAACGTGGAGCATGCTCAAACACGTTGTCTCCCAAGATGACCGAGAAGTCCGCATCATCATAAACAAATCGTTTACAAAGGCTTATAGCGTGAGCAATGCCTTTGGGTTCCGCCTGATACACATAGTTCAGGTTCAAACCATATCTGCTGCCATCTCCTAGATAGCCAGCTACTTGAGCGTAATGATTGCCACCTAATATGACGGTGACATCTTGACATCCCAATTGTTTTAATGTGTTAATGGGATAGTCAATAATAAACTTACCATTAAGACCTAATAGATGTTTGTTGACGACACTAGTTAAAGGAGCTAGTCTTGAACCGGTACCACCTGCCAGGATAATTCCATTCTTCATAAGAAGGAATATATCGGCTTATTTGTTGAATTCTTTGATGGAAGATTTAATAACCTTCAGCTTATCCCAATGATGAGACAAAAGAGTGCTAAATTGTGTATTAAGCATCTCAGATACGGCTGGTGGCGCAAAGTGCACACCATCATCTTTAATCATAAACTCGCGTCCTCGTTCGATTAAAGCCTTGGAGGATAATGCATATAATGTAGCTCCCTCAACAAGAACTTCGGCAAAACAATCGACGAATCTACTGTTTTCTAAAGTAAAATCGGTGAAATGAGGCGTCTGATTGAATTCAGAAATCGACAGCTCAATAAATGCCTCTAAAACATCTTTGGCATAGATATCACAATCTATGAAAATAATGTTACCATGTTCATCATGGGCTTTGGCTTTACCACTACTCTGTAGTCTATTTTTCAATAGACCAAGAAGAATTTCAGAATTACATTGACCTTCACTGGAAATATTTCGGTTTCTCATGAAGTCACATATATCAAGAAGATTTTTTAAGCTCCACAATCAATTCGTCCAATGAATCAACCGTCTGACCATGCATCAAATAGGTTACTGCTGGTTCTGTAGCTGGTTGATCCATTAACACGAAGGTTTTCTTTCCAACACCAGCCGCCCAACCTAATTCAAGGTGAGCATGGCGTCCACATGGAAGGACTAATACGCAAGCATCGCACTGCTTTAGCGCCATCATATCTTCATAGCAACCGTCCGTGGTATTAGGATGTGGCACATTCTTTTTGAATCCTTTTACTGAAGGATCGTCTGGCGAAGAGGGCGCACTAGAATGGTCTTTGAAATCATTAACTTCGAATCCATTTTCACGTAGTTTCGCGACCACCACACTATGCCACTCTGCATTTTTCCACGAACTAGCTACGTAAATTTTCATTTGGACCTCTGGTATCCCCGGTTGGATTCGAACCAACCTTGCCAGTTTAGGAAACTGGAGCACATCCTCTATACCACGGGGACATCACACCTTTATGCCTTCTTATTAGGTGCTACGATCATTGTCATAAACTTGCCTTCCAAAGAAATAGGTGGCGCAGCTACAATGAGTCCATCTAACTGTTGCAAAATCCATTTCAATTTATCACTACCAACTTGAGGATGAGTAATCTCACGACCTCTGAAACGAATGGTAAACTTAACACGATTACCTTCTGTCAAGAACTCTTTGGCTTGTTCAGTCTTATGAGCCAGGTCACCTTCATCCGTGTTAGGGCGGAAAGTAAGTTCTTTGAGTTCTTGCACCTGCTGATTCTTCTTAGCAGCTTGCGCCTTCTTCTTCTCTTCGTATTTGAATTTGCCATAGTCCATAATTTTACAGACTGGAGGCACAGCTCTTGGATTAATTTCTACTAGGTCTAAAGCCTCGTCTGTTGCCAGTTTGAGGGCGTCTCTAGTAGCCATGACCCCTAAGTTATCGCCATTGGAAGCGACAACTCTGATTTGTGGGATACGAATTTGATGATTGATGCGAATGCGTTGTTCTCGTTGTTGGTTGTTATTTTGCATGTGTCTTTTCTTGTAATACCTCTCTTGCTGCTTCCAGCAGGTCTTCCTTGCGGTTGGTGGTGTAAAACTCGCCCGCAATGCCGCGAGTATTGTAAACTTTGTAGCCCAATTTAGTAAGTTCCGCGAACACTTTGTCGTGGCTCGGGTCAGGCATGGTCTCATCCATTTTTAAAGCGACCGCTAGGGCGCAGAAATTGCCGTCCGCATAGTTGTAGGAGTCCAGCACCATCTCACCAGGATAATCAATCACTCTCTGTAATTGTTCCGCGGTTAGCTGACGCAAACCATTCTTTAAACCAGTTTTACGAGGATCTTCAGTCATCATAGTTATCTTGATTTACAGAGTACAATTTCTCACACAATGTAAATTATAATTCGTTCACTTTAGTGAAGGTAAAGGGTAACTGTGGGCGGGTAAGACCCCAAATACTTGTAGAACATAAAATAGTACAAGAACCAAAACAATCACATTAATAACGGTTTTGATTTTTGCATCCATTGGTATTAAAGTATTTACCAAATATAAAACAACTCCGACTATGATTAACGTAATTAAAAATGAAATTAGCATATAAGCCTTAATAGTAAATGGAATACATCTACTGACTACATACTAGTTTATGCTTTTTAATTTTATCTAGGTCTACTCCATATTCTGTAAGGTGAGTAATATCCAACTCCCAAATCTTTTCACTACGTTCTGCCCACACTTTAAAAGCTTGGGCAATATAAGCTTCTGCTTCTTTGCTCGTCATTTTATTGACTGACATCAAATGATGTAATGCATGCACTTTGAGTCCACGGACCTCAGTGTAACCCATATGTTTAACCATGTGACAGCTCGGGCACAAGGCGATCATGCCTTCTAATTTTTGTATTAATTTCTTGTTGTTGTAGCTCCAAATTTCGTGACATTCTACCGGATGCCTGGAGCCAATACTTCCGCAAATCTCACAAGTGTCATAAGCCTTGGAAAACACTTGAGATTTTACATAGTCCCATTGCTTCTTGGTCAAGACGGCGCGGACATTATTAAACCACGAAGAAGATGGAACTAATTCAATTGTGAGCTTTGGTTTAGGCAAGCTTGCTCACCTTGTAAATCAAGGAATACAATTCGCCCTGAAGTTTTTCGGTGGCGACAGGCGTTCCATCGGCATTAGCTATCTTGACAGTGCCATATTTGTGCCTGGTTTCAAGTTCATCACGAAGTTCATTAATTCTGGATTGCATTTCTATTCGAGTCATACAAAATATATATCACAATATTGGGGGTTCATATGGGATTTGAACCCATGACCCGGGAGTTTAGAATTCCCTGCTCTACCAGACTGAGCTAATGAACCACTTATTATTCAAGATAATGCCATCATTCTATCGATAGAAACTCTGGCTCGATTCATCAAATCCTCTGACATGTTAATCTGGGGAGTCAAATCTCTCAATGCAAGATATACCTTCTCCAAAGTATTCTTTTTCATGAAGGGACATTCATTACACGCACAGTTTGCTTCTGGTGGAGCCGGGATGAATGTCTTGTCTGGAGCCGCTTTCTGCATCTGATGCAAGATACCGGACTCCGTGACTACAATAAACTCTTTGTGTTCTGAAGTAGTTGCATACTTCAAAATCCCAGTCGTTGAGCCAATGTAGTCCGCCATCTTGAGAATCGGCTCTTCACATTCTGGATGTGCAAGAACCAAAGCATTCGGATGACGCACTTTAAGACCAACCAATTTTCTTTCACTGAAGGTTTCATGGACAATACAAGCTCCTTGCCACATCTTCATGGGAATGCCAGTCTTCTTCATGATGTAGTTACCAAGATTTCTATCTGGCGCAAAAAGAACTTCTTTACCGGTAGCAGCGGCAGCACGAACAATCTTCTCGGCATTGGAAGAGGTGCAAATATAGTCAGAGAGTGCTTTGACTTCGGCGGAACAGTTGATGTAGCTGACCACGATAGAATTGGGATGGAGGCTTTTCCAGGCAGCGAATTTATCGGCGGGACATCCATCGGCAAGTGAACATCCGGCTTCCAAATCGGGAAGCACCACGATTTTGGTTGGATTAAGAATCTTGGCGGTTTCAGCCATAAAGTGAACGCCAGCAAAACAGATGACATCCGCTTGAGTCTTAGCAGCTTCTTGGGAGAGTTGTAAGGAATCTCCGATGAAGTCAGCAACATCTTGAATTTCTGAATCCTGATAATAGTGTGCCAAGATAACGGCATTACGTTCCTTCTTTAGATATTGAATTCTGTCTTCGATGTCTAAAATAGAAAGACCATCATAGATGCCATCGGCTATCGCTTTACGTTTAGCATCAGCAAACTCTTTAGGCGTTAACATCGGTAACTTTGTCATTTTGGCTCCCAAACTTCAAACCAGCGATTCCATTCTTTACGATTATGTTTCTGCAAATTATCAATTTCCATCAGCTCTTTCATAACCGAATCTACAATTTTTTGTGGCGTTTTGTCGTTAAGACGTTCTAATTTTTGCAAGACTTTATCCATCTTTTTATCAAGGACGTCCCACTCTTTCTCTAAACGATCAAGCATGTCGCCCGGCTCAATGGCGGTGTCTAAACGTACAGAAACTTCTATATCTCCATACGAAGATGAAACAATTTTTGAGACCCAAATGCCTGACATATTCTACCTGGCGCCTTCAGCGAATCCCGACATCGCATACCCCGTTTTAGAGACGGTTGCTCTTCCTTTGAGCTATGAAGGCATAACATCAAACTAAGCCATTATATTGCCAAATGCCATCTGCCCGCTCTTGCGCAGATTCTTTATCTTTCAGATATTTGTAATCAGCGGCGACATATAAAGCATCATGTACTGGTCTCAGTTTTTTCAAGGCGTCATATACTTTGCTAAGATCGCCTAATGCTAGCACAACAGCACGTCCGCCACAATAATGCCAATCAACTTTTTGACCAGATTCTTTAGCAACTGCTTGAACCCATTTCTCTACATCTTTAGCTGCAATGGTATGAGTTAGAAAAACTTGTGAACCATTCTCGTACACATCGCTATCACATTTGTCGCTCATTTTATTTCCCTTTACGTTAATAGAGATCCGGGTGGGATTCGCACCACACATTCTCCTGTTTATCAAACAGGTGCTTGGTCATAAACTACTTGCTGCATCTACCACGTTCGTAGACCGCTTTCATTCTTATTTAGCTACCGGATCATAAGCTCTATATCACTTCAAAGCAAGAGGAAGCCTGCTGCACAATTTCTTACTCTTGGCACCAGGCGCAATGGCAATAGCTGTAATCTGATCCCCAATATCAGGCTCTCGAAAAATCGAAAACTTAATATCTTGCATCTGAGCCTGCTCCATTAGATTATAAAGCTCTTTCTCATTGGCAACAGATAATAGACCAAGATAGTTTGACTGATCAAACCATAATCTATCTATCTCAGGATGTTCAGCAGTAAACTGTCTCAAAGCGTGCATCGACTGCACGGCTTGATAACCGGGTTCCAAATCTGAACGAGTAATCACATACAACTTATCACCGGATTTAATCTATAGACTCATGACTGTCTCCTAAACAGTTTTTGGCAAATAGCTTTGCCTCTTTTGTTAATTTGATTCCATTTGATTTTAAAGGAGGTGGAATCAAGACCTCCAAACATCTTAGCGTTGGCGTGAACCTCAGCCAACCCTGCTAGAAGAAGAGTGCAAGCTTCAGGATGAATAATAAACTCATCGATGTCGCAGGCTTTCATGGTATGAATAATCATATCCATCTTCATCAACTTGGCGGCTTGCAGACTACCTCCAGCTTCCAACCATGTTTGGTATGACATGTCGGCATGGTTTGGAAAATGAGTTCTTCCATTCTCATCGATTGACTTACAATAAGGCTTACCACAATCGTGGTAAATTGTATACTCCTCGATGATATCCTGAGGGAGAAGGACGCTAAGCAGTTGCTGACGATACTCTGTCAACCAATCGGGCAATCGCCAGTCGCCTGAGATGTGCCCGGTTTTCAGATAATCAATCAACTGAAAAATATGCTCTTTAACCGAGAGACCATGCTGGTAAACAGACTGACCTTGGGATTGCTGACAGTCTTGCATGTCTCGGGTGAGTTGAAGCTAGGTGGACATGTTAGAGTGCCTCCGTGAGCCACACCTGAACATCGCTCAAGCTAGGATTATAGATGTAGTTACCAGCCTTTTGAGCTTCCTCATTGCAGAGCAATCGAGGGGCATGAGCTGCTACAATCTTGAAAATTAAGTCAGCATTAGGCTTGTTGTCTTTACCACAAGCGCGTTCCACGGCACGATATGACACACCGCGTAGAAAAGCATAAGCTAACAAGTGATGACGGATATCAATTCCGACCACACGCTTACGAGAAGACAAATTCCAAACAGCTTCTTCCTTTTTTGCTTTTAGAATACGAGTTCTAGCCTTTTTAGACTCAAGAGCCAAGCCCTTGATCTTACCAATCAAAATAAACTTCGAATAATTATGTTTCAGTGCGTTTTTCATTTTACATCTCCTATATGGTTAACAAACAAATTAATTAGAACTTGTCTAACTGTAGGAGGCGCACGTGGACGAATCTATAGATATTTCATGATCGTTTATATATCCAGTTATTAGTGGAACATCTTGATGGTTGCAATTCTTTTGTTTAAATGTGCTAAATCCTTGAATTTATCAAAATCCCAGGGCACAGGCGGCAAGAACTTATTATCAATACGAATAGTGGCAGATTCTCCTCTTAGAGTGTCTCCAGTACCATAGTACTTGGTAATACGAATAGGCTTCCCGCCCTTCATGGTGTAATGTAGTTCTTCGTGCGAAATTGTCAAGGGCGGCAAGCAATTTTCTTTATGACCTTGCCCATCTTTGGCTTTAGCAAGGATTTTGAAATGACATGTTGGACAATTCTTTTCTGCCTCAACAAATCTAAGTCGATTAACAATATCTTGTCCATCAATGATATGATTAGAAGAATATTCCACACTGACGCTATGATTCTTGTGTTTGGAACGGAAAACCCCTTCCTTCAGCACCATAGGTAATCGAATTTGTTCCTGCCCACTACCCCATCTGGGTTTGGCGGGAGAGACAGCATTTAATCTCCCCGAAATGAAAAGTTGCAAATGTTTACCACAGATAATACAATTAGGAATGTAATTTTCTAACTCTTCAAGAGTTTTAAAAATGTGTATCACGGATTCTCTCTAATAGTTTTCTAGGGTTTATTAGTTCTGAGGGTTGTGGAGTATCTAATACCCATGTGACATGATGTCGAGTGCCTGGTACATAGAGTTCCAGATGAAGCATGGTAGTTCCATTGCCTTTATCTTTTTTGAGAACTGGAACAATATTTCCAATAGGGTAGCCAGCTTTGATTTTTTGTCCTATATCAAGCTCATCTTCAATCATCAATTCGCAATACCCGATGACGCCACTAGCTCCTTCAACCATCACTGCAAAAGTGTTATTCCACCAAGGACTAGGCGGATTAGCACCGACTCCAGTAAAATACTCAAAACCAACGACAGTACCATCTTCAATAGCGACCACCTCTTGACCATTTCCGCAATAAATATCGATACCTGGATGATGGTAGAAGGAACGTCGAAAGGCAAAGTCTCCCACGTGTCCTTCGGGTGGAATGACGGGAGTTTTGTTTTTAAGTGGCCATATCATGGTAACATTCTCGTATATTATTAGATAGATAGGGAGATTGAATATGCCAGCTACATTAGTACCAACGACTAGAACTTCATATACCACAGCTCAATTGATTGCCGGTTACGTGGCAGGTTGGAAACAACAGTTTGGAGAGTTGCCAAGCAAGGAAGCCATCGGCGTCCTATATGCTCAAAACACTTTAGAAACTGGCGGCACCACCTCTATGTGGAATAACAATTTAGGCAATGTCAAGTTCGTTGCTAGTTCCAATCCAGACAATGATAATGGTAAATTGTATATGATGCTAGCTAATGTGTGGGAAATTGTTAATGGACAGAAGGTTATCTTCCAACCACCTAGTCCAGCTACTTGGTTTAGAGCTTTTGCAACCCTAGCCGATGGCGTTGCTTTCGAACTAGACTTCCTCAAGAATCACAGATATAGTAAAGCTTGGTCGGCAGTAGAGGCTGGTAATCCAGCAGCTTTCGCTCATTTACTTAAGCTAGCCGGTTACTATACCGCTCCTGAAGCTGATTACGTCAAGCTGATGAATTTCTATTTTGGCAAGTATATGAAGACCACGGCTTATGAAGATGCAGTGAATGCACTCAATCCACCAGCGCCTGAGCCAGATCCTATTCCAGAACCCGTTCCAGTGGCACCAGAACCGCCTCCAGCGCCTGTTCCTGATCCAGTTCCAGCTCCTGCACCAACTCCGCCTCCAGCAGCTCCTACGAGCCTTCTAACCAATATCTTAAATACTATCTTCAATCTATTCAAAAGAAAATAATTAGCTAACCCAGAAACAACAAGTCCGATCCAGGCACTTAGGTTTATCTACTTTAGTAACAAGAGGATCACGAACTTCTTCTGTGATGACAGAGTAATCAGCTTGATACCACCATTCTTTAGGCGGATATTCAGCCGATTCTCCTTCTACAAAAGGGATACTCGGATCAATAACCAGTACTTCTTCAATTAGGGCATGGGTAAAAGAGTACTCAAAGATGTCACCATGATTTTCTAGGATGCATTTTTCAGCGTCTTCGAATTTGGCATAGAGAGACCATAAACGGTCTTGTAGGATAATGCGCCTGGCATTTTCTGCGGTGTCTAGTTGTAGACAACCAACGGCATATACTTTATTCATTTATTTGGTGGAGATGTCGGGAGTCGAACCCGAGTCCTAGATACGTCACGGAAAAAACTCATTCACAAGCTTAGTCAATATTAGAGTCATTGACAACTCTGCTTGATACTCGCTCTTGCCGGCTATCTACTGTTTGTTTCAGGTTAACAACCGTAGCCATTGTTAACCCTATCTTTAGTGGTTTATATCCTTTTGATTACCAAAAATATCTCATCAAAGGACATCCATCAGGCTGCTAGAGCCAATGGAGCAAATGCGTTATCGTTTGCATTTATTCGTCTAACTGCGGATTTACGAGGAAGCAGTCTAAACACCCTCGGCTTGTATCATTTCCTCAATTATTTACCCAGTCGAAGCCGGGTCATCCCCATAAAAAATCCCAACATCGAGAATCGATATTAGGATTGGAGCTGAAGGTGAGAATCGAACTCACGTGATCTCGTTACGAAGGAGACATAATGCCACTATATGACATCAGCTTAATGAAGGTTACTTGTTTTTTGTTCATCCCACCACTCGCGCCACCCTCAAGCGTTGTAGTTGAATCTATGGTTATGTGGAGCCCTATATCGGAATCGAACCGATGACATCCTCGTTACTAGTGAGGTGTTCTACCACTGAACTAAATGGGCTTACTTGGAGCTGAAGTCGAGAGTTGAACTCGATTCTCATCTTTACCAAAGATGAATAATACCGATATACTACATCAGCGTGTTTTGGAGCTAGCGCCGGGAGTCGAACCCGGTTCATCGCGTTACAAGGGCGATATAATACCGTTATACTAAGCTAGCTTACTCAGTCTTATTATATCCACTTATTACCAGATGTCAAGCCTGAGCTAATTTTTAATTTTGCGGGCTAGAGGTCAGGTGCCAACCTTTACATGACTCACATTGATAAATTCTAAGGTCTTTATTGTCAGACAATAAGATTGCCGTTTCAGCATCTCTTTGAGTATTATAACGATTTTTATTCGGTTGGTCGAAGCATTTTTTCATAGTACTCGTCCATAGCCTTTTTAGCATCGTCTTGATGTTTAGCAAGCGCTGGTGCCAACAATTCTTTCAGATAAGCATGCAGTTCAACGGTATCTTGATATTCTACATCCGAAACTTCCGTACTGATCCGAACATGTCCCCTATCGGAAACATTAACTATAATGTTTTCCGGAAAAACAACCATATAACTTGTGGGACTTAGTACACCAGTTCCATAATATCTCTGTCCAGTAAATGGATCTTTTAACTGAGCTAGTTTGTTTTCTATCTCGATAGACTGTTCTTCAGTCAATTCGACTTGAGGATCTAGATGACACATTCCAGAATACATTGTTATTTCAGCATACGGCATTTTCATAGGTTTTCCTTTCGAAAAATATCTGCTCCATTCTTGAAAATATTAGACAAGAAGGACTGGTCTTGAGTAAAAATTGGCAACTCGCCATTAACAAGCCATTTATTCTTCATGGTTCCATCGCTAACTATCTTAGGAACCTTATAGCAAGCCGCGCCCTTTCTAAAATGAACGGGATAGCTATTGAAATCAATACTACACTCTTGTTTAAGCAACTCGATCTTTTCGTCTACACTCAAACCATTTAGCATTTCTTTAATGGTGTTTTTGTCATATTTTTTCAATAGCTCATAAAGTGTTGCACATTGGATAGAGGTGTGAAAATTAGATTGTTGTTTGTGTACCATTACATTAATGGCTTCTCCAATATTAGGCACTACAAAAACTTGAGAGGTAAAAACGGGTTCACCCTGCATACTCAAATCAATGGTACTGGCACAGTTATTGAAGTGTAGGGTAGCAATGGAGGAAGTAACAGAGCAAATTTTTTGCAGGTTGTTATTGTACCATGGTGCCGTCTCAATACTTTGATCATTACGAGCTACAACAACAATTTCATCGTTGTGCTGATAAGCAAAGAGGGCACCTTCAATCTCGTTGCACATTCTCAAAGTAGTGGATAGAATGCACTCAGCGAATTTAGGACAATACGGTTTGTCTAATAGCTCGGTAGCCCTAGCAAAGCTTCGCCCATTGATAGAAATTATCAGGGGAATTCGATTGAGCAGTTTATGGTCAGACGCCTCCTGATAGGAAGCGATCCTGTCTTTAAGTTTAAGATTAGACATATCGAATGAATATAACTTACGGAGTAGCTGGATTTTGCTGTTTAATCTGATTAATATAGTCTAAAAGTAAAGGTTTTAGATTACCTTGCAACTTAATGGATAATGGACTGGTTGGTTTGATTTGAGATAAATTACTATATTCTGGGCTATTAATAATTGAATCTCCCCAATTTCTAATGATATTGGCAGCTACTTTGGATGTAAATGGATTTCTACCATTAAAGAAAGTAATATAAACTTTCTTGGCTATTCCGCCTACATTTTTGACATCTGGAATCGCGCCACTTAAATCTAAATTGTTATCGATGATCTTCTGAAAATTATCTTTACCATTACTAGCATAATGTAAAGCTTCATGTAATTTCTGAACCAACCCCATCAATAAAGGAATTGTGGCGCTATTATAACCCGTTGCTAAATTGGCTGATAAAATACCTGGTAAAGCAGGCGGAGCTGGGACTGTAATAGGCGTGGTAGTGGGCTGCGCCGGTTGGGCAGGTGTTGCTTGGGCTAGTTTTTGCAACAATCTGAATCTAAGCTTGTTCATGGATAACTAAATGTCTAATATATAGTAGAGTCAAAATGATGACCCACATAGCAGCATAGGCAACATAACGACCTCCATCAGTCTCGATCATATCGCATAGCACGATGTTCCTCTTCTCGGCGGCTTTTGCGCCTTTCCTCTAATTCTTTAGTGTGTTTTTCTTCACACTCGACCATATCTAGGTAATCCTGTTCATCCATGGTCAGTTCTTCCATTTCATCCGTTTCCAGATTCCACACTGGGAACTGTATTTGCTTCTTGGGCTCGTTGCTCATGGGCAGCTCTTTTCTGTCGAAAATCAGCAATGGCTGACTTAATAGCATCCTCGGCGAGAACCGAGCAATGAATTTTGACTGGCGGTAAACATAGTTCCTCTACGAGCTGAGAGTTTTGAATAGCTTCAGCTTCTTCAATAGATTTTCCTTTAATCCATTCTGTAGCTAGAGAAGACGCAGCAATAGCAGAACCGCAGCCAAAGGTTTTGAATTTGGCATCGGTAATGAGCTGGGTCTCAGGGTCAACTTTGATTTGCAGACGCATGACGTCACCACAAGCCGGCGCACCGACCAAACCTGTTCCTACGTTAGGATCGTTTTTATCCAACGTACCTACGTTTCTAGGATTTTCTGCATGATCTATTACTTTATCGCTGTATGACATAATGATTACCTATGGATAGCAAAGTGAACATCTAACATTTCAGGGATTAATCCCTTCTTCTTTAAACTCCAATCCATAAACTTCTCAGGATAGAATTCGTTTCTGGCTTTAAAATATTCTGGCATATGAAAAAAGAAAGAGGAATACAAATCCATATCAGATGGTAAAGCAATAGCAAACTGATCGTTAAACCATCCAGGAGAACATTGAGATTTGGGTAGATAAATTACCTTATCTTTTTGAATGGTTGGAAGGCTCACTGCTTGGTGAAACATCAAATCAGGACGGCACCTAACAATCCAATCGTATTTAATACCGCTTTCCAGTTCGTATCTTTTTCTTAGCTCATTAGCCGCATATATCTTGTAAAACATGCTTGCCATGTGTCCCACATGTTTGGGTTCGTTACGCAAATGCGGTGCATATTCGTTTCCCTGATGGATTAACTCTTCCACAAAATTAGAGTCTTCTACTACCATTTTCTTAGGCTTAAGATGCTGTTCTATTTGAGTTAAATAATGAGAAGTAGTATCTTGTCTTTGATCAGTTTTATACCTGCAAGCATATCCCATTTTATCCCAGGTAGAAAGAAAGATATCACAGTCATAGTTTCTAAGCAAATAAAAATGAAGAGTGGGCAAAGTTTGCTCAAACTGTCTTAGATGTCCCGACAAACACACTGCAATTTTCATCTTATCATTCCTAAAGCTCTTTCCAAAAGCATGTTATCTTGTACCAAACCGTTGGCTCGCTTGATAACATACTTAAAATTCACCTTAGCTATTGGTAATCCTTGACTCTCAATATGATATAGTAGTAATTTTTCAGGATGAAAAGGGGCTCCTGCATGTAGGTGTCTTTCTAGGTTGGAATATATGGAGGAATATTTATCCATCACGGCAGAACCGCCGAAAGCAAATTGATCACAAGCTCCACCAAAATTACCATAAGAGGGTAAAAACAAATTATTAAAACTGGTTCGATCATCTATTGGGATAGGATGTTCTACGTATAAATCTCCTCTAAACCTAATAACACAATCATAAATAAAGTTGTTCTCCTGTTCATACTCTTTCTTCAAATCATTACAAACTTCTACTTTGTAATACATGGAAAGAATACCAGGTATATCTCGGTGGTCAATCAATCTCTGTTGCATAATTGGTTTAACCGCAAAAGTCTTAGTTTTCTCCACAATTATTTTTTTAGGATTATAAAGCTGATAAATCTTCGGTAACAACAGATTAGTTTCTGTTACATGTAAGTCGGCATCGGTGAAGCGATAGGACAATCCTAAAATATCCCAAGTATGAATGAAAACATCACAATCTAAAACATCTAAAATGTTTTCTTTAACACTGCGATAGTTCTCTTCAAACGTTCTAAGATGTCCAGAAATACAAAGAGCAGTTTTAACTTTTTTAGTTAGACCAACAGTTTTCACTGGGAGATTAGATAATGAGAGATTAGACAGTCTGGGGTCGGGGCTAGGCTTAACTGGAAGTTGAGTGTTTTGAATTGTATTCTGTACGGGCGCTGGCTCTTGCGGAGCATTACGGGGAACAAAGATAGCTACGTGCTGACTACTATCTTTAATAGCGAACCAAATTCTTCTTTTATTAACATCGCAGCGATCATTATTCTGCGCCTGCCAATCATATACATAAGGACCCGAATTGAATCTGACGTTATCGTTTCTTCTGAAAGTAAATCCACATTCTTTCAAGACTCTTTCAATAGCGGCTGCCGTAGGTCGGCTACTCACGCCGTTCACTGATAAATCGTAGATATTTTTGTTCTCTGTAACTTTGATGCATTTGTATGGATCATTAGAATCACAAACAGTAGTCTCTAAAATCAAATGAGATGCAGATGCACAAACGGCTCGAAGATGAGCTTCATAATCATTGAGATGGCAAATAAGGTCTAAATCCAATATCAAATCAAACTGTTTCCCATAAAACGGAAAAGTATGATCTAAGTCTGCCTTGACTGTTTTGATACCTGGAAATTTTTTACCCACTATTTTGAGATGATCTTGTCGAGCATCCACCGCCGTCACATCGGCACCCAATCGATACAGGGCGCCGCTAATGTCGGCATGACCGCATCCTAAATCCAACACTCTTTTTTGGAACATGAATTGATGACCGTAGTAATCAATAATGCCTTTGATTCTTTTTTGATTCCAATCTAAGTATTTACCATCAAACACGTTATCCCCTAACTACATAGTTTTTGAGAAAAAACTGTAAATCATCTGGCGTACCTAATCCCCACATAGCTTTACAATCTTGAGTTTTGATTTTCTTACTATCTTGCACATATTCGTTGTAGACCGGACAAACATAGAACTCGTTGTTGACACGAATGTTTTTTTCAATCATTTGTTCGGCGTATTTAACATACTCTCTACCACGATTGAAATAGTAAATACCAACCGTCGCAATATCACTAATAGGCTTCTTTTCAGCCACTTCTGTAACGAAACCCAACTCATCAACCTTAGCAAAACTCCATTTAGGATCGCTATCTCTAAAGGACAGGATACTGCCATCCAATTCATTA